AATCAGACAAGCACGTATGCAGACTGCTCCTACTTTCATGGACTTCTTCGTCATGGCCTGGCTCTTGTATATTTTTCTTAGTTGCCTGTACCTAAGGCATGTGGTGCTCAGGACTATCAGGAGAAGGAATTAATTGAGAAACAAAAATAAGAAAATTAAAAATACCATGGCGCTCCTTAGGGAGCGTAAAAGTGCATTCCTGAATTAATTTCTTGATTAGTATTAAATGATATTCTGGATTATTTCACTTATAACCGGAGTATCCGTGATTTTGTATTCGTATACTGAAGACAACGAAAACCCAGAAGACAACGAAGACGCCGTAGATACAGAGGTAGTATTACCCAGTTTAACCATAGATTCATTTGATGTACCACCAGATGTTGCCTCGATCGAAGACATTCTACTTGGTGACGGCACACTTATCAATATAACGGTGCTTCCGTGGGATGAAAATAACCTCACGGATACCGGTGGTCCGATTACATTTATAGCTACATTTCCCGTAGGAACTACACTTGTTGAACTAAAAACTAGTCCTACGCGTTCATATTTAACTAATGTATCACTAGTTCCTACTTCTAAACAAACAACGGCTCAATTAATTATGAATTATTTGTATCAGGGTGAAGGTGTCCCAACTGAAATTACAAGTATTAATTTACATTTAAATGGAAGTAACAATGTATCTGCAAGTCTAAAAATTTTGAGGACGTCTTAATACGTTTCCTAATTTATTTTCTATGTTATTAGTAAATGAGACGAGTGGTTAGAAATTCAAGATTTGGACTTACAGTTGATGAAGTAATGGAACAACTTGAACCCTTACTTGAAAGAATAAGAGTACCTGCACCAGATACAAATAGAGAAGATATGTTAGCCGCGTATGCATTAATTCGAGAATTACCTCAAGGATCTTTAGAATCCACACGTGCAGGACGCCGTCTTGATGAGGCTATGAGTAGTAGCACTCGCGCATGGCGCCAGTTAAATCAAGTTCCGCCTCCGCCTCGGCGAGATCCAGTAGCAGAAATGCTTGAACGTAATAGGACTGGAAGAGGTAATACTGTGTATGATACCGCTACTATATACGGACCACTTGTTGGAAATCCTATAACATTTAATAGAATGACATCTGGAACGCCACCATCATTCAGAATGCTTCAGTACCGGAGAAATCGAGTTCCAAGTGCAAGAGATCGAGAACTAACTGGAGATTTCATACCATCGCGCAGTGCTTCAACTTCTTCCACTGGTGCTTCTGGAGAATTTTACTTTAAAAATAAATAAAATATAAAGTAATATTAATAATGAATTTATATTTACTTTTAGCTATTGGAATATTTGCACTTTCATACTTTTTCCTGAGACCATTTATATTTGAGTCCACGGGATTAACTACTTACTATGAAAAAGAATCTCTATTTCTTTTACTAACGTTTACTATTATAATACCAATAATTCTTATAGCAACAGCGAGTTTTATTAGGGGAAGTGTCAGTTCAATTAGAAACTCTAATCCTAGACTTTCAAGGACAGTTGGCAGATTAGCTATGCTTAAGAGAATATTTGGAAAAGATAATTAAAATATTATAAATATATAAATGGAAAAATTTATATATTTATTTATTCCTATGATTTCTGTTAGTGGAATAGCTTATTTTTTTCCAGTAGGAGAAGAAAGTGGCCAAGATTTATGGTTTAGACCCCCTGCTTATGTTTTTGCTATTGTTTGGCCAATATTATTATCACTAATTGGGTATTCTTGGTATTTAAGACCTAATCTGTATTTATATTATGCCTTTTTAACATTTCTTCTTTCTACTTGGTCTATTTTATGGAAATATTCTAAACTTTATTCATTTATTAATATTATTAGCACATTACTTTTTACTATATATTTGATATTTATAAATTATCCTAAAACAATTGATTTTTATTTAATACCTCTTTCTTTATGGTTAACTTTTGCAAGTTTTCTTAATTTTTACAGTATTTAATTTCTTTACTTATAATAAATGTCAGGAGCAGCATTAGCGGCGTTATTACTTGGAGGCGGAACATTAGTTACTTTATTAATATTAAATAGTTGGGAAGACATTGTGAACAACCTTGACGTTGCACTGAGAACAGCTGCCGATAAGATAGAAGAAAATCCAAATAGGATAATAAATATTCTTCGCACAGGTGCAGCTAGATTACTCACAAACAATGGAATATACATGCCTTTCACTATTTCAAAAGAAGTTATAAAAGATATAATAGGTATATCAGTTGGTGATGGAGTCATACCCGCGGTGATGACCGCTGACGAATCAGACACGTCACAGCCGAATTCTAATCGCAAGTCCGTATCGATGTTCATTAGCACCTTGATGTCTTCACTTGCTGATAATCTTAGTTCAGGTGGAGTAGCATCTGTTGTGTCTGAATTAAGAAGTGCATCAGAACGTACAAAAGCTGCAGGTACCGATTTACAAATGTCTTCATATTGGCAAATGCCACCGGGCGAAAGGGTTGGTCTTGATCCAAATAGAGATATATATTTTTCGGATATTCTATATGATGTATTTATTTCTGTAACTCCATCTCTTAATACTACTTATTGGGATGATTTCCGAGCTGGTAAAACCATTATGCAAAAATTTAATGAAATGACTCTTACCGAAAAGGAAATACGTAGTAGGGTTCTTATACGGCGCAACACGCGATTTTCTCAAGTAAGTCTTTGTCAACAGCAATTGGGATCTTCAAATCCCGCCTTGATTTATCCAGCTTGTTCGGATCCAACTGGTGACGCACTTGATGATCAGGATGCATTAAATTCAATAGCCAATATTGAAGCTCAGAGTAGTCAAACCAGTCTAAGACAAACAACATCACTAAGACAAACAACATCACTAAGAACAAAACAATCATTATCGGATGCGGTAATGGCGCAAAAGAATCGAATTGAGAATTATCTTGAAAGTAGTAATTTATCAGATGATGATGAACCTTTGGTAAATCTTCTATTTAAGATGCTTTATGAACCTCCTATTACCCATTCTGAATTAGAACAAAATAATAAAATTCTTGATGAACTTGGAATTTAGTTATGTCTGTAAAATAAATAGTTTTTTTTGAGGAATTATTTTCCTAATTAAAGTTAAATGGATTTTTTTATTGAGAAATTCATGTTTTGCTTTGGAGTTAGAAAAATATCCCCTGTTATGAATAATAAATCTGAAGAAAATATCAGTCTAGAAAACTTAAATCTTGGACAGAGTGATCCAACTATAATTCCCGAAATTCCAGAAACTACTGAAATTCCAGAAACTACTAAAATTCCAGAAACTACTAAAATTCCAGAAACTACTGAAATTCCAGAAACTACTGAAATTCCAGAAACTACTAAAATTCCAGAAACTACTAAAATTCCAGAAACTACTGAAACTACTGAAATCATAAATAAATTTTCTGAAAATGAATTCTATTATGAAGAAGATTATAGTTCACTAGTACTTACCAATTCGGAAACTTATGAAAATTTTTCAACGATAATTTGTGGATTTTTTTACACAGTTTCATTTATTATTATGATTAATCTATTTGTTATTCAAAGACAATTTCTAATTAAAAATTATTTTAAATAACGTTTACCAAAACCTAATTGTTTACCAAAATTATTCTCCGAGCGCGCGGGAGCGCGCGTATTCACTAAATTTTCTGCATACATTTTTATAGTCTGAATCATCCGTGTTACCAATTCTTCTGCATCTATAGAATATCCATCTGGTCTTATTCTTGTTCGCAATTCCTGTGGGAGCATCGGCCTTGAACGTTCAGTTAAAAGACACGCTCTCCATATAAGATTGTCATAAGATTCCTCTGGTAAGGCCTGATTTCTTGTCATATTTGAAATAAATTCAATAAATGATTGTAGAATATATTTTGGAATAGTTCCCCGTGGGATTCTCTGTTCTTGTATTCTACCAGCACGATATAAATTATATAAATAAATTTTTAAAACCTCGTAATGATCAATATTTCTCCATAAAATACTGTATTCAATCAGTTGGTCTTCAAGATCGGGTGAAGGCCATTCCATCCTTTCGGGTGGTATTATAAAAGCAGTGTCATTATCTCCGTATTTTTTTTTAGTATAATTGCTAAAAATAGTTAAAATGTACCTCTGGTGATTTTTTTGCATTTCATCAGTAGGCGAGGTTTCAATTAGGTCTGCAATAAGTCTTTTAAATATTCGAGGTATTTCCTGTCTTTGACCCGCTGTTAGTTCAGTTCGCCGAGGTTTATAATTTATGTCTTTGAATAAACTTCCAAGTGCCTCTATTTTTGAATTAAAACATAATAATAATTTGGGAATAGCCTGTATTACAGCATCTTCCCCTGAACTTAGAAAAAAACGGCTATACGGAAAAATTGTAATAGGGGCGGAACCTTGCACAGTTACCATCTGCGTGATTGGTCTTCTAAATAAATCATTTGCTTGTATTGTAGAAGACAATAATAACAATTGTTTAAACATACCATGTAACCAATATAATTGTACGTTTCTAATTTGCCATTGTTCAGATGTATCTTGGGATGATCTTAAGGTATCGTCAAATCTCATTTTAATATTTTCCCATTTCCCAGCTATATCAAGTGAATTATTAATCGACAAGTGTTTATTCACTAGTATTAGATCTTCGAACCATTTTTCAGATGTATCTTGAATCTGAAAAAGCTCATCTTCTGTTAATTCAGGTATTATATTTTTACCAAATGCTAGTTTCATATTTAATATATTAAAATATTTTATTAATATTAAAAATGGCACCTTTCACTAATAAAGATAAAAAAGCTTTAAATAAGCTTTTAATAAGAACTCTAGGCGAAATGATGGACGGAACTCTAGATGCTGAGCTTCAGAATTTAACAACTAAGGAAGCGTGGACGACAATTAAGAAAATTTTTAATAATATGCGTAAACTTGAACCTTTTTATAGTTATCCTCCGGAAGAAATGATGCAGGGAGGTGATCAAGGTGCCCCCGAAGGGACATCACTTGAAGATAATAAAATTAATTACTCTTTAGCCCTTGGAGGATTATTTAGATCTGCACTATTTTTTGCTTCAAAGATTAGATTAAACCAGAGATTAATAGAAAACGCTGGAAACCGGGAAACAGGTGAAGGTGGTTGGTATTATAGAAATGTTCCAGTTACATTTGACGATTTTATTGGGAATTATGAAAAGCCGCTGTACGAATGGCCATATGCCGCGCCGGGGGAAAAAGTGTTTCGCTCCCCTGAAGATATTCGGAACAACTATTATTTATTAAGAGAAGTGTTTAAACAACTTAATAACACATGGAATAGGAACCAATACGTAAGAGCGGTTGAAATTATACTTGAAGCTGGGAATCTTAATACGATTGCAGTTCCATTTGAGAATTTTATTTTATGGATAATATCCAGTGGTATTATGAGTAATGAACAGTTTAATAACATAATTAGGACGTTTTTTGTGGAAAACGCGGCCCCAGGTGATCCAAGAGAATATGGTATTAGAGGATTACGGAATCTGTTTGGAACTAATCCCGTTGAACAAGAAACGAAAAATTGGCTTTCTTATATTGTTAATAATTGGACTCCGTTTGAATATATAATGTTTTCACAGGGATTTATATTTAATGAACTATATTTTATAGATCCAAGAAGCGCAGAAGCTGTATTGAATTATTTAGTAGATATAATCATGTTTAATCCTGAATCATTTAGAGGTAATGTTCTTGAACAACTAATCTTTTTAACAATTAGAAGTCCTTTTAATATAGCACCTAAGAAACCGGGTGGAAAATCTTTTATAAATATATTTACAACAGCTATGATCACCGTAGATACATATTTTTCAAGAGTTCTCCCTGAAACCGTTTTGATGCCGTCTAGATCGGCATCTGGTAGTTCACGGGTACCTTCACGCCGGTCTTCATCGAGTAGTTCTTCGTCAAGTAGTTCTTCTTCGAGTCGTCCTGGCTTTTTTGAGCCTACTACTCCAACGGACTCTGAGAGGACGGTTGCCAGACTCGAGCGTGCTTCTTCATCTGATGATATAATTAGAGCAGAAATAAGAAGGTTAATTGAACAAATACGAACCGCACCTTCACTTGATATTGCGGGGCGTGCATGGTCTCAAGCATCTGGATTAAATTTACAGCGTTCCGAAGAACGCCGACAGGAATATGGACCTTTAATATGGCAAACTTTTAGAAATACTTACTCCAGACTCCAAGAAGGACAAACTGAACCACCTAGAGGAGACTACGGTGACGTTGATTTCGGAAGAATGGGTTTATATAATTTATCAAGACGTAGACGGAGATAATTTATACCCGAATGACATGTACCTCTGGAGTAACTCTAAAGTAACGTCTGATGCATATAATTAGGATAGCGAAAATAGATCCAATGCCAGCTCCAATCCAAATTAAATTGTCAGACATATTTTGTTCTTTTGTAACAATAGAAACGAGAACAAAATTTGCCATCGTAAAATTCATCTCAAAGCATGCCATGGTCTCCCTAAGGAGAAAATTACTTTTTATTCTTTTACTCTTTTACTCTTTAATTAGTCCATGTCGACGGTGGCATCGGTAGATCACAAGGCTCAGGTGACGCCGTTATAATATCATGAACGTGATCTAGAAGCATTGCCCTACCAAGATGTCTGCATGGACAATCACACTCGTTTTTTGTATTCCACCAGTGTTCGATATTATTTTTACGGTAATATTTATGGGGTCCTAAAATACGCGGCTTATTCATTGTATGGCGAAGGCAACACTCGCATGCATTACACGAGTTCATCTTTTCTTGCCAAGAGGAACCAAGTACTATATGAAAATTGTAATGTTCGTCGAGTTCGTTGACATGAACGGCCGCCGTAATAGTGCTCGTGCTCGTGTTTGGCATTCTACGCGCATGGTATGCGTTCCCTAAGGAACGATTTAAAAGAACGATTTATAGTAGTTTACATATTGCTCGCATGTTTTCTCTGCAGCTTCTACCAGTGGCAATATGTCTGCATTTACAGAACACTTGTGCCTCCACAATTTGCTTTTTATCCCAATAAGCTAATAGTTTTCTCAAAAGTATCGCTATATCCGAACCACAACCTCCATCATTTACCCAAGTGGCATTCCCAGAAAATGAATCTGGGCGTCTAGATTGATGTCTCTCGCAGCAGCGGCATTCTTTAAGCTCATCAAAAAAATACCTTAGAGCATCTATTTTGAAAGCGGGCACTCTGCTTCTGCACAATGGACATGGCTTGACGTGAATTTTCTCGCTCTTAACTTTTTCTAAACATTCTTTATGGAATCGGTGGTCACACCCCGTTTTCACAACGTCATCAGACAATGGTCCCAAACAAATAGAACAATCTTCTTCACATGGACCACACTCAACTGGGACCTTGTCTCTTGAAGGAAGAATTTCTTTTTTGCATGATTTAGAGCAGCCCTTTGGAAGTTCATGTCCTAAAAGAGGAGGATTACGCGGACTTCTTCGAATTCGACCACAGCCTACTATTTCATCCTTTGGTAGATCTGGAAAATAGAATCGCCTTTTTAGAACCTTTGAAAACTTGCGAATCACGTCTTCCCTATCAAATTTAAATTTTTCAATGTCGCCTAATATCTCTTCCGATATATCCGACCATCTAATAATGTGCTCAGCTCGGGGCCACCACTCACGGTTCCAGTCAGTCATTCTTCAATGGGGCTTTGATCTCCCTAAGGAGATTCGTCATTCGCCATTTTAAAGGACATTCTCCATTTTTATTTATTGTATTAGTGAACACGCGGTTCTTACCTTCGACCTGCAACTTGTACCGTCGTCATCCCTACATGCACACAGTTTTTTCAGCGTGCGGCTGTCAGTAAAATCTAGTAACCTTCTTAAAACTATTGCTATCGCCGAGCCACATCCTCTTGGTTCTATCCAAGGAGCATCGGGCGAAAGGAAAGTCGGGCGATACGTCTGATGTCTCTCGCAGCAGCAGCAATCTTTAAACGCATCAAAATAAGCACGTGCTTCTTGCATCGTCCATGTACTGACTTTATTTCTACACAATGGACATGGCTTAAACTCGAAATTTTCAGGATTCTTAACCTTTTCTAAACATTCTCTATGGAACTGGTGGCCGCATGACGTCTTCACGACGTCGTCAGACAATGGATCGAAACAAATAGGACAATCGTTGTCACATGGGCTGCACTCGACAGGGATTTTTACAATTGGTAAAGATTTTTCTTTTTTACACTGAATGTCCGCATTCCAGCCCCCGTTTACATATGGACACATACATCCCACTATTTCATCCTTGGCCGCTTCGGGGAATCGGCTACGTTTTTCTAGAACCGTACAAAAAAGAAGCTGTATATCGCCATGGGAAACATCATGCTTCTCAATAAGATACTGAGCAAAATTTGTGCGCATAATATTTTTTGCTTTTACGAAAACGTGCCAGTCAAAGACGATTTCGTTATCTTCGGCGACCGACAGGACCCTTGGCACATCAGCTTCTTCGGTGCTCATTGTTTCTTGAGTGCTCATTGTTTCCTCGGTGCTCATTGTTTCTTCGGAAGTCGTTATTCTCAATTCCGTTTTGCGCTCCCGAAGGAGCGAATTATCTGAAATTTACCCGAAGTATCGTCTATAATTTGCTTCTCTACCGCCGCAACACTCGCCATCACATTCTGAATACTGCGAAGAATCTGAATACTGTGAAGAATCATCTGAATCTACTTCTTCGCAGTATTCCATGAACTCTATACCTCCAGCGCTGCGAAACTCTGGATCGTAAGTATGATAGCGGACCGCGACCCATAATTCTATGTGAACTAGAGCAAGTAACGCGGAACGTGCATGTAAGAAAATTTTGAGCTGGATATCTTCCGGAAGGTCGTAGAAATGATTTTTCATGTTCACAATTCCTTTTTGCGCTTCCGAAGAAGCGACTTAATTAATTATTTATTTTAATTTATTTTTAGGAATCATTTTTTTAAGCAATTATTCGTAATGCATGTAATTGCGGCGATAATCATCCTTGTCAATCTCAATCAAGTAATAACAAGACACGGAAAGGAATGACAAGACTGTGGGAACACTCAGTAACACGATGATGAGAGGATCCGCCATAACGATATTGAAGTTTTGCCACGCAAACAGTCCGACGAGCAATGGGATTGCGAATGCAAGAGCGATCATTCTTCAATTCTGTTTTGCGCTCCCGAAGGAGCGGCTTATTTATTTACCAAGGGCAACGCTCCACTGCTTTCGCTGTTGAGAAGTTCCACGCTGCGCGATACGGAACCTTACACTTACTAAGTCCACGACCACATGATTTTTCCCAATCTTTTATGTCTTTTTCCGCGGAAGCCAATGCTAAATTTATCTTATAAAGCTGTGGGTCACCTAATGGCAACGCTCTGCATCCCACTTCGGGATCTGATTGCCACTGATCATCCAGAATAGATAGCACTGCCCAACGAAGACGCATTGGAACTCCGAGCATTCTATAACCGAGAGAAAGCTGTTCATTTACAGCTCTGTAATTGATATCGCACTCCCTCCACTCTTGAAACTCTTCGTGCGTGTTGTAACCATATGCTTCTTCTCTTTTGTGCCATAAATCAACCCACTTACGAACAAGCCCATGAATGATTTCCTTAGAACGGCGTTTAGTCTCGCCGTTCACTACCTTCCAGATTTTGTCGTCGTTGGCAATGCAAAACCCCTTAGAAACCTGACATACCTTGCAGAGCGATACACCGTCGAGCTGCTGCAACGTCTCCCGAATCAATTCGATTGGTAGAGTTTCCATTTCACACGTCCTTTTTGCGTTCCCGAAGGAACGATTTATTTTACATAATTTCTTCCTACTTTCATCCACAAAAGTATACTAATTGTGAACCCCAGTAAAAACCCGCCTATATAATGATCTGGATGTTCTTTCATTAAGAAACCAGATATAAATGGACCTATGAAAAATGTTAAAACCGAGTAAAATACCATGATACCTATTGCCATCGGCGAACTTACGAGATCCATTTATAAACTGGATAATATTTTATTTTTAAATATTTATTTTTTAATTATTTATTTTTATTTTTTGAGATTTACATCCTGGGGAAATTGCTGCCGACCGCCCTGATAAATCTCGGGCTGCTGTAGATCACTTGCTTTTCACTTGCCTTTTGAAGTTTCTTGGACCGCCTTGAATCCATCAGGCGCGAAATCCTTTGATTCTCGCGACGGCGCTGACGTTCGTCTTGTTCGACCTGAAAGCGCCACTCGCGATGATCGTGCGCAAGCCCGTCGTAAAACAAGAGAACGTGGATGACATTCATCGGATCGAAGTTGGCGTCCATTCTTTCACACGTGTGCTATGCACTCCCGAAGGAGTGTTTGCACGTTTTAATTTACTCACACAGTTCCAATTGATTTTCACGTTGTCTAGTGTGTGAACAACACATTTCTTGACCTTTGAGTGGACGACTTTTACAGGGTCGAAAAAGTTTGCGTTTTTTATCATAGACTTCCATTGAACACACTGCCAAAATACGAACACGGTGCTTTGTTTCATGTTTTTTACCTATGTCTAGGAGCCCTAAAAGTTTTTCTAATTCATAAACTGGGGTGTCTGCAATTTGACAAAGTTCTAAAACAGTTTTGGAAGAGCTCATTGTTAAAACGGAGTGTCTTGATAATTACACCCAGTGTCAGCAGAATATTTCTAGGTATAAAATTTTTTTGCAAAAAATACATACTTTTTATTTAAAAAGAAACTGTTGTAATATAATTATTGTAATTATAAGAGAAATTTTTGATATTATAAGTCGTTTCGTACATATTTATAACTCGAATAAATTCCGTGGGTGGAATTTCATTAATACTATTATAACTTTGTAGTAGAATATTCATTACATCGCTGCGATAAATCCATGATACATATTGTTTAGTAGACATTATAGCATTATCTGAAAAGAATCTTCCAACACGAACTTTATATTCTCTTTTTTTATATTTTATATCATTCATCATTCCATTGATAATAAATGATAAATGTTTATTACAGTATCTGTATCTAATGGAATTAAGAGCATTTAACCACGCAGTTGTATCATCGATGTATAAAAAATTTACAGATTTCTGCCAATTTAAAAATTTAGTGATTATATAATTTGACCTAAAATAAATATTGAAATCTGTAAATTGAATCAATTGTAAATACACGCGATTTGTATGCCGAAACTTTTTAAAAGCCAATTTTTGTAAATTATCTTTTATAACATTCGCTGAGATAATTTCTAATTTTTCCCAAATAATTTTTACAATTTCAGATGGAAGAACATTTAATGCTTTTGCGATTAAGAAAAATTTAATATTCATCTTTCTAACAATCTAAAGATGAGTAAAAAATTTAATATTATTTATTTTTTACAATTTTAATAACATTTTCTACACACCGGAATGTAGATATCAGATGAACCAATTTCAATTAAAGTATCTGAATTGTTAAGTTTTTTAGTAAAACTTGCTGCTGTTCCGTCTTTACATTTCATACATAAAGCGTCCATTTTAATAATAGATTCACAGTGTGGGATCAAATTTAGTATTTCTCCAAAAGGTCTTTTTAAGTAATCTCCATTTAATCCACATACATGAATTTCTTTTCCTAATTCACACATTCTTAAACAAAATGAAACTAAATTTTCAAAAAATTGACCCTCATTTATACAGATAACATCGATATCATCTGGAATATCGCAATTATTTATATCATTAGAACATGGAATACATTCAAATGAAATTAAATCATGGGTAGTTAATACATTACTAGAAGAATACCGTGTATCTAAAAAGTAATTAATTATAATTACTTTTTTATTAATAAGTTTATTCATCTTAGCAACATTAATTAGAGCAGTTGTTTTGCCTGAAAACATACATCCTGTTATCAGATTTATAGACATTATAATATAATATATTTCATTTATTTATATGAAATTATATTATGATTGAAATTAACTAAACTTTTAATTTCATAAGGAATAATAATTTTACCCCTTGTATATTTAACTTTTACCCATGGAACTTTATTTTGACGTGACCTTTGTTCCTTAAGATTTCTTCCACGTGAATCATAAAGAGCGTCCCAGCTTGGATCCATTTAAATTAAAATAATATATTTTTTTAAATAGTATTTTTATTTTAATTAAAATGTTTTATTTTAATTAAATATGATGATGTATCTTGGTATTTCTATATTCGCTAACATTATTTTAGTCATTTACTTACTCTATATATATTTATATAAAGGTGAATTGCGTAAAAATGTAGAATATCTCGAGGTAGAACCAGAAACCCCTGGTCCTCCGGTAGATGACTGTCAAAAATGCTTAGATGAACACAAAGATATGATAGAACAAATAAATAAATTAAAAGAAGATATTACAAAGCTTGTATCTACAAACAGAAATTTAAATCAAACTGCTACAACTATTAGATTTGGAATGGATCGTTTAATGCAAGCAGCCACTCGATCAAATGTAACAATAAATTAATCGTCTATATTAGCATCAAACTTTCCACTAGATAAATTAACACTTCCATTTTCAGACGGTGTGATAATTTTTATATCGTTTGAATCTATATCAATTGGTATGAGCGAATCATCTATTTTTTTAGCTAAAGCATCACTTGATTCAATTAATTTAGTATATACATTATATGTTTTTTCTAAATAATCTTTTGCGGGTACAGGTCGATTATTTGTATCTAATTTTAGAGTTTTAAAAATATCTATTGAGAGAAGATAGTAGTCTCTTTGACTAATTAAATCTGCTTCAAGTCTTTTTTGAATACCTAAATATAATTCTATACTTCCAATTATACCACATGTAAGAGCAATTAAAGAAGTTGTAAGACTGATAGCTCCCTGTGTTGCATATGGTTGTAATCCAACTGATATAATACTGTTTCCTCCATTTAAAATTATTACAGGTAATCTATACCATTTTAGTCTATTTTGATTTTCAAAGTATCTTTTTTTATGTGCTTTACACAAAAGTAAACAATTAATACGAATATTATCAAGAATATTATCGATATCTTTACTCCACGTAGAAGTTTGCATTTATTATTTAAAAATATTTTTAAATATTATATAATAATAAATGGTACTTGGAACAATAATTGGAGTTATAATTGCAAATTTTATTACAATGGCGATATTAGTTAAGATGATTCTTCCACAGGAATTAATAGATGCTATTAAGCTTTATTTTCAAAGTGGTATAGATAAATTAATTAATAGTTCTGCATTTGATGATTATTTAATTTTAATGGATCCTGAAACGGAATTAGACTTTCCAGAAAATAACACGTAAAGCAGTGGTATAACTTTTACTTACACTGGACCGTAAATTAAATTAATACTTAAATTAATACTTAAATTAATACTTCATTTTATTAATAAAATATTTAATATTATTAATAATATGAACGGAATAAAATTAATTGTTTTTTCTATAATTTCGTCTGCAATAGCATTCGCAATATTAATTTATTATGTTTGGGATTATAGTAATAAATATATACCTAATGAAAGGCAATTTGAAGATATATTAGACAAAATAGAAACGATTTCACAGTTTCCACAATATGCAAAATTATATAATGCTGAAATTAAAGAAGTAATAGATCTAATTAATTTACTTCAGAACCCATTATCTCTATCTTATATAAACCAAATAGAAACCGGTATTGTACCAAAGATGAATTTCACGCCTTATTTAACTCCCCATGTCACTAAATTGCGCAATGACATATCAAAAGAGATACAAGATTTAATCAATCCCTTAAAAGCAGACATAACGAAAAAGGCAGCGGATAAAAAAATCGATATTTTAGATGATTTTTTGTGGATAAAATATGTTCCTGGTATAGATCATTATCCATTCTTTAAAGACATCATGCCTGAAATTCGACGATTGTCCCCTGGATAATTATCATAATTAAAATAAAATATTTCATTATTAAAAATGAATGGATTAAAAATAATTGTTTTTTCTATAGTCGGAACTGCTATAACGGTCGCATTATTATTTGTCTTTGGTTGGTATTTTGGAAATGAATATATAAGTAATGATAGAGAAGTTAAAGATGTATTACAACAAATAGATATAATTTCACAATTTCCAGAAATTCTAAAATCAAATGAAACTGAAATTAAAAATATATTAACTCTAATTGATGTCCTTGATAGACCAAAAACAACTGAATTTATATCTAAATTAAATACAGGTCTTGTAAGTACATTAGATGTACCAGCTTATCTAAATGATGCATTAGCTAAAGTAAAGGCTGGAATAAATGAAGAAATAACAGAAGTAACTGATAACTTAGATAGTGACATAAGAAACGAGATACGCGCTTCTCTCCAGCGAATACTTGCTGAGGTACGAAGTATTTTCCCTTGGTAATACACATTATTTTAAATGATATTTAAAATATTTTATTAATAAAAATGAATGGAATAATCTTAACCATTTTATTAACAATTTCAAATATAATAGCCGTTGTATTAATAGGCTTGTTTGCCTTTTATTATTATACTGACTATATAGAATCTAGAACTCACGAAATTGAAGAAATTCATGAAATAATTAAAAAACTTTCAAAATTGCCAAGATTGATTAGTACAAACAAAAATAATGTTGAAGGAATTATTGAAACATTTAATAAACTTTTTGTTCCTCCAATGCCCCAAGCAACGCTTAATGCATGGGCGGCAACAATTAAAACGGAAGCAGCGGCATTATTCGCTACAGCTCAACAATCCGCAGAGGCTGTTATCGCAGAAGAAGTTAAACGTGCAAAAAATGTACTTCACAATGGTGATTTATGGAAATGGATATCACAGTTGATGATCGAAGGTGTTGTAGCACTTATAAGAGAAATAGGGAAATGGGCAAAATCCGTAGAAACTGGGTTTCACCAATGGACAAGAGACGTTAATCGAGGGTGGAACGAATTCGCAAATAACTGGAATAATTTTTTTAATAGATAATTTTTTAATAGATAATTATTATTCTAAAAAAAATATTTTATTATTTTAAATGCCGACTAACGAAGAATTAATAAAACAATTGGATGATTTAAAAAAAGAAGTGGAAGTAATCAATGATTCTATTCCAAATCTTAAATTAAATATCAAACAATTACATGATGATTTTGTATTTATTTCAAGTTTATTAAATAAATAAAATATTTATTATGTTTTAAGATATTAAACAATGGCATCATATTCTGAATGTAATTCATTTGCAGAAATTAAAGATAAAAATATATGCTACGCGAAAATAGATCTTTATAATCATCTTAATAATAATCCATCACTTGAAAAATTTTTAAAAGACGGGGCGTATTTGCCACCGACTGGAATCACTGATCTTGATACAGTAATTGAAAATGAATCTAGTACTACATTTCAATGCACCTCTACTGCATTGGACACTGCAATATCTCAAGTTACAGCTGTTGTTAACAAAAGTAGTCTCTTCAACGCTACCGGGGAGGTAGTTTCAGATCCTTATGCGGCCGCTCTCGCACTGGGCGCGCGGGTGCCGGCGGCCGACTACACTGATTCTACTAAGAACGAGTACAGTTTTTATCTCGTAGAACGTGCAATCCAGGACGCCCTTCCTGATACCCACTTCATCGCCGTAGTCAGAGCCTCAGCAGGCATCCCGGAGACCTCTGTCCCCGTCATCGCCGCAAACGGCACGGTCACCTTCACCTCCACCTCCGTCACCCGCGAACGCATCGCGGATGGCTTTATTTCTGCCCGTCAGAATGCCGCCATTGCGAATGCACGTATCGCCATTGCCCAAAAAGATGCCTTAATTGCAAATATATATTCCCAATGGCTCGTTATTCAAAAACGCCGTCCCAACACTGATTTTATTGAATTCACCGCCCCTGGTGTCTCCACAATTACCCAGGCCATTACCAACGCCCTCACTGCCTCGAACATCTCCGCCGCCACCCTCTCCGTCGCCACAACAAATGCACTCGGTGCTGCCAGACGCGCCGCGGCTATCACGGCTGCAGCTAATGAAGTTTGTTTACCAACTGTGGAGTCTACAATTAGTGTTCCAAAACGGATGCATATTCCTACTAATACCATTACAAGACTTAACCTACCAAGAAATAACTATACAACCCAAGGGAAAATAATTAGTTTTGAGATTGTAAAAGAGTATTCTGATGCCGAATCGGATAAAATTTTCAGAGCTATTCAAAGGTCTGAATGTAATTCAAATAGTTGTAGAGCAGGCAAAGGATCAGACATAGTATTCGATAAACACGGTAATATTATGTTAAAATGGATGGCACCATCTGGGCTATTTGAGACTGAGATTATTAAAAATAATAATCTCAGTGAAGACTTGAAGAATGAAATTGATTCCAAAGACTTTAGTACTTCTCTAGATAATGAAACTGATGCAAAAGAATATATAGATGAGGGTATATGGGACGTTTCTAGTAAATATTTTATGAATCACGCTGGAACATATATTATATATACACCTTTTAAAAAATCGCTTATTAAGAACCATCGAGATGGTTTTGGTACTGGCGCGACGGCGACGAAAAGTGCAGCCCAACGTGGTACCGATGCCGCCAACCGCATCAATGGTCCCGCACCCACCGGTATCCCTCTCGCCCAATATATAACCGATAATAAAAATCCATCAAATTTTACTCTTTCTATGGCAAAAGCTTATGCTAAATATCGAGCTGAAACTGCCCCGCCATCTGGTCTTAAATATTATTTACTATATAATCCTATTCATAGTCTTGAATTTCAAATAGTTTATAGACTTTTAACAGAAATTAATAATCCAAACGTGGGTTCAAGTACAACTTCAGGTACTACTACAACCACGGTCACAACTACGGGTACAGGGCCTACTATTACAGATCGAACAGTGTTCGCTGACAAAGACCGCGGTTACATGGAGTCTGCAATATCGGACATAACAAAACTACCGCTTGATAGTTCTACGTTGACAACTCGGTATACTATGAATATACCATCTTACATAAATATTATTTCTAGATATTGCAATGCCTTTAAAATTAAAGGACATCCTCTTCCTAATAGAAAAGACAGTGAAATCTTTTTAGATCCAGTTTGTTCAGTAGCAATGAACCCACAAATGGCAGAACTTTCTTTTATTTTAGGACAAAATTATACACAGGAATGTTTAAGCTATGATTATTGGGCACTCGAAAGTGCCCCGTCGGATCCGCCTGTGTCTGAAGATGCTGCGAAAACACGTTCATTAAAAGGTCAAGCAGATCTCAAGGCTATTAGCCCAGGGTGGGCACAATCAACAATTACAAATTCTACTCCAAGATGGGCATGTAAAACCCATGTTACTAACCCAGGTGATACTGCACTATCTTGGTTAGAAAAAGTATCTAAAAATTTTACTGAAGGTTCTACATCATTTATTAATGTTTTAGCTAGATCATATGCACAAAAAGATGGAAGTGTCTTTTTAACACCTGGCAATACATCCGCAATAAATTATATTCCTAGTAGACTTATTATAGAGCCTCCTAAGTGCAATAATTTACAGGGTCAAGATCTTGTAATATGTAATTCAAAAATAGAATTTAACGGAGACGCGGAGGTATCTAATAGCGAACTTAATTTTGTAAATGCTTGTAATGGACACGGGACCGACACACCAGCAGCTGGCGGTCATCCAAAAATATTTGCGTTTGCTGTATCACTTCCAGAAGACGAACAATTAACAAATAGTGTTGCCGCTACGTTACTTCCAATTTTTGAAGGAGGGCGTGCTACAATAGAGGCTAATCCACCACTTACAAATGAACGAGATGTGGCAGCTATTTCAAATAGTATTATATCAGGAAATATAATAAAGATAAGAACAATATCCCAAAGAACCACATTTGTTCTTAGAGTTACTGGAGACCGTGAAGGAACTCCAAATAATGAAACATCTGAACAACTTATAGTTCCTCAAATAAATAATACTCTTCCACCAGAACCAACCAATCCATTGGGCGTTTCAGATGCAATTTTCTGGCCGGTCGTTATAGTTATAATTATAATAATTCTCGCAATTGTTTTTTTAATTGTTTAATTTTTTTTTATTTGTATATTATTAAATGGCAAGCCCAGCGGATCCTTTTTATTTAACTGATTTATTTTTAGGAGATCATACAAACCCAGCTCGTGCTACAGATAGAATAAGACCAGTTGCAGTTAGAAGTGGTAATCAAATTGCTAGCGATAATTTAGATTATGCTAATGATCCCAATGGTGATCCAGGAGATTCTGCATGCACGATGCCATCGACCAATGCCCAAATGACAACTGCGCAAATAAGCGATAATTGGGAAAAACTGGCGAAAACTTTAGGTTTAAACGAACAATGTACTCAGACAGCAAGGGAAGTACTTTATAATGCAACTCCAACAAATAACGGATGGTTAGCCGCTCTTTCTGGTAATACCATAGATAAAACATATTTAGATAATCAAATGAGTGCCAAAGGTTGTGGTTCGTTTTCCACTAATTTAAACAGTGTTTATAATCAAATGTCATCCTTAAAATGTCAATATACTAAAATGATTGCCACAAACTCAACAGATGTTAAAAACAATGCAAATGTAACAGTTAGAATCGTTCAACCTTCTGCGGAAGCAGCGGCAGAGATCAGGGAAATTCTTAGAGATTACGATGATCATATTCGAAGCTATGATTTAAATAGACCTACTCCAGCGGAATTTATTGGAATGAGTTTAGAAATGGTTAATGTTTTTTTATCAACGCATGAAAGAGGTCGCGCTGAATTAATAAGGTCTAAAAATGCTTTTCAAACTGAAAATCCTATTATTGCATCTATTAGTAACTCTACTATAAATGCTGTTTCTAAGGCAACAACAACTACTTCTACTATCGCCGAATTTAACTCAAATAGTACGGCGAGTGTAAAAACTGCTATAAAAAATGCAGCGACAGCTACAGCGGTTTCCCATATAGAACAATCGCTAGGACTTGGTGCATTACCTCCTAATGCTAGAAATTTTGTTCAAAGCCAGGTTAATGATATAACAGAGCAGCGAACAAATCAGATTTTAAATCAGATAACTCAAAATACAGTTAGAGACCGAGCGGGGGCAGGAACAGTAATTGAGATAACTGGTCGCGTGAGTGGATCCACAATTATTGCGATGGCAGATTCAACTGTTGATGCCAAGGTTCATTCATCAATGAAATCTGCTATAAGTATAGGAGAAGAAATAGCTAGTAATATAGTAACGGCATTAGATTCAGAACATTCGTTGCTTACACAGTCTGACGGAGTAGGTGATTCAATACAGGCTGTGTTGAATGCAGCATCTGAACGAGCAAAATATAGAAAGGAAGAAAATCAATCATTTTGGGGAGGTTTTTTTACAACTACATCTGTTATAATAATTGTTTTTATTATTGTAGGTGGTTACTTCGGTTATAAATATTTACAAGGTAGAACCGGTGGAGGAATGAGATATGGTAGACGTTAATAATATACCTAGCTGAATACCTTAATAAATAATATTATATAAAGATTTTGATTATATTATATTATAATATGAAAGTTATCACTCGTAAAGGAAATTTAGAAGATGTTAGATTTGATACGATCACTGATAAAATTAAATATTTGTCAAGTGAAGATAAAAAATGGGGAAAAAAGCTTGACGTAGATCCAGTTTTTGTGTCACAAAATGTATGTAGTCTTATTTATAATGGAATAACTACTTCAGAATTGGATGATTTTTGTGCAAGTTTTTCTGCCACAATGTTTAAACGAAATCCAGATTATCTTACTTTAGCTGGTAGAATTTCTATTAATAATCACCATAAAAATACGAATGTTTCATTTTTTGAAACCATGTCTAAATTAAATGAAGTTAATGTAGTATCCAATGTATTTTTTAATAATGTTAATGTCAACAAAGAAGAAATTGAATCCATTATTGATTACGACAGAGATTACAATTTAACTTTTTTTGGATTTAAAACACTTTATAACGGTTATCTTCTAAAAGTCAATAATGTTGTAGTTGAAAGACCACAACATCTTTTTATGAGAGTTGCCGTGGCTATTCATAATACAGATATCTATATGATCAAGAAAGTTTATAATTCTCTATCAAATAAATTTTATACCCATGCCACTCCTACACTTTTCAATGCAGGAACTAATTCTGAACAATTGAGTTCATGCTTTTTACTTGGAACTGAAGATTCTGTTGCAGGCCTTTATAAGACAGTTAGTGATATGGCACTAATTTCTAAAGTATCAGGTGGAATAGGTGCACATATTACAAATGTTCGTGCAAAAGATTCTTTTATTAATAAAACTGGAGGAAAAAGTAATGGTATTATGCCTCTTCTTAGACTTTTTAATAGCACATCTAGGCATATCAATCAAGGCGGTAAAAGAAACGGATCATTTGCAATTTATATAGAACCATGGCATGCAGACATTTTCGATTTCCTAGATGCAAAGAAAAATAATGGAGCTGAAGAAATGCGAGCTAGAGATCTTTTTTATGGACTATGGATACCAGATCTATTTATGAAACGCGTTGAAAATGACGAAATGTGGTCATTGATGTGTCCTAATGATTGTAAAGATTTATGTGATACTTATGGATCCGAATTTGAAGAATTGTACACTAATTATGAAAAAAGTGGAACTTTTAGAAAACAAATAAGAGCATTTGAACTATGGGAAAAAATAATCAATTCTCAAATTGAAACTGGATCTCCTTATATAATGTACAAAGATTCAGTTAATAACAAATCAAACCAAAAACACTATGGAATTATTAAGAGCAGTAACTTGTGCACGGAAATTGTTCAATACTCAGATTCAAAAGAAACTGCAGTTTGTAATTTAGCAAGTTTGTGTCTACCAAGTTACATAGTTAATGGAGTTTTTGATTTTGACTTGCTCGGTGAGAAAACTCAAGAACTGGTTATAAATTTAAATAATATAATTGACATCAATTCTTATCCAACCATAGAATCTAGAATGTCTAACATGATGCATAGGCCAATTGGAATTGGAGTTCAGGGGCTCGCAGATATTTTCATGATCCTAAAATTTCCATACGATTCTGAAGAGGCGAGATCACTGAATAAGAGTATCTTCGAGTGCATTTATTATAACGCACTTAAAATGTCATGTGAAATTTCTAAAAATACGGAACCATATAGTACTTTTTTAGGATCTCCATCAAGCTTTGGAATTCTACAGTTTGATATGTGGAATAAAATTCCAACAAAATATTCGGTAGAATTTTGGAATGAATTGAAAAAAGAAATAATTACATATGGGCTTAGAAATAGTCTATTAGTCGCTCCTATGCCAACTGCATCAACTGCGCAGATAATGGGAAATAACGAATCGTTTGAACCTTATACTTCTAATATATACACGCGTTCTGTTTTGTCTGGAAATTTTATCATTGTTAATAATCATCTTATAAATGAACTTAGAGAGCGCAATTTATTCACTCCAGAACTAATTGAAAAAATTATGTTAGAAAAAGGATCTGTACAAAATCTAAATCTTCCATTGGATATTAAAAATATTTATAAAACTGCATGGGAATTACCTCAAAAATGTATTCTTAATATGGCGATTGACCGAGGACCTTTTATTGATCAGAGTCAGAGTCTAAATTTATTTGTAAATCCTCCTCAACCAAGAATAATTCATTCTATTCATATGTATGGTTGGAAAAATGGTCTTAAAACTGGATCCTATTACATTAGAACAAAATCTATTCTAGAAAATCAAAATTTTTCAACTGAAGTTTCTAAAGAAAAATCTTCTAAAGAAGAAACTAAAGAATGTCTTATGTGTAGTGCTTAAAAATAAAAAATAAACCTATACAGATAACAATAACTAAAATTATTTTATCAAGGGAAAAAATATTTTCAAAAAAAGTACCTCTAAACGATGTTGTAGAACTTCTCTGAGAAAATTTTTTTTTAAAATCATCGAAACTTGGAGATTCTTTATCTAGTTTTTTATTAACTGAGTCATGAAAATTATAACCCCAAAGAATTAGATTATCTCGAGATTTTAAACCTTCTTCTAAATTTGAAGTAGTAATTATTTGCATTGCACTATGTGAACATTTTTCGCATGGTAAAACTTTCATAAATGAAGTATAAAAATCCCTGTATGAAGAAATGTGTTCAGAAGTTGGATTTTCTGGATAACCAAATGTAGACAAATGAAAAGTTTCCCAAAAATAAGGTCCCCATAATTCAGGGGATATATTAGCTTTATTTAGAGTCATTTTAAAATTAATAAATATTTTATTTACTTAAAAAGTTTTATTATTTAAGTAAATGAGATATGGAATATACACTTAATGACAAATGGATTTTATACTTACAATATAAAGACCTAGGAAAGAATTACAATGAAAATTTACAAAAATTAATTGAAATAGATAATATTAAAACTTTTTGGCAAACATTTAATAATATTCCAAAAATCTATCAAATTTTTTCAGATGGAGTAAATATTAAAAAAATGAAAATGAATATGTCTACTCCATGTGCTTATGCATTTTTTAAAAATGATATCAAACCATTTTGGGAAGATCCCATGAATGTAAATGGTTTTGAATTTTCAGTTAAGAATAACTTTAATTTAGTTTTATTTCAAGAACAGTGGATGGATAGTATTGTTAAAATTATTTCTAATGATAATGATTTACTAAGTCATATAAATGGTATTAGGATTGTAGATTGTACAAAGTTTAATAGTGTATTATATAGAATGGAATTTTGGGTAGACGACGTTAAAAATAAAGGTAAAATTGAATCTCTATTGAGAAACGAATTTAATCTTAAGTCTTATAGTTTTTTATACAGAGAACATTCTGGACTTAAAGAATAATTAATTTTTAAATATAATATTTCATTATTTATAAAATGGATGAAATGGAATTTGGCCCACATGATAAAATGTACTTTGGTAAAAGAGGAAGTAAACTTGCTTCGAAGGCTATGAAATTAAGTTGGAAGAAAGGGATTTCTTTAAAACAGGCTTGGAAGATTGTAAAAGGAAAGAAATCAGGGGGCGGTGGTAAGGGAAGAAAAAATAAACTTGCCTCAAAGGCTATGAAATTAAGTTGGAAGAAAGGGATTTCTTTAAAACAGGCTTGGAAAAGTGTAAAAAAAAATAAAAGATCGCGTTTTGGAGAATACGAAGACGAAGACGAAGATTATGAAGACCCAGAATATGAGATGGAATTTGGTGCTAGGCGGAAAAAAAATAAACTTGCTGCAGAGGCTATGAAATTAAGTTGGAAGAAAGGAATTTCTTTAAAACAGGCTTGGAAGATTGTAAAGAAAAAGAAAAGGTCGCGGTTTGGAGTTCTTAGTGATTATGATATGAATTATACAAAATCCGGTGTTCCAAGAGCACCGTGTGATCCAGCAACACAGTATCGTAATCCAGATACTGGAAAATGTATTAAAAGAGGAAGTAAAACAGACTTTGAACTTCGTGCTCGAGGCATATATCCACCTGGAGAAGAACCCCCTGACATTGGCCTCGAATCTATTATGATAAGACGTAATTCCTCAACTGGATCAAGAGGATATGACGCGCCGATGCTTACACCCCTAATGATTCCTACTAGGTCATCTGGACAAATTCCTAAAGCACCGGGAAGAAACTACGAATGGTATCCAGGGTGGCAACAGTGGCGTAAAAAATGTAAACCCGGTTATGAAAGAAATTATGAAACTAGAAGATGTAGAAAAAGTACCGGAGATGATATGCCGAGTATGAGCCGTGTTCCGAGTATGAGCCGTATGCCAAGTCTTAGCCGTATGCCGAGCATGAGCCGTAGTTTATCAGGGTTAAGTTCTTCCTCTAGAAGTAGTGTATACGATGATATGATGTATACAAAAACTGGAGAACTTAGAAAACCCTGTAATCCAGATACAGAGTATCGCAATCCAGTGACTAAAAGATGTGTTAAAATTGGAGGCGCAACCGATATGCAAATGCGCCGCGATACAGGTGGGCCATCGAATTTAAGTGGTTTAACAGATTTAAGTAGTTTGTCCTCAGGTAGCGCATATGACGACATGACTTATACAAAAACTGGAGAACTTAGAAAACCCTGTAATCCAGATACAGAGTATCGCAATCCAGTGACTAAAAGATGTGTTAAAATTGGAGGTCCAACCGATATGCAAAAACGCTTGTTCAGTGAACCACTAAGTGTAAGTCGTAGTGGATCAGGATTAAGTGCTTTAAGTAGTTCGTCGGCCGCTTCTAGTAGTTATGAACCACCGAATATACCTGGATCTAGAGAACCTCTCCTTGGATATATGAGATTTAATAATCCCTTTTCATTTGGAAAAAAGAGCAAAAGAAGAACATGCTTTGGTTCATGTGAATCATGTAGAGTTAAATAATAAATCGGTTTAAAAAATTATATTATATTAATATATAATGGAGCCAATTCTTACGGAAGAACAAAATAGATATGTTTTGCAACCTATTATATGGAAAGAAGTTTGGGATGCATATAAAAAACATCAACAAGTATTTTGGACTGCAGAAGAAATTGATTTTCCAGCGGATATATCAGATTGGAACAAACTTAAACCAGAGGAGAAACATTTTATATCAAATGTGTTGTCTTTTTTTGCAGGATCTGACGGAATAATTTTTGAAAATATTTCTATCAATTTCATTGATGAAATTAAAATTCCAGAAATTCGTGCTTATTATGGCTGGCAAGCTGCAATGGAAACTATTCATTCCGAAACTTATGCATTAATGGTTGATACTTATATTTCAAACCAAGAAGAGAAAATTAAAATTTTAAACGGTATTAAAGAACTTCCAGGTGTTATGAAAAAGGCTGAGTGGTCGTTGAAATGGTTAAATAAGGATTTTTCATTTCAAAAAAGACTTGTTGCATTCACGATTATTGAAGGTATATTTTTTGCAGGTTCTTTTTGTGCAATCTTCTGGTTAAAATATGTAAAAGGTTTAATGACTAAAGCGCTTGGTAAGAGTAATGAATTAATTGCACGAGATGAATCTCTTCATGTAGATTTCGGTGTATTACTTTATTCTTATATACAAGATAGACTTTCTGAAGATGAAATGTTTGATATGATAAGATCTGCTGTTGAAATAGAAAAAGAATTTATTTGTGATTCTATTCCATGCAATCTGATAGGCATTAATTCAGAGTCTATGAAAGAATATATTCAATTTCAAGCTGATAGACTTCTTCAAAAATTTGGTTATAATAAAATATATAATTCAGTGTGCCCTTTTAGTTTTATGGATACTATGTCTCTAGAAGGTAAGAGTAATTTCTTTGAACAGAGAGTCACTGATTATAATAGGCCAGAACAGTTAAAAGATAAAAAATTAGAATATGTAGATGATTTTTAATTGCATTTTTTAAAACTGTTTAAGAAGTATAAATATAAAAGTATAAAATGATTTCAATCGAAGAATACCGTAATCGCCAAACATCCGATGAAGAAGAATGGAATATTAATTTCAATCCAAAAAGATGCTCAATAGAAGCTCTTAATAGAATTGAAATTAAAAAAAGAGGTAATGGACCTGATAAAAAAGATTATGAAACAGAGTTTCATTATAGTAAACCAGGGCCTTATTACGATCCTAAATTTTTGCACATTCACAATTGGAAAAGTTATAATAAAATTCTAAATTTTACATGTGAACAAAGTTGTAATATACCACATATAGAATTTACAAATTCAAAAAAAGGAATATTTTGTTCTATCTGTCATTGCAAAAATAGAAATCAAAGTTATAAATGGATTAAACCGTTATATGACGAAAATAAAGAAGAACAGGAAATATTCGTAAATAGACATGGATATACATCAGATGATTTTATTAGAAGTCCAACTATTTTTCCTAACTCAGAAATTGAAAAAGAGCCATCAAAATGGCTAGCTAATTGGGAAAAATTAATTATTAAAATTAGGTATTCTTTATTAAATAAATTTATCTTATATCCCGTTTCAGATCAAAAATCTCTTTATGTAAATGTAAAAGATCTAACTAGCTATCAAATGTTGGTTCTTAAAGAACCAAATTATAAAGACTCGTGTATTTTTATCAAAAGTCATTTAAGTAAATTTAAAACAGATTATGCATTCATCAAATAAATTCGTTTAATTTTGTTTTATTATAAGTTTTTAGTTTATAAATGAACGACACTGAGAGAATAACTCTTTTAGAAAAAGAATTAAAAAGTATTAAATCTAAACTAAATAAAGATAAAAAAAAAGACCCAGATTATAAAAAAAAAGAACCCTCTGAGTATAATAAATTTATAAAAGATTTTTGTGCAAAAGAAAAATTAAACTTAAAAGAAGGAGAAGAATATGACCATAAAAAAACATTCACCAAAGCTGCTCTTGAATGGAAATTATTAAAAAATAAAACAAATTAATAATATTTATATAACATAAATGTATTCATATGATCCTGACGATGTATTAAAAGTAATTGTTTTTGAAAAAACAGTAGTGTTTAATACTACCTTAGATTCCATTACTTTAGACTCTATTAACAATTATCTGATTTATATCAGTAATTCTCTAGACATTATTTATTTAAATATCATTTTATTTTTATTCTTAGTATCGTGTATATTGTGTACAAAAAAAAAGAACAAAGATTATATTTTTCTAGAACCTAAAATTACCCATGGTACTATTACCCACGGTACGATTGCCAAAGGCACTGTTATTCCGAGTACGATCAAATTGTAGATTTCTTAATATAATGTTATAATATAACATAAAATTTTTATCATGGTCATCATCTCTCCATCTTACATGATTTAACGCTGTATGAGTTAGTTCATGTGCGATTAGAGGTTTAAGTGAATCAATTGTTTTAAGTCTTCCATTATAATTTCTTAACTCTAAGAATATATGTCTATAACCAGCTCTTAAATTTTTATCTGGTCCAATTTCATCTTGATTTGTCGGTCTTACATTTCTTGGTTTGTTTAAACCTTCAAATTTATATATAAGTTGATCTTTTTTTAACTGCATTTCTTGCAAAATAAATGGAGTAGTTATTAATAATTCTATTTCTGGAGTAATCATTTCATTAACTTTTATAGACTCAAAACATCGAAGTATTAAATTTTTTATACGTCTTAATAATAATGATGCTTTATATGCATCACGGACTTTTAATACTTTAAATCCATTAATGTTTACGTAATTAATATTTTCATCGAAATCCCAAAGATGATTCATATTTATTAATTAGCTGATAAAATAATATCAATACTTTTATCTTTTCTTTTAATAGTTTTAATAATCGGCTTCTTAACTGGTCTTTTAATTGGCATTTTGACAACTGGCTTCCTAATTGGTCGTTTAGGAATACTTTTTGTAGGAATACTTTTAGTCGGAATACTTTTAGTCGGAATACTTTTAGTCGGAATACTTTTAGTCGGAATACTTTTAGTCGGAATACTTTTAGTCGGAATACTTTTTGGATTATAAGTTATAACTCTTCCTATAGAATTAGACCCCGGCCTTGGCTTCGCTTTCTTTTTCGGTTTACATTTTAGTTTACATTTACTCTTAGGTTTACAATTATTCTTAATGAATGCATTCATAGAAATAATTCTAGCATTCTTTGGTATTAATCCTTTTTTTGTAGGAATTTTATCAATGACAAATGGTATTTCTTTAACTCTTTTATCAGAATTAAGAATTTTTGCGTAATGATTATCAACTATTATAATATTAGTTTTTATATCTGCCTTTTTAAACAACTTTAACAGCGTACTTAAACTTTTACTACAGTTTTTAAGTAAATATATAGTGTACATTTAATAATAAGAATTATTTTAAGTTTAAATTTATTTGTAATATAATAATGCTTGAAGAGAAAGAAGAGCCAGATAGAACATTAGTAGGTGATCCAATAGTACCGACATTTACGGATGCTTTAGACGTAGTACTTCCTTCTTCTGAAATTGAAATTTTTGAAAGATATAGAGATTTTTTATCAAATGCCATAGCTTCTAATAGTATAACACAACAAGAATTTGATTATGAAATGCTTAAAACAAATTATTACATTGATATTAAAACAAAAACTTTTGTACTTGACGATAAACAAAAGGAAGATATGGATCAATTAATAATTCTTAAAAAGAAAAATTTTTCAGATTACGAAAATGGTACAGTAACTAAAGAAAAATTTGAAGAAACATATTCAAAAATATTGAGGATAGAATATTCCATCCTTAAAACTGCAGTTGAAGAAGAAAAATCTGGTATGAAAATTGAAGATTTAATTGATAAAGATTATAGAGTTACTTTACAAAAGTTAGAAAAAGCAGAAGAGTCTCAGATAAAAAGGATAGCGCAAAAAAAATCAATTAAATTTCCAGAAATTCCTACTGGCTATACAGCTAAACAGATAGAAGATTATTATGATTTAAAAATAAAAGGAAAACTACTATTACTTTCACGTGACGAAGAAATAGAAAGGTATATTAAAAAATATAGAGAATCTAAAAAAATGGTGGATTATCACACAGACTCTTATACAGTCTCTAAAATTTTTTATAATGAAAGTACTGGAAAATCTGATTTTAAATTTGAAGTTATACCATCTATTATAGGTAAAGTTGATGATTTAAAAGAAATTAAGAGAACTAATCTTTTGTCCGAAGACGAACTTGCGTATACAAATAGAATTAAAACTTTAAAAAATATGATGAGATTAATGTCTAAAGAACAATTAATAAAGTGTGCAGAAAAGTACGCAGTTAAATATAGAACTTTAATAGGAAATTTAGAATTTGATAAAAAAACAGCTTTTAAATTTTATGAACCTCCTGATAATTTTGAAAATCTTAAAAGTATTCTTAAAAAAGATTTAATAGATGATTATAGAATTTCAGAAGATAAAATTTCAGAGAATGAATTTTTTAAACCATTTAGTTATACTCTAACAAATACATATTTAGATGACACCGTTCAAGAAGAAACTATGGAACATTCAGAAAATGGAAGAGAATCTTATCTTGCAATTGATGATCAAGAAGAATTGTTTACTATTTTTCCAATTGCTGAAGAATTTAATAAAAGCCTAAAAACTTTAAAAGCAGAAAATACAGAAATAGTTGATGTATGGATACTATTAAAACCTGGCGGCGTATCTAAAAGATATTTATCATTTGAAAAATTTTTATCAGAACTTAAAAATGAATTAGTTGAAAAAATCAAAATTTATGAAGCACGTTTAGAAGCTAGAAAACAGAAAATAAAACCTGTACAAGAAGATGTTATTTGGAAAAAACAAATAATGCGTACACAAGTCTTGGGTCCAAATATAGAGGCATTAACTAAAAAAATTTCTGATATTCAAGATATGATTAAAAAAATAGATTATCATCTAACTTATAGAGAAGATATAGAAGAATCTTCTACTGGTCAAATCAATATTGAAGAAGTTCTTAAAAAAGAAGAAGATATAAGACTTTTGAGAGATGAAGGACTTGTTTTTTTATTGTCAGTTATAGCGCATAGATATCCGGGATCGGAAAATGTAGTTGATTCAATAGAAGCTGAAATATTTAACTTTGAAAGTTTAAATTATAAAAAAAATATTAAAAAAGTTTTATTCATCTTTAATAATTATCCAGAAATATTACACGATGTAGTTACAGGTCTTTTATCGATATTATATGTATTAAATTTTGAAACTCCTTCAGTTATGCCAGAGGAAGATTTAAAAACAGGTGAAACAACATTAGAGGAAAAACAAATGAATATTGATTTTTTACTTCAATGGCAACCACAGACTGAAAAATACGATAAATTTGAAGCAGAATTAGAAGAATTAAATCATAATTTTGAAGAGTTTAAAAAGAGAAATCCACAGTTAAGAAATTTAGAAATAAGTGAAATAATGAGTCAGTATTCTGAAAAAATTCAATGGAAATCAGTTTTATCAAATTATAAAAATCTTGAGGTTCCAGAAGGATATGTTACTTTATTTGATAGAATGCATAATATAGAAATTAATTTCAGATTAAGACATTTAATAAGACAACGCAACAAGCTTCCATCTAGAAGAATATTTAATTTAGCAACAGTAGAAACTAGAATTGCTAGTCAGGATACACTAGATGATAATTTTAAGCGTTGTAGATTTAATAATCCTCTAGAATTAGCTATTCTTGTAGAATCTACTATTTATTCTCTATCGAAAATACCCGAAGACTATATGTATTTTAATTTTCTTATTAATACAAGATTTACAAAATTATGTGAAAATTTAAAAATAATAGAAGAAATAAATTCTTCGGAATTCCAGGAATTAATATTATTAATTATAAAATTTGTCATTTCATCAGGTGAATTGGGACCAGAATCAGATATAATAAAAAGAATTAGATTATTTAATAAAGTTTCAAGTGTAGAAGAAAGACTTTCTAATTTAGAAACTTTAAAAAAGCTTTTATCCAGTGATGAACTAGAAGGATATGAAGCTGGACTAATATCTCAAATAAATTTAGAAGAAAATTCAAGACTCAAACAATTAAATAATCTATTATTAAAAGCTATTCGAACTTTAAGAACTGAAAATATGAGAAAAAGAATTGAAGAATGGGAAACGCTTGTTAGTAATAAATTCATTCCTCCAATTGTTTCTAATGTGCCACCACTAAGACGCGCTTTAAGAATTGATGACGAGTATGTATACAAAAAATTTATAAAAGTAAATGATTCTTATATTTACGGTGGTTATTTTCCACCGTTTTATAGATACACCGAGGGAACCGAACTTCGAGAAGAAAATTATACTAGAAATGAACTATTGAAACTCGCGGAAGTTTTTTGTATTCAACAAATTCCAGATGATAATCTTGAACTTTATTCTAGTATAAAAAATTTTATGGAAACTTATGGATCAACTCCTGATAAAGAAATTACCGTAATAAACCCTGAAATTAAACTAAAGAATTCAATATATCTTACTATACCTGATAAAAATATATTGTATACATACAGACCTAGATTAAAGGTAAAAGAACCCGGTGAAATTTATGCTGTATATTTAGATCAATACGTTACATATGGAGTTCCATATGAATTTACTCCAGATACTATTCCTATTTATACATCGGAATTATCTCAGTATAAAGATGGAAAATTTATAACTATTGAAGGACCACTTATTTTTAAAGAAGACGGTCCTAAAGATACAGCCTCTTATATGAGTAATTATTATATTCTTGTGGAGTATACAGATCATAGAGGTAATAAAAAATTATTTAGAGAAGGAGTTGCAGTAAAAAGAGTATTTAAAAAAATGCCCAGTGATTTTTTTGGCTGTGAAAGATTTGAAACAGAACAAGATTGTAATGATCCGGCGTCATTTTCATTGGAAATTAATAAAGAGAGAGTAAAATGTAAATGGTTAAGAAGCGAGAACAGATGTACCGGAGTAGTAAAATTAGATACTGACGAAGAATTTAAACAATTTGATATTGAAAAAGCATTCTTTAAAGATACTGAAAGAAACGCTTTGTGGAAAACAGCCGTTTCAAACTCAGTAAAATCTATAGAAAAAGAAATTTTAAAGAGATCTTTATCACCAAAAGATATAGAGTATATAAGTCTACAAGAAAAACAAGTATTATTTGATTATTATAATTTTTTAAGTAATGAATATTTAAATATATCTGCTTCCGTTCCAGCCGAAGCAGTAGGCTCAATTGTTCTCCCTGATTCAGAAGAAAGTTTAATTGCAGAACTCGGTCTATCGGCACCTAAAAAAACTACAAGAGTTGATACCCCTGGATATTTAGAATTTACTTTATATAAATATGATACTGTAAATTACGAAGCAGGTTCTTCTGGACCAATTGGAAGAGATAAAAAAACTATAAAAACTATAAAATATAGTTCCGGAACAACTATTAAAGTTGTTCCATTATTTTGTCTTATTAAAAAAGAAGATTATGATTTTTTAACTAGATATCGAAATTATTATTGGAAAAACATTAATACTACTTATGAACGAAAAGTTAATACTAAAGGTAATACTATTATTGTAAAAGTTAATAACGAAGAGAAAAAAAATGAGGTCCCTGCTAATTTTATTATTCCAACTGGAGAAATGATAAATGGTAAACAAGTAATAACTAGAGATGATATATTTGAAGGTATGGTTAAAACAGCTTTTAGAACTCTTAAAACAGATGACTTATTGATATATACTATACACACAGATGTTGATGCAGAAGAAGATGCAGTTAGATTTGCTTTAAAAAATGGAATTGATATTTTAGAAAAATTTAAAGATTTTATAGGAATTGTAAAACTTACAGATTTAACCCAAATTCAAAAAGCCGCTCCAGATATTAAAACTATTGGGTTTTCTCAATTACGAACAGATATAGAAAATGCAATTAAAGAAGGAGATGTAAAAAGCGTTAATGAGTTTTATATCGCTGGAAGAAATGTATTAAATAAAGAACCAGAGGATAAAAAATTAATGCAAGAAGCACAAAAATTAATAAGAGAAAGTAAAAAGAAAAAACCAGAGCCTATCCCAGAACCGGAGCCAGAGCCAGTAGCTCCAGAAGAACCTAAACAACCTAAACAAAATCCTTACGTTACTCAACGAAGGACTAGAAGATAAATTCGTTTACATTTTAAAAATGATTTCTAGAATAAATTATAAATGGAAGATAAATCAATTACAATAATCTTTCACTCTGGATGTAAAGCCTCGGTGGATTTTTGTTCATTAGTTAAAAAATTAACTAATTACACTCTAGATTTTATAGATCTTCAAACTGATGAACTTGATTCTGAAATTGAAACAGATGTGGACATTGTACCTTTGATATGTATAGATAATAAAAAATCTGAAATATACAAAGGAAAAAATGCATTTGATAAAATACAATCATTAATAGAAACAAATAATAGAAAAGAAACACGCGGTATTTATGGATCGTCTGTTACTTTCATAGAAGATACTAAACAAAAAAAGGAACATATAGATTTGGACGCGGCTAAAAAAAATAAAACATAATTTGCGGTAATTATTCATTTTTAAAAAATTTATTTAAGATAACATGGAAAGAGGTAAACTCCCTGATTTTGGAAAAATCATGCAACTCGCTCAAAAAGTAGCAAGTCAGATAGAAAAACCATCTGAATTTAGCGAAGGAAGAGTATTAACAGAGGAAGAATTAACTTCCGCTATTTCCAAAATTACTAAGTCTGTTACTGAAGTTGTAAATCCTTTAATGATTCAAGAACTAAATACTAACAAAAAAGATAAACAACGTATTCCTCTTTCAAAACAAAAATCAAAAATAATTTTTGATCAAATAAAAGAAGAAAATGTTATAGAAGAATGTCAGCCCGTAGACAACGAAACCAAGGACAAAAAGACAAAAAGATTGGTAGAAATAGAATCTGATGAATCTGAAGAAGAAAATATGTCTCTTAGAACAAAAGACATGGCATTTACATTAACTGTTAGTTTAGAAGAACTTTATACTGGATGTAGGAAAAAAATTGCAATGAGACGCCAGAAAATAGAAGGTGATAAATATGTAGAAGAAAAGAAAAAAATATCAATTAAAATTGAACCGGGAATGATAGAAGAACAGATTCTTAGGTTTAATCATCTTGCAGATGAGAAGAAAGGATATGAAACCGGAGACATCGTTGTAACTCTAGATGTTGAAGAACATCCACAGTTTATAAGAGATGGAAATAATCTTATTATGGAAACTGATATTTCATTATATGAAGTATATAATCCTATTGTGTATGTAAAACATCTTAATGGAAAAACATTTAGAATTACTGGAAATGGCCTAGACTTCTTTAGTGATGAAGATGGAATGATTAAAAAGGTATTAGGCGCGGGTATGCCTATTTTGGGTCAGCCAGGTAAATATGGAGATCTTTTTATTAAGTTTAAATGTGTTAATAAAACTAAGATTACTCAAGAAATTATTGATATGTTTCATAAATATTTTCCTCCATTGAATGATCATCCAGCGTCATCTGATGAAACTTTTGAAGAAAAAACATTTGAAGACGTTACAGAAACTGATTTAGAGTTTATGGACTCGGACTCGGATTATTCCGATTCAGAATCGGAATATTCTGAAGATTCGGAATAAATTATAAAGTAATATAAAAAAAGAATTTATTTATCAAATAATGTTATATGATGGATGGGAATTTGCATCAATAAATTTATTTGATAAAATTATAAAACAAAATTCTGAAGAAATATATAGAAAGTCTCTTAATTTGTCATACGATAAATTAATTGAAGAGTTATGTATACCAAATCCTTTAGACATGTTTGAAAAAACCGATATATTTACTTATTATATATCATGTGAAAATGACAAGATTATATTAAATGAAACGTTTGAATATACTTTTCTTAAAAGTGTATTTTTTAAAAATCGTTATAATAAAATTAAGTCTGAATTAATTTCTTATTATAATTCTTTTAATATAAACATACGTAACTTTTATAAAACTGGTAATTTTATATTTTTAATTTTAACATATAAGCAATAACTACTAATATAGTAATTACTAAAATTGACCAATAAATTTCTTTCAGAATTTTTTGCATTTTATTTTCTTGTACTCCTATCTCATCGAAATAGGGTAAATAAGACGGTATTATATCAAATATAATATTATCCGCTATTCTATATATTAACATACCTAAAAACAATTTAAATGTTAAACTGTTATAAAAATACTTTATTATATTCGGCAACACCATTTATATATAATAAAATATTTTATTTAAATATCTGTACGGTATGGGATTCGAACCCATGAGGCTTTCGCCAGCAGATCTTAAGTCTGCCCCCTTAGACCAGACTCGGGCAACCGTACAGATATTTAATTCATAGCTATTTAATTGAGTACTTCATATTTTATTATAGATTATTTCTTTATATCTTTTTAAGTTTCTAAAAAAAAATATACACTTATTTTAAATGTCGCAGAGTGATTACATTTATTTAGATATGCAAACTACGAATGTTCAGATTAACGGAACTAATACAACGCCGGGTAATCTTAGTTTTACTACATCTTTAAATACACCAGTTATACCTAACGATTATTATATGAGTATTGATAAATTTCAAGTGGATACTTCTGAATTGCCAGTTCTAGTTGTAGAACCAGATCTAACTACGAATCCGTTTGTTCCCAATAAAACAATCCATAAAGTGGGTATAATGACATCAGATGCAAGTTTTAAAATACCAGGGACTGTTATTCCTAGTATTCCAGCAGAAGGAGTTTTAGCTAGAAGTATATCAGCAAGTTTAGATGGCAGTGTAATAGCAGTAGGATATCCTAGTATAACAAGCAATGGTGTAACTAACCGGGGGAAAGTATATTTTTGCAATTCAAATAGAGTAATACAAGAAATAGTGTTGAATTCTTCACAGATTAATTTAGGATTTGGAATAAGCGTATCAGTAAGTGGAAATGGACAATTTATAGCTATTGGAACAGATACCATTGGAACAGTTACTTATATATATAATATTTCAACTAATTCATTAACAACTATTACAAAGACTTTGTTGAATTCAAGAACAGAAGTTGATTTAGATAATTTAGGTACATCAATAGTAATAGGGTATCCACATCCAACTCAGGAGGGAGAAGCTAGAATACTCAAATTAGAAAATGGTACTTGGACTACAAAATATATATTAAATTCTAGTTCATTCCAATATGATGGCGTTCCCTTGCATGGATCATGGGGTCTTGTTGGATTAGGAAATAAAGTATCTATGAATCTTAGTGGAACTAGCGCACTGGTAGGAACTATAGGAAGTAGAATAGCCTATTTGATAGTTGCAAATTCATTGCAAAGTTTCAAACACAAGATTTGGGGAAATCATAGCAGTTTTGGAGAGACTGTAGCAATAGGACCAGGTGAATGGCCGTCAGGGAGTTATTATATTGGTGAACCTGGTAATGATCGGGGGAAAATATACCAGTTTAGATATGAACCGGACTATGAAGACTATACGCAGGTCCATTTATATGACCCCGTTGGCAGCCATACTAGATTTGGACAACAAATTAGTCTAACTAAAGACGGATCAACACTTTATACGTTACAACTTCTTTCTGGGAATTCACAAATTTTAAAAATTAATAATGGAACTAGACAAATACAAAATTTTAACAATTCTTTCACTAATGTAGTATTCACTGCCTATGGTACTTCTAGTGATAACGGAATTATAACTACTTATACAAATAACGGAATAAATACTTTATTTCAGGCTAATACAAATGATGATGTGAATATCCTAGTTGGAGGAGGTAGTGTTGGTAATGGTAATTATACCACATTTCCTCCAAACTTAAAAGATGTTCCAAGTGTTACAAATGTTATGTGGGAAAGTGAGAAAACTGCTCCAGTTAAAACATCTTTAACTGGTACTAATACAATTGAATTTCCTTATTATCATTGTAATTCTTATTCTAAATTTATAAAAGTTGTAAATAATGCAATTGGGAATGCTTATGCAGCAAATTATAATAATTTAGTTAATTGGATTGAAACAACGCCAGAAATTGTTAAAGCTCAATTTGTTGACTTAGTAGTTAGGTCATTTCCTATTCCACCATTTCTTGAATGGGACAGTAATAAATCAATTTCTAAAATGTATGCAAATCAGTTGTTTAGTGGAGATAATTATTTACTTCCTCCAACAGAATGGGAACTTAACTCAGATGGCGATGAATATTCAGCGAATACCGACGTTAAAATACCCTTAAAATTAAAAATTGCGTTTAATGCTTCGTTGTATTCATTATTTAATACATTCTCAGCAACTCCGACTATTATAAACAACGAACAATTTTATATATTAGAATTTAATTCTAAACAAGAGTTCATTAATTTACCTTCGTTAAAAAGATTTCCGTTAAGTAATTATCCATTCTTAAGTGATCTTGAAGTAGATGGAGTAATAACCATTCCATATTCAACTTCATATGAATACCCTGGTTCTACTTATTATTTTAGATTAGATCAAGAATTCCCTACAATAGAATCATGGAATCCGATTCATTCATTGGCATTAGTTAATCCACAGGGTATAACTATTCAAGAACAACTTAAAACTCTTTCTTTGTATGGTTCATCTTCTACTCCCATAAATGAGAAAGTAGATTTTATTGTTAAAATTGATGGAAATTATAGACCAACTTTTATATATTCTGAAAAATCAATTAAAAATCTTGTAGGAACAACTCCAATTACAACTTTAGAAATCAATGTATACTATATAAGTAAGACTGGCATTTTAGTACCTTTTAAATTATCTAGGAGTGGATCTGCATCTCTTAGAATACTCTTCGAGAAAAAGAGAAAAACAAGAATAAGTATTAATTAAGTGTCTTTTTTATAAAAAATTATTAATCTGTAATTGTGTTTTTTATTTGTATAAATGGTGTATGATTTATTGTACCAAAAATTTGAGCTTATTTTTTTAGTATCAAAATTATTAGGAGCTTTTAATGCTACTATTGTAGTAAAATGATATAATTTATCTATGATATCTAATACATTAATATTATCTAGTAGTAATGTACAATCTTCTTTTATTTTATAATCAGGTCCGCCCCAAGGTGGATCTATAAAAACTACATCTTGTATTAGGATACAAATTAGAGATAAATATGAACAATTATAATTAATAGACTTCTTTGTATTAGACTTTAAATAATTAAAAGTTTCAGGATTTTTTTCTATCGCTACTACTTTTTTAAAATCTCTTTCAAAGTATGAAGTATTTCCACCTATACACGCAGTTGCATCAGTAATTGTACTATTGTAATTGACGTATTTTTTAAGTATAGAATTTATTTGTTCTGCCTGGTAAGGTGTACTATAAATATTTGATAATTCAGGTGGTACCTTAATTTTAATATAGTATAAGTATAAGTTTTATACCGATTCATTTCATTCATTTTATTTATACCTATTTTTACGTTTTATAACTTAATTAAATCTATTTGTAAGTTAATATATGACATCTTATAAAAAGATAGATTTAATTAAATTATATATAGAAGATTCCTTTGTATTTTTAGATGATAAAAAATTATTAATTAAAACTCCAATTATATACTTTGATTACAAAGAAGATCATATTATACTTAAAATTAAAAATAATGCGGAAAATCATGTTAAATTTTTGCAACTTTGTACTCATATAGAAAGATTATTTAAAACTAAAGGTATTAAGACCAATATAAATAATTCTTTAGAAATAAAAGTTTTAATTAATGAGATTAGTAAATTCTATGACATTAATGCAAGTCCTATTAATAATATTAAACATGGAGGTAAAATTATATGTTCATTAGAATGTTTCAATGGAACAATGAGTTTAGTTGAATTACTATATATTAAATAATCTCGTTTTTAAATTTTAATTAAAATGTTTTTTTTTAATTAAAAATGGAGTATAGAGATGGTATTAAAATATATGATCCAAATAAAACATCTAAAAACATTCTATTTTCTAGAATTATGCACAATTCTGAAGAAATCAGTATTCAACTTCCTAAAAATAAAATAATCTTAAATAAAGAAAAAAATAGAAGTCATTTAATATTACCAGATGATAAATTAACTTTAATTAATAATTTAGACGATTCTATAATAGAAATTACATCTGAAAATAGCGAAAAGTGGTTTAATAAAAAATTAAATGTATCAGAGTGTAAAAGTATATATAAAAATAACATAAAAGATAATACTTTATGTTGTTTTTTTGATGAAACTACTGTTTTTTATAAATCTAAGAAAGAGATATTTAATATTGAAGACATTCCAGATGAAATTTATGGAATTGCGCTGATTAAATGTGACGTAATAGTATTCGCTAAATCTTATTTTTATACTCGATGGGTAATAAGTCAAATTAAACTAAAAGAAATTGAAGAAACTAAAGAACTCTTATTTACTGAATACAGTATTATAGATTTACCAGAACATGAAATAGATGAAAAATATATTAAAAAACTAGAAGAAATTACTTTATTTTAATATTTAAAGGTTAAAATAATAAATAATTGTTATGGATAAAATAATAGAATGTATTAAAACAGTAGAGAGTTTATTGGGTAATTGTTACAAAGAAAATATATATCAAAGTGCTTTGTGTGTAGAATTAAATTTGAATGGATTTATAATACAATCTGAAGTAATTGTACCTATAATGTATAAAGGGCATAATGTCGGATATGAAAGAGCAGATATTGTAGTTTACTCTGGCAATTCACCTGGTACAATTATTTGTATCCTTGAGTTAAAATCTCAGAATACTAGACTTTCTTCAAAAGAAATAAATCAATTGAAAAAATACATTACCAATTTACACTCTGAAGTGGGACTGTTAGTTAATTTTTACGAAACAATGGAAATTATTAAAGTGCATCAATATTCTCATTCTAAAATTTGTTAAATTTAAAACTACTTTCATGACAAGACTGTTTTACAAATTTAGCACTAAATTTGAGTGCATTTTCTAATGGTACTAACTTTACTTCAAGTATTCTAGAGGTATCCATTGATTGTGATCTGCCATTAGATAATAGTCTATCATAATAGTATAATTTTTTAAGATTCATTCCATTTACTAATTTTAACCAAGTCTCAAGTGGATTGCGGGTATTTTTAATAGTTGGAAAAGTTTCTCTAAAATTTAATAACTGCTCATTCTTTCCCGTATCATTAAGTCTAAATTCATGTGTAATTTTAAATAATTCTTCTAGTTTGTCTATATCGGGGTCAGTTAAAATCTTTAAAACTTTTATTATATAAGCTCCTTCTAAAGTAAAAACTATATGTACTAAATTCCCCGTTTTTGCATATTCCATAGTTTGTCCTATATCTTCACCCGACGGCCATCCATATTTTGTATTTTCATCTATGTAACATTGTTTAGGATGGGTATGAAAATTAATTACACCATTAGGAGTTTTTACACTTTGACCTTTTCCATTTACTATATGTATTTGCGTTGATTCTTTATCGCATACTCCTTTTTTACAATTTATATCTTTGAATAAAATTGAACCTCCTATTTCTATTTTATCTGTGTATAAAGAATGTATAATATCATCTATAAAATTTTCATTTATTATCCAACCGACGTTTTTATTGTATATCTTACATTTCATTTATTATTAATTTTATGTTTTTTTTTTAAATTAATAATAATAGATAAAATTAATATGTCAGAAAACTTAAATGTAAACGTACTCGTAGAAGCAAAAAAAGAATATACAACTCAATTAATAAAAGCAATACAATTTGATATTTATGATGTTTTATTAGAAATTTACGACGATTCTCAAAAAAATAATGGAAGGAGAACCGTTTCTTATTCTAATTTTCAAAAAGAATTAAAAGAAGTACCAAACTGGGCATCTTTTAAACTTGAAAGTAAAATTAGTAATTTAACAAAAAAACATCCATATTTAATGGATCTTATAACAGCAATATTCGTTAGTCACGTTAAAATATTGTCATGTGTAAGACTAAAGTCAGATAATAAATCCATTAAAATAAAGGTTCCAAGTCTGAATACTTTTTTACATAAATTAATTATAAAATCATGTGAAACTATATATTATAAACCATGGATAATACACGGTGATAAACATATAATTATAGAAATAATACGAATTTCAGTTGAAGATACAATTACAAATCAAATTCCTATAGAATATATTCTTAATGAATACTTATCTGGGGCTTTTAATAACGATGATAATTCTTTCGATATAGAGAATAAAAAAGAAGAAAAAGAAGAAAAAGAAGAATCCGAAGAATCAGATTTCGAAGAAAATGAATCTTTGCCAGATTCTGAACAAACGGATGATCTTAAAAATATTCCTATTGTACCAATTAAACAACCTGCACCACTGTTTAATTTTGGACAGCCACAGCCAGTAAATCCCACGCCAGTTGTAAATCCCACGCCAGTTTTTAATTTTGGACAGCCGCCACAGCCAGTAAATTCCTGGCCTAATTTACAAAGTACAGAACCTAAAGCAGAAAGTAAAGATGTTAAATCTTCAAAACACGGTATTAAAGCAAATGAAATAGAAGATTCTTCTGGTTCGGATTATTCTGATGATTCCGAGGATTAATACTTATTTTTTTTTAATTATATAATAATATATGGAATGAATTCTTTAAAGGAAGTTATTAACCTTCAAAAAACTCAACAAAACAGACAAAAAGATGTTAAAAAAGAAATTTTAAATAGGTTGACAAATAGACTTTTATTTTTTGCTAAGAATAATGAATTTAAATTTGTATATACAGTTCCAATTATGTTATTTGGGTTTGTTCATTATAATATTAAAGATATAACACAATATTTATATTTACATCTAAAAAAAGAAGGATTTCATGTTGTTATTATAGGTAATGATAAATTATTTATATCGTGGGATATAAAAGATAAAACTGAAGATATAAAAAAAACTGATACCGACAAAAATAATAAATTTATTAATATAAGACCATTATTAAATTTTAATAAATAAAATGGGATGCATTACTAGTTGTTTCCTTTGTTTGAATATTAAAGAAGAAGATAATGAAGAATACATAGAAAATAATGAAATCTTTTTAAATGATTATTCGAATAATCTAAATTCAAATAATAAATATTTGAATTATTATTTATCGAATAGATTTAACAATTTAGATTAATTTAATAATAAATGATAATACTTTCTTTTGATATAGGGATTAAAAATTTAGCTTACTGTCTAATAGATTCATCAGATGAGACTATACTAGATTGGGATGTACTAGATTGTAGTGGACCCAATGAAGTATTAAGAGTAATAGAAGAGTTAGATTCTCTTAGTTATCTTTGTGAAGCAGATATAATCTTACTAGAAAAACAACCATCATTTAATCCAAAGATGAGAAATATATCTACTGCCATATATGTCTATTTTATTTTAAGAATAAATCATGAACAAAATAGAAATTGTAAAATAATATTTTACTCTGCTAAACATAAACTTAAATGTTCAAACATTCAAATTGAACATAAGACTAAGTCTAAATATCGGCAGAATAAAAATTTGGCAGTAGTTCATACTAGAAATTTAATAAAAACTCACCAGGAGTTTTTTGAGGCTAGTAAGAAAAAAGATGATCTAGCAGACTGTTTTCTTCAAGGTCTTTCTTATATACGTTTTTTTATGAATTCATATGTACAAAAGACACTTGTATAATATGGAATACTTCTTAAAATGTAAATGTTTAGACCTTTATAAAAACAACTTAATTTCATACCTTTTAAATTTTCGGAATTTCTAATTTTTGATCTTATTGTGTCAAGTGGATAAAAAATACATGCGGACAACGTTTTTGAAAAAGCGGAAATTAAAAAAATATTAAAAGTTGTATTTTCATATTTACTTTTTAAATATTCGTAAATTGGTATTTGAACCGTAAAACTCAAATTAATTGCATATGTTGCAAATATACCTTTGTAATAATTTTTAAATGGTGTGTTCCAGTCATGGTGTAAATTTAAATGTTCTTTCTGTCTTAAAAACCACAATGGAGTTGTAATTGTACTTGCTGAACAACATGCGATGTATGCAGAAATACTTGAATCTAAGTTGAGTGTTTTTAATTTTTTATAAAAAGGAAAATAAATTACCCAAAAAGATGGAATTGCTAAAATACCATAATTAACTCCTTTTATAAATATTTTATAATCGAAAATCACCTTTTTATTTAACTGATGATTTACTTTTATATAATCAAATGGGTTACATACTATAGTTGAAATTATTCCAGATGCAAGTGCTGGAAATATTTCATCCATTATTTAATTTTATATAAGTCTTATTTTTAAATTAATCTATATCTTGAATTCCATATAAAAGAGCAGATGCCAAAATTGCGACGTCTTTAGTCCATTCTAAAAATTCATCTTGTAGAAGTCCTAAAATAATTCTAAGTTTAGCATAGTCTATAATTTCTTCTTCAAATATTTCTGTTTCGAACTTTTTCAATACAGGTAGAAATGTTTTCCGAACTGCATGTATTTTTTTCCGTGGAATTCTATGAACCACAGATTTATATATATTAACAAGAAGATTTAGTAAAATTCTATCACATTTGTATTTATTATAAAACGGATGCTCTTTACATCTTAATATAAGTTGTTCTTTAGTTATGCGTCTACATGGTTCGGTAAGATCTCCTCCGCAATCAGGTTGAACATTCATTAGTGCTTCAAAAAAATCTCTACTCCAAGAACCAAATCTACTCTTTCTTGGATTAATTCTTTTCTTTGGATTTTTTCTCTTTCTAGCACATCTAGATTTAATAGTAGATCTAGATAAACTTTGAATAAGTTTAGGAGTTTTTGAATCAACGCGCTTGCTAGGTCTACAATATGCTATTTTAGATTTAGTTTGGCGACCACATGGCTTTCTTTTGGGCCATGCACATGCATCTACCCATTTTTCTTTGTACCATCTTCCTAAATTTGTTTTCCCTTTTTTCCCCGAGTATTTCCCTCCTCTTTTTTTATACATTTTTACTAATCTACCAGAATCATAGGCTCCCCATCGTCTTCCTTTTATACTTTTTTTAAGTTTGTTTCTAATAGACAAATAAAGTTTTTTGTTTACTACATTTTTTGGAACGGAATAACCAAACTCCAAGGGCATTTCTTGAGGCATTTCTACATTTTCCCAGTCATCATTCAATATTTCACGTCTAATTTTTCTTTTATACTCTAGTGGTTTACGCCACATTTTCCGTAGACGTCTTGAATAATTATCTGTTCTTCTACCTGTCATTTCTTGAGGCATGTCTTGCAAATCATAACCTCTTTCCAAAAGTGCATTTCTCATCATGTCAGCGTCCCGCTCTTGAATTTCATCTCGATTTTGGTAAAATCTTATATCTGGATCTACTCCAAGATTCATTAAAGTTGGCATATTCCATCGATCTCCGGCATTATATAACGATTCTCGCGCCGATGTTATAGGAGCATAATCTTCTAATAAACTACTTATCATTCCGAATTTTAATTTTTTACTTCCAGTAATTTTTGTTGGAAATTTACCAGTTCTATTATAGACGCCAAGGCGTCTTTTATAATCTGCTAAACTCGCCTTTAAACTAGGTTTATTCCAAAGTATAAACATACTTAAATATCCAGGTTTCATCGGATCTTTAGTTTTAAGATCCTTTTTATGTCTAGATATGTATCTTTCCCGACGCTCCTTGTCTTTATGTATTGTAAAATCTGACATTCCTGCCGCTCCAAACTTACGAGTGTATTTTTTACCATTTTTATCAAACGTTATTTCATATTTTTTTTTATTACCTCTTAATTTTCTAAACTTTACAACTTTAATCATTTAGAATTAAGCAAATATTTTTAAAAATTACCGGAATGTAATTATCTAAATGTATTCATTATTTTTGGACATAAATAAGCTTCTTTACATACTTTAGTAGTATTGCCTAACTCTTTTGCGGTATATTTAATACCTTCTAAAATATTTTTATTTCTTTCTTCAGGTGTTAAACCTTTTTTACAGCTATTCATAAATCTTTTAAAAATTTTATTTGCACAATAAGTTCTTATATCTTTGCACGTTATATTACTTTGAACTTTCTCTTTTAAAAAAGAATTTAAATCTGATGAAGTTAAATTATTATTTTCGCCATATTGAAATAAATTTTCTCCCCTAATTTTTAACATTCTATCAATAAACTGTAAACTTAATGGATTTTCTACTTTTTTATTATGTAGTACTCCCTTTTTACCCACGAAATTAAGAGTTCCGTTTCTGTAATGTTTTTTAAGTAACGTTGTAATTCCATAGGAACCATTTTCTTTTTTGTAAGACTCGTTTCCCACTCTTATATTTAGTTCTTCCATAAGTTTTAGCACATTTGCGATAATACATTCCCTTGATAAATCATTCTTTGACAAGTAATGTCTAACTACCCTAGAGTATTTATTGTGATCAAATGAGTTAATTTTATTGAATTTTAATTTTTTATTCCTTTCTACATAGTCTTTATTATATATGTATTGTTTTCTTCCTTTTGAATCATAACCGGTCGCTTGTAATTTAGCTTTAGAAGATTTATCTATTTTAACATTTGTCCAGTTTGGTGGTATTTTTAAACTATTTATTCTTTCTAAATCTTCGTTAGAAGCTCCTTTATAACTAAAACTTTTATGATTTTTAACTCTTTTTATAAAATCCATTATACTTAATCTATTTATTTTTCTTTTGGATATTATTCTTAAAATTTCCATCTGTAAAAACAACTTGTGCATGTAACAAACGTTGTCATTGGTTCATCTGCACTCCGCGTCTGTAATTGATAATAGTCAGTACTATTAGATTTACATCTTTTACATTTAAAGACACCTTCGCATTTAATAGGCTTAACTGTAATTTTGTCTATATTAAAATCATTTAGATCTTTCCATACTTGAGGATTCATCTCTTCCTTAGATAACGAATGAATAATATAAGGATCAAATTTACCTTGTAAAATTTCTTGTTTAAATGTAGCGCTATTTTCGGTGTAACTTATATTTGCAAGAATTTTTCTTGCCTTTACTGAATAAATTTTTGTAAAATTGGAATCACTCCATTTAAGTTCAAAACCATTTTTTCTACACATTTCAATTGTTGAATTGAAAATACCTTTCTCCATATTTAAAATTATAGTATTTTTTTGATCTAGTTCTAAAAATTTAGAAGCATTCTTAATAAAAACTTCACGTCTATAAGACATTTTCTTAATTATTCATTATTTTTTTTAATATATTATTTTTTAAGCAATTTTTATTTAACTTTTAATATAATAATACACAAAATTATCCCCATTAACATCTATGGTTTCTAATGTAAATTCCGTTACAAGTTTATATATTACATCTTTTAACATTAAAAACTGGGAATTATTTACAGTAATAAATATATTATAATCATCTTTAATATATATATTACCCGGTAAATGTTTTATTTTTTTGTCACCTGATAATATATACTCTGAATATTTTTTGTTAATGTCTTCTATATCTAATTTTGATTTATTTTCTATTTTAGATTGTATAGATTCTCTAAAAAAAATTGAAACTAAGTCTAATTCTATTGCAACTACAGTAATAAATACAAATATTAATATAAGATACATATAGTGTATTGAAATATTTATTTAAAAATATTTAACCTTAAATTAACTTAAAGATTTATTACATATTAAAGTATAAGCAATACCAGATGTCGAACCGCGATCTTACAGTACTCCCAACCGAATTCAATGCCGATTACATTAACTTTCTTCCACCGAGGCCTAATAAACTCGGTGGTCAGAGTGTTCTAATTAATTATGTAACAGACGATCGTCGACCACTGGTTATGCAAACACCGAGAATGCGTCTTCCCTTTGGCGTTGATCAATCAAAGCCACAAAACGGCGAACCTCCAAAGTATCATATTTCTCTATCAATGGGATCTGACGAAACTTCGAATGAAACTACTAAACAGTTTGTAAAGAATATTAGGGATATTGATGGAGTTACTAAAAGTTTTGCACAAACATCTGATAAGTGGTTTGGAAAGAAGCTAAGTGAAGAACTTGTTAATGAGTTTTATAAGTCTTCTGAAAAATTCCCAAAGGATCCAAAGTGGAATTCCACTCTTAAAGTAAAGTTGCCATTTGATAAGCAAGGAAATCCTCAGTTTCGAGTTTTTGATGACAAGAAGAACGAGGTAAATATTTTGGGAGATGATGGTCAGATTAATACTGATGTTTTTCCAAAGGGATGTGAAGCAGTATGCATTATCCAACCAACCGGAGTTTGGTTCGTTGGTAAAACTCAGTTTGGAGTAGGTTATAAACTTCTTCAGGCAAAGGTTTATAAGAATAATAAACTTACAGGATACTTCATTCAAGATTCAGATGAAGAAGAAGAGGAGGAAACTGAGACGGAACACACCGAGTAAACTAAGTTGAATAAATGAATAAATAATTGAATAAAAATAGCATGAATTAAAGAATAATTTAGTATTCTTTAATTCATTCTGAATTCACTCTGAATAATAAACCTTTTTAATTAAAAAATTGTTAATATAACGTTGACAATTACAACACGGTTTTGAATTTACATGTGTTCCTGTATTATTAACCCTTAAAATAATCATCTCACATTTTTTAAGATCTTCGTAATTAATTTTTCTAAGCGCGTCGTTTATTGCACTTACTTCAGCGTGTAAAGAAATTTTTTTCTTACAATCATAATTATCATTAATATAAGTGTTGTATCCTCTACCTATTATTTTACCTCTATAAACCAAAACAGCCCCGTGATTAAAATTCATGTCAGATTTTAATGCTTGTTTATGTGCTTCATCTATAAATAGACGTTTAACTGTCATATGTTAATAATTTTTCTTTTTTTTATATTACTTTAAGTATTAGTTTAAGTATTACTTAATAATTGAGTGACAGTTTGTCCGGCTAATTCTTGTCCTATTGCTTGTTCTCCAAATGATTGTCCAACTTTATTATTAAACATTTTCATAATCATAGGTCCAAAAATAAATGTAACCGCGGCAATTATTACTGCAATTATTACCCAGTGTATAGTTTTCCATTCTTTTTTATCTGTGGAAACGTCTGCATCGGCCGTGTCTCCCATCCTTTAGATTTAGAAAAATATTTTTTTTAATAAAAAAAATTGCAAAAATAAAATTAAACTAAAATAAAAATTTTTATCATAATTAAATACAATGGAAGAAATCTTTGATCTTGAATATTCATCTGCAGATGACGAGCGAGATGAAATCGATAATGAAATAATTAATGAAGAAATAGAAAACATGAATCTTGAGATAGTTTCAAAATTTAAAGAGATAATCTCAAAGGAACCAGAATTCACTGGAATTAATAAAGCATCTGATTATCAAATTTTACAAGAATTTCTAAACCCTGATAAGAGTGTTAAACTTAAACATTTTAGGTTGTCCGGATTTCAACTAGAGTTATTTGAGGATTTGTATTATAAAATAAATCGACACTACGACAGTGACGAAGTTTATAATAAAATAGGTAAAAAGATTTATGACTTATTGTACGTCTAATTCTTCTTTGAGTGATGGATTTGATTTATAAAATTTAAGTATATTAGTATACATTTTAGTTATTTCTAATGGTTCTAAATTTGAGTTTTCTGCTAAAAATTCGAGAGTGTATTCATTAATATTATATACATTTGCTAAATAATATAGTATTCCAAATTTTTCTATTTTTTTAATAGGCTGTTTTACAACACGATTGTCTACAAGATGTTTAGTGGCTAATTTAAGGCCATATTTTAATGTAGGTGGAATGACTAGTTCTTCTTCACTTTTAATAATATATTTTTCAAATGCACTTCGTTTAAAAATGTCTTTAAATGATTGTAAGTAAGATTTTATTGTTCCAAATTGAACATTTAACAAGCTACTAAGTTCAGTAATAGTTATATCAATTTTATAATATAAAAAAGAAAAATTTATACACCATGCTAAAAGAGATAACTTTTCTGGTCCTTTTACTCTATTTTTGGTAATAAAAATATTATACCACATAGATATGGCTAATTTTGATGCTTCATCAAAAGAAGTAGCTAATTCTAAATTGTTATAAACCTCTGAAAGTTTGTCTAATAAATCATTTATCTGTTTAATGTGATTTAATAAAGGTTGATCTTCTTTTTTAGAATCAGTCCATTTACTTATATTTGCTAAATCTACAAATATATCTCGTCCATCTTTTTTAATTTTAACACGGACATTCCCTGGTTGGAGTAAAGTTCCTCTTCCCTGTGATTCTTTATATCCTCTATTAGGATTAGCCATAATATCACGTGTAGTTGCACCACAGTTTTTACACGTTCTTCCATCTTCGTTTATTTCAAAAATATTATACCCACAGTTTAAACATTTTGTGGTAACTTTACCAGGTTCTTCAAAAACTTCTATTTCTTCAGGGTTTTCAATTAGACCATTACGATCAATACAATCTATTAAAAAATCTTTAATAGAATCGTTATTTTTAAATTTTTTCTTTAAATCATTTAGTATAATGGCAGTTAAAATTTTTTTTCTATCTGCCATTATTTAATAATTTAGTTTATTTTAATTTTAGAATTTATTCGTGACAACAAAGAGCCCACACGGGGGATCGAACCCCGAACCTCAGGATTAGAAGTCCTGCGCGCTATCCAATTGCGCCATGTGGGCTCTTTGGTGTCTTATCTATTTAAGTTCTGAAAAAAGTTTTATAAAAGTTTCTGGAATTTCAGAGTCTATATTATATGCCAATATATTAATTTCATTTTGATTATTATATTTACATTTAAGCTGTAAATTGTTTAGGTAAATTTTTGAATAAGTTAATATCCTTGTTCCCAATTTTTTTACATTAGAAATATAATACATTGCAATTGCATAGTTATAATAATTACCATAATATTTTTTACATACTTTATTAATTACATCCTTTAAAAAGCCTTGCGAGTAACCTTCTTCTTCGGTGTCTTCATGTCCTTTGGGACATCTTCTACTTCACAAGCATCTGGAACTACGCTTGTGGGTACGGCTACTTCCTGAGCTACCGGAACTTCTGGAACTTCTGGAACTTCTGGAACGACTTCGGTCGGTGTTTCGGCATTCTTCTTATCTTTTGCGGAAGGTGGATAATGAGGCTTTAGGTATTTCTGAATACTGAAAAATGTAACTGGTTGATCAGGGTTTCGAAGAAGAACCTTTAGTTTATCCGCTGCAGGAGAACCTTCTAGAAGGATAAACTTGCGATTTGCTGGATCCTGAAGATTATTCTCCTTGATATAAGTATTGATAGCTTTTGTAACTTCACTTCGTGGCAAGTTTGAATTTAGTGGAAACCCAAGAAACGTACATAGTTCATCTGAAATTGTATACTGAGTTAGACTAAGAGCAGTTTTCTTCTTTGAGTCTGGGTCATCAGTAGATGTCTTGCGCGAATTCTTACGCAAGTTCTTAGAGTGCTCTTTTTGAATAAGTTTCATTCTTGCAGACATCTGACGAGTAGTATCCATCAAAGCTTCAAAATCTTTCAGAATAAGATCATAATGCGTCTCAGTGGGTTCCATTTTATTATAAATTATAATACATCTTTTCTTTAAATTGTTTTACATACTAAAATATTATATAAATAGATAAAAGATTTGTATAAAAATGAAAATCGATCAATCTATTTTATTAAAAGTAGCAGATTTTATTAAAAAAAATAGATCAATAGAAAATATAAACTTTTTATTTAGTTTAGGTAAATATTCCAAAAAATTTGGATTTGAAAGAGATATTTTACATTGTAGTTGTTATTATAAAATTCAAAATTTTTTAAATACGTGTTCAACTTGGGATAAAATAGAAAGCAAAAATGAAAATGAAAATGAAAGTGAAACCGAAACTGAAAGTGAAGTATTAGATGAATTAATTATATTATGTGAAAATGGTTCATATGATATACAATTAACTGCAGAAACGTATTTTACTAAAGGTACAAAATCATATACAAAAAAGAATCACGTGTTTAATCTGTCAGAGATAGACACTATTTTAGATGAATGTTTTTATAGTTTTCAACTTTTAGCTATTATATCTAAAAATTACACTGAGTTGTATATAAGCGAATCAAGTTTACTTAAAATTATAGATATTTTAAAGATCATAAATCCATCTACCGAATTTACATTTTTAATTGTTTAAAAAAAACATATTTAAATATATTTTTTATAATTAGAATATAAATGTTTACAGATTTCAATCCGAGTAATAAAATGATTACTAGAGAAGACATTAAAAAATTAACAGGTTTTAATCCAATAAATTTAGATTATTACAGACAAGCTTTTATACATAAAAGTGTATTAAGATTTTTAAATTATGAAAATCTTAATACTTCTTATGAAAGATATGAATTTTTGGGAGATTCAGTTCTTAATCTCATTATTGCAAATTTTATCTTTAATAAATTCCCTGACGAAGAAGAAGGATTTCTTACACGTATAAGAACAAAACTAGTAAATGGAAAAACATTAGCATATATAGCAAAAAAAATTAATTTGAATCAATTTCTTGTTATTAGTAAAAACGTTGAGGGTATAGGTGGTAGAAATAATGATAGAATTGTAGAAGATATTTTTGAAGCTTTTATATGTGCGATATTTAAAGATTTAGGATTTAAATATGCAGAACACTTTGTTTTAAATTTAATAAAAGAATATATTAATTTAGATGAATTACTAGAAGACAATAATTATAAAGACATTCTTTTAAGACGGTGTCAACAAACATTACAAATGAACCCGGAGTATAGATTAATATCATCAAGTGGATCACAAAATTCACGGGTTTTTACTTCTATAGTTATAATAAATGGAGAAGAATATAAAACTGGTGTAGGTAAAAATAAACGAGAATCAGAACAGGATGCTTCTAAAAACACATTAATCTTCTTAGATGCTAATGAGTAGCCCCTGTACTACCAAATCCACTTGTTCCTCTTTTTGTATCAGTTCCGACATCTCCTAATTGATACTCTGGAAGTACACCATTAAAACTTACAATTTGAAAATAACAACAACCTTCTTGCATTAAAAAATCAGTATCGGAAACATTGTCAACAATAACATGGACATCTCCTCTGTAATTTTTATCTATAATTCCTATGCTATTAGCCAACCTAATACTAGTTTTACCCAATGAACTACGAGGAACTAACATATAAGGACGCGTCTGATTGCCATTAAATTGAAGATTAATTTTAAAAGAACGTGAATTTGCAGGTACAAGTATAGAAGATTGCATAGGTATATCTAATCCGGAGTCTCCATTTCGTTTAGCTTGTTGATACGTAGGATGGTTTCTCCAATGATAATCATTCTGAGGATTCACTGTAATAAACAACTTCATATATTTTTTATATTGAACTTAATTTTATATTGATTTAAAAATTTGATATATACTAATTTATAATGGCGATCAGACTTGTTAATAAAATTGTAAATATTGAAAAACACGGATTTGTTAAAATTGTAGACTGTATGCCAAGAGTAATTCCAAAGGAATGTAAAGCTTTGAAATGTGATTACGCAATTGTACAGGCAGCTAGAGTTTCATTTAATCAAGGAATTAAAGGTACAGAAAAAGATATTAAACTTATTGATTTCCTGATGAAAAATAAACATACAAGTCCTTTTGAAATGGTTAAATTTAAATTTCATATCAAATGTCCAATTTTTATTCAACGGCAATGGATTAGACATAGGACCGCAAATGTAAATGAAATTTCTGGAAGATATTCCACATTAAACCCTGAATTTTATATTCCAAATAAAATTTACGAACAAGGTACAATTAACAAACAAATGTCTGGAAATGAAATCACGGATCCGAATATTAAAGAAATGTTTAAAAAATACATAGAAACATCGAATAACCAATATTCAATTTATAAAGATTTGATTGAAAGTGGTGTTTCTAAAGAGACTGCGCGAATTGCTCTTCCATTAAATATGTACACTGAATTTTATTGGTGCATAGATCTTCATAATCTTCTTAATTTTATCAGGCTTCGGTCTGCGGTTAATGCACAACCTGAAATAAAAGATTATTCCGATGCTATTAAAAAATTAATTCGGGACCTTTGTCCCCATACAATTAACGCATTCGATAAATACAATAAATTGTGATTTTTAATACAATTTAAAAATAATAATTATCATTATATTAATAATGATTACGCAGGAACAAATAAGAAAATTAGAAGAATGTCTTACTGCGGTGGCAGTAAAGTCTGGTTTTGATTCTTTTGAACAATTTAGAAAATATAAAGAACAAAATTCTTGTTCAGATAATTATAAATCTGTATATCCAGCACGGCCAGTTATTACTAAAACCGGGGATAAAATTTACATAGATAATTTAAAAGTTATGACAGGTCAAAATTTATATGACTCTAAAACTGGTAATGTCTTAAAAATCAATGATTCACTCTCTTTAAAACTTGGAATTGATGAACCGCCATTGGGATGGTGGGCATCTGAAAAATGGGATGGAATACGAGCTTTATGGGATGGAGAAAAAATAGTTTCTAGAGGTTCTGGAAGAGGTAGTCCTAAAGTTTATACTTATGTTCCAGAATGGTTTACTAAAATTTTACCACCTGGAATAGCATTGGATGGAGAAATATGGATAGGACGTGGAAAGTTTCAAGATACTAGTAAATTATCAAATATTAAACCTGGTTCTAGTTATTCTTTAAAAGAAATAGATGGAATTTGGTCAGGTAAATATGGAAATCCAGTTATATTCAAGGTTTTTGATTCACCTAGTCATCCAGGGCCTTTTGAAAAAAGGATGAGATACTTATACACAGTTGTTGAAGATAGAAAAAAGTGTTGGGAAAAATTGGAGTATGAAAATAAAAAAATATTCCCATTGCAGTTTACTGGACAGGTAAAAATTAAATCTACAGAACAATTATTCAGATTATACGAAGATCTTACTTCAAATGGAGCAGAAGGAATCATGTTACGTGCACCGAATTCTCCATATCAAGAAAAAAGAAGCAAGTACCTTCTAAAATACAAAATTAAAGAAGACGCTGAATGTATTGCAAGAGAATATATAATGGGTGACGGTAGATTATCTGGTCTTTTAGGTTCTATTAGATGTGAAATGATAAAAGATGGAATTCCGACCGGTGTTTTTTCAAATATTGGAACTGGATTTACAGATTCTCAAAGAAAAAATTATAATAATCCCGATTCAGATGAATATATCCCTCTTGGTAGTATAATTTCTTTTAGTTATATGGAAATGACTAAAGACGGAATTCCAAGGCATCCAGCTTATAGAGGAATTAGATATGATATACAAAATGAAAGATAAAATAAATTGTTAATTTTAAAATATATTAGAGATTTAAAAAATGTTAAATATATAATATAATGGAACCCATTGAAGATCGTCAACTATATCAAAAGTTCAAAGATTTAGTTAGAAATTTTCTTACAAGAAACAAAGAATTTCCTATGAAAACTTTTATAGGAGGTTTGCCTATAACTCTTGAATCTAAAGATTTTTCTAAAATAACAAAAGTAAATGAAAATGGTAAAGGAGTTTATAATGTAACACAAAAAGTAGATGGAACTAGATATTTAATGTATATAGGTCCTAAAATTGAACCTGATATAACTAGAATAGTTTGTTTTATAGACAGAAACATGAAATTTTTTAGACTTCGTAATTCAAAAAATCAAACATTGCAAAACATAGATACTAAGGGAGAAATATTATTAGACGGAGAATTAGTGTTCTTTAAAGCGGACGGTACATCTCATAAATATTTAAACCCGGAAGATGTAGCTAGTGTTTCTTTCATGGCTTTTGACATGCTATTTGGACCGTGGCAAGTTATTTTTAAAGATGATAAAATGGAATTAGGGCAACATGTTTCAATGATGTTACCCAGTGATGAAAAATCTCGAGTTAGTGTACCATGGACTTATATACAAAGATATGATATTTTGTATAACTTAATAAGTATACCAAAAAATGAGTATCAAAGATCTATCTGTGAAAAACTTAAAAAAGATTGCACGTTTCCTTTATTGCAAGCAGCGTTTAAAGACGTCCCTTGGTTTAATGTAGAAATTAAACCAATCTACAACGTAAAGGATATTTCTACTTCACTAGATCTTTATACCGCTGAAAAAAATGGATATCTTCAGAGATTGTTCAGAAGTGATAGAAGAAATTTTTATGCTGAAATAGAATACTTCTTTGGTAAATCTGCAGAAGTATTTGTTAATCCAATTGAATTAGATGGTCTAATTTTTACTTCATATGATACATTGTATAAAATTGGAAGCTGGAATTCTTTTGGCACAGAACAGTATAAATGGAAACCAAATGATCAACAAACAGTTGATTTAAGAATAAAGATTAGAAATCAGACGTCCGCGATTGTTTTATATAGAGGACGGGACGGAGAACAACCATGGAGAAGAAGAGACAATAATGAACCTGTCGTAGTAAGGGTTCCAGATATTTCATATGATGGTAAAATAGGAGAATTTAAAGTTGTATCTCCAACTAATTTTGTTTTTAAAGAACTACGGAGTGATAAAACAACGCCTAATGCATTATACACGGTTTTAAATGTTGTAAAAAGTATTTTAAATCCTGTTGATATAAATGACTTGTATTATTTTTTTAACTTAGATAATACTGAAAATCTTAAAAAAGTCCTTAAATACTCCCCAAAAGAAAAACTTATAAACTGCATTGCTAAAAATGATAAAATTGAAACAGTTACAGAAAAACAAGCGAAAGAAATTAAAGAAATAATCGATACAGTAGGATCCTCTGCAGACAACGAAGTTGAATTGAGACTTGGAGTTATTCAGGATAGAGTTTTTAATACTGACATTAGAAAAGAAGATTGGATGACCTTTTTTCAAATTTTACAGAAAAATTATAATTTCTCTTCTTCTATAGAAGATCTTGTAGATTTATATAATGATCTTGCAGGTCGTAAAATTAGATCTAGATATCAATGGAATTCTACATTTTCAAAGTATTTACATTTAGCTACTATTCTAAAAAGACGTAAAGATAAAGTAGACGTTCAATTAAGACAATTTGGAGGTTTTGATTTAAGATTTGCAAGATCAACTGAGGAACCATTTGACCAAACAGTAGAAGAAGGACCTGCTTATAGAAAATACAGAATTAATTTTACTCATCCAGAAAAATTTTATCGATTTGATTTAACTGCAACAACAGTTGGTACGTTTAAAGATAATACATTTACTCAGACTGATTTAAAAACAGAAAACTTTCAAATTGAAATGGAGTTACTTAAAAATACAGTAACTTTAGATGAAATTCTAAAACTACTACTGGATATTTATAGTAAAAAATTTTAGGGTCTTAATCTTAGTCCCATCCACGATGGACTAACAAAATAGTTATATTTTATAGGGGAAAATTTTTTTGTTAATAAATTAACTACTACATCATACGATAATGTTCTAGCAGTTTTTTCAATTATTGAAATTTTTCTATTGGTTACTATTTTTTGTTCAGAGTCTCTGTTAATTTTAATTAACACATAATCTCCTATGCTAATATCTTTTTGATCAAATATAATTCTAGTTTTTTCAAAAAACCCGAATTTAATAAAATCTAAATTAGAACCTCTAAAAACTGGATCAGATTCAAATGCGATATCATCGTAACCAAAAGTAACCGTATAAGTATTGTGGTCAACTTCAATAATTTGAACTTCTATTATATCAGAGTCGTAATCATCTTCGTCTAGTATAAAAGAGTTACTTATATTCGTATTGTCTAAAAATAATAATTTATTTTTATCTTCCGTTTCAGTTATTATATCCATTGCATCTTCTTTTATATTTAGAAAACTCGGAGTATAAATAAATGTAACCTCTGTTATACCTGCAAATTTTATTCTTAATGAATTTAATAAAGTTTCTCTGTCTGTAAAACTTAAGTCTAACTTAAGACCATCTAAGTATATTAGATCAGTGATATAATACATATATTTCCCATCTGAATCTACTTCAGTATCATCTTCATCATCGGGTAATCCCATTTTTAAATAACCGTTTAGAATTATTGTTTCTTTAAAAGTTTCTTGTATATCGGAATCTAGATGATTAAAATATTTATTTATAAAAAATTTTTTAATAGGAGTTAAAACTAAATAAAAATTATATGAATCTCTTGGGACATATTTTAAAATATGTCTCTTAGATAATTCTCTTGTATTATACTTTGTTAAATTTTTTGGTAATATACTTTCTTGATTTTCTCCAATTAACGACAGTAAAATTTCACGGTGTTCTACACTGGGAGTTTCATTTAATTCTGATATAACATTAAATATAAGATTACCATCTTCTTCAATAACGAGATTTAATTTATTTAAGTAATTTTTAACACAGCTTAATAGACTATCTTTATTTAAATCTTCTAATCCTATAAAAAATCTACTTTCTCTTTTAAAGTCTGTACCAGTTATTTCTCTTATTTCACCCGTTTGATTAACTTTAATTTTGTATTTATTATCCTTTTTACTCAATTTGTCTATTATAGTAACAGTTTGCCAAATGCCGTCTATATTTATTCTAGCTGTGTCACCTCGAGAAAAATCTCTTGTTTCTTTCATTATTACACCGGATTCTGGATCATTATCTTCAACTACTTGATCTAAATTAAATTTTTGTTTTATTTCAGCCGTGGCACCTTTTGGAAATCCCAGACGAAGATATTCTTTCATATATTCAACTGATTTTGTAGTTATAGTACTACAACATGGGTAATATAGGCCATCTTTACCTCTTTCTCCAATAGGGTCTAAATATTGATAATTTGGATCAGGACATTTCCCTTTCCAAGAATAGGGAAACGGTTTTACTATTTCTTTATAAGATTCTCCAGATTTTTTATCTCTTGTTCTAGATGCTCTGCAAGGGCCTGCGTATCCAGATATCGTATCTGTTTCTTTTAATCCAGTGGGTCTAAAAGATTTTTTAATGAGTCTATCACTATTTTCTCTAAAAATTTTTTCAAATGTTTCTTTTATAGGATTAATCATATCTACACTTAGTGAAGTAAAAGTAGTTCCACATATTTCTTCTATATTGCATCTAGATAAAGATACAACAATCGTTCCGGATTTATTTATAATACCTGTTATTTTAACGCCATCCGCTGGTATAGATACAAATTTTATATAATCTTTTGTGGGGGTATCACTTCTCGATATTTTACCAACTACATAAGACCATTCAATTATTCTAATTTGTTGATTTAAAACAATTACATCTATACCAGAACGTGTAGTATAAATTTCAGATAAACTCGTTCTTACTCCAGGTGCAATTAAATTATTTAAATTTTCAAAATCTATTACAGAAGATCTTTCATCTATTACATTAAACTGTGCATTAATAGAATGAATATAAGTTTTATCTTCTATTTCTTTAAAAGTTGGAGAACCAGATAGAAATGAAAATTTTTCTAAATCAACTGAATTAGACTCGTCAATTTTTCTTATAAGTGCTTCTTTTAAAACATTAAGACCTCTAGATGTTTTTGGGACATTAATTAAATTTATCAGACCATTTTCACTAACTCGAATAGATGTTCTTAGACCATCAACTACATAATAAATTATTATACTATTTAAAAATTGAGTTGTAATAGTTTTTGGAGCAAGTTTTTTACGTCCTCTTTTTACAACTACTCTATAGTATGGTATTTTAGTTAAAACGTTTCTATTTGATCGTAAATCAACTGTACCGCCTACAACGTTTATTGCATCTTCTTCTAATAGTAAATCATTTAAGTCTGTTTGTGTTAATGTTCTTGTAGTAAAAGCTTTTTTAAGATCTAAAAATCCAGTTGGTGGATTAGGATTTCTAATTATAAATTTTTCAAATCCTTCTAGAGTTAAGTTAAGACTACTTTCATCTGGCTTAGGGCAATCTTCGGAATGATTATTAGGACCCTCTTCAGAACATTGTATACAATAAAGTCCATTTTCTATAGGTCCGACACCTGGTCTATTATAATTTACAGTTACGCTAAATGTTCCTGCGCTTTCTCTTTTAGAATAACTAAGTCTTTCAAACCCTTCGCCTAATTCAAAATTTTGTTTTAATATGTCTAAATCTATGATTTTATTATCTCTAATTGACAATAAATCAAATTTATTTATAAACATGTTTATATTATTAATTTTAACCGAAGTTGTCATTATAAATTATATCAATATAAAAAAATAAAATATTTTGTTTTATAATATGAATATAGAAGAATTTAATAATCTTTTTAAAGAATTCCTTGAAAAGATATCCATAAAATTTGATTCTGAAAAACTTAGATTTTATAAAACCAATTTTTTAATGATTAAAGAAATAAAACCCTATTTTCCAGTCTTTTTATTTATGCGTGGTTGTTCTAAGTATAAAAAAGAAATAATTAACAGAGATGAAAGTTTTTTTATTAAAAATGATCAAATTAAAGAAAACTGTGCTTCTTTTGACATTAACATAAATAGTGAATTGATAAATTTAGAAAAATTATCAAATTCAGAAAAAGCAGCTATTTGGGATTATATACAATCTCTGTTTGTATTAGGAGAAAATATTAAAAAACAAAATAAAAAAATATTTGATGAATATGAAAAAAATTATACTAGCTGAATAATTTTAAAATAAATTCTTTTTAATATTTTAAATGGGGTACTGGTTTAGTAATCCATGTGCTTTGTTTGGTTCATTTAATATAATTCCATTTTTAGACTCAGACCCAAATGAAAATTATAATTCATTGTCTAGATTAATAATTGTATTTACTGTAGTATTTGCTATTTTTAGTGGAAACGACTATTTATTAATACTTGGGATAGGAATACTTTCCTTTTTAGCATCATTAATAATTTATCTTAATACAGCCAATGACGTTATCTTTGATAAAACGGAGTAAATAAAATATTTTATTATATATAAATGGTAAATAATTTAATGAATTCTTCTAGAACTAGATCTTTTAATTATTATAAAAAAGAAAAAGATATTTCAGCTAAGTATGATAAAAATTTTGATATATTAAGAGAAAATAATTTAAGTAAAAAAGGTCCAGTGTTTACTTATGTTAAAATAAATTTAAGTGGAAATACTTCTCCATATACTTCTCTGAACCCGGTGTATAAAGAAGAAACAAACGAACCTTTAAATTATTCTAGATTTATTAGATAATTAATATAAACAATATTATTATATAAGATATAATGTTATTTATTATAGTAAATAATCCTTCTTTAAGAAATTATATTGATAATCCTTCTTATAGAATTTACAATGATAATTTAATAACCCCAGATGTAATTTTATCAATACATGAAGCTATAATGGACATTAATGTTAATATTCCGACAATAATAACAATTATTACTGCAAAAATAGATGCAGATAATGTACTTTCTGAAAGTAAATTTTCACAATTAACTCAATATACAGATTTACATTCATGTCCAATATGTTTAGAAGATAATTTAGAAAATATAATACTTGATTGTAAACATATTTTTTGTAAGAGATGTATTAAAAAATGGACTACGTCTAATTCTAAAACATGTCCATTATGCAGAATTTCTATAAATTAAATAAAAAATAAAATGTTTATTTATAATAATTATGCAGACAGCATTCATCGTAGGAGCAATTTTATTACCATTAATAGGTATTGCAATTAACGCAGATAAAACTAAAAGAATAAAAGAGTATAGAGGAAATAAAAATATAACAGGTGATACTAAAGGAACTCAAGGTAAAGTATTATATGGAATAACTGAAGATACATTTAGAAATAAATTTAAAAATACACTAGAAGATAAACCTGAAAATAAACCTGAAAATAAACCTGAAAATGGACAAGTTTTTAATGAAATTGGACAAATTTTAAATGATACTTATTCCATGGAAAAAGGAAAAGAATTTAAGGAGTCTACTATTTTTAAAAATATAGGAGGTTCTTCAGATAGGCCTTTTATAACAGCGTCTCTAAGAAAAACAGATGAAAATGGTTTGTCTGAAAATTTTGGTTCATATAAAGATAACTTTCCTTATGAAGCAGCACAATCTAAAAATATAGATTCTGAAAGTCATCTAAAAGATCTTAATTTAGTGAACAAATTTAAAAAACAATCAAATCTAAGTTCTATAATATTACCCAAAGGCGTAAATGACTATCTAGAAATTTATGATGTAAATCAAAAAATTAAAAAAATGTCAGAGGAAGTTTTTTCATCTAATAAAAATAAGTTAACTTTATCTCCACCTGAATCGTTAGTTCAGAGACATAGATATTCTGTTAGTTTGGCAGATAATGTTCCTTTAAATCTTTCTGATAGTAGGTTAGATGAAACTCTTGAAATAAAAATCAAATCTAAACCAAATATAAATCTTTATTTAACAGAACTAAATAGTGCTATTATAAATGATAATAAATCTTCTGTATTTTATACAGCTGAACAAAAAAGTCTAGAATCAAAAAATATTTTTAAATTAGAAAAAGAAAAAGAAAATACTACTTTAACGAACCCATTTAATTTAAAAAATTAAAATAATAATATAATAATAATGCAATTATTTAGTAAAAGAGAAAAAATTGATAGAGATGTATTTAATACCAATTTTAATCAAAATTTTTATGGAGGTATTACTAGTTCTAGACCAAGTATACATCCTGTAGAACAAATAGGAAAAGATCTTAATGTTGTTTCTTTAAAAACAAATAATGTGTATACAAATAATGAACCTATTCTGAGAATAGATAATAGACAACTAGAGAATTATTTTGTTAATGATAAACCTGATAGTAGACCAGTTGTTAAGACTCAATATAATGTAGTATCTCAAAGACAAGAACCATTAGAACTTATTACACCTCATCTTTCTAGACGTGTATCAGATAAAAGTGGAACTCAATTTGCAGCTAATCGGGTAGGTTTAAAAAATTTAGAATTGAGATATAATGTACAAAATACTAGAAGTGAATTTCCATATTCCGAAACAGTTTATGATTAATTTTCATGTAAATATTTTTCTATATCTTTGATATTTGATACCAAAGTTTGTTCAAAGACGTTTCTAAGTTTTATAAGAGGTCTTTTATTATCAATAGAATTTAAAACAGTATCTAATGAAACCCATTTAATATCATACATCTCTAAAAATTTCTTATCTACGTCTATATTAGATAAAAATTTTTTAGTAGAAATAAAACGTTCTCTATAAGAATAATTTAGGGGTATTTTTATCAAAAACATATAATAAGGATGTCCTTTTGGTGTTTTTGAGATTATAACTTTAACATTTTTAACTTTTAATTTATGTTTTATAGAATCAAAATCTAATATAGAACCTACACTTTCTTCCCAACATTCTCTTGCAGCTGTATTTTCTATTTCAAATTTATCACTTATTTCACATCTACCGCCAAAATTAGACCACTTATTATCATAATCTTTACCTAATAAAAATAAAGGCGTTTTATCTATACCTTTAGAAAAAAAAAGAACTCCAGCCGAATACAAAATATTACTTAACATCTTTAATTAATATTATTAATTTTTTTATAATCTTTTTTCGCGTTGATTAATTTAAAAAAAATTAATATTAATAAATAAAGATGAGCGGTGTTGTTCCTAAAATCATAATAGAAACAGAAAATTCATCTAGACCTACTATAAACATTGAAAATCCACTTAATTTAGATGGAATTAAAATTACAAACGCTGATTCAGATTCCGATGATTCATTGGGTACAATAGAACTAGATACAGTTACTAAACCAGTAACTGTTAAAACACAGGAAAAACCTAAAAAAGATATTAAATCAGATTTTAGATCGAAAGATTATCAAAATTTCTTAAATACTTCTAAAACTAAAAAACAACCTTCTGAAACAGAAAGTTCTTCTGGGAGCGAAACTGACAGCTATTCTGAAAGCTATTCTGATAGTGAATCATCAGATGGCTCAGAATCATCTAAAAGTGTTAATTCTGATAAAGGTGTAAATAAAAAACAACAAAAACGAGAACTACTCTTAAAACTTGTTTCTCTTGAAAAACGAGGTGTAGAATTGACAAAAAAATTCTCTTTGAGTTCAAAGTTGTCTGATTTAAAATTTGAGTATGACCTACATAAAAATAAAGCAGAGATTGATGTTAGTGTTAAATTTCAGCAAAAGGTTTTAATTGCATTAGTTACTGGATTAGAAATTGCAAATAAAACCTTTGATCCAATCGGTGCAAAATTAGATGGATGGTCCGAATCAGTTATGGATAGTTTAGACGATTATGAGACAGTATTTATTAAACTACATGAAAAATACAAGAATCGCGCAGATTTACCACCTGAACTACAGCTTCTTGTAACTTTAGTCGGAAGTGCATTTATGTTTCACATGACAAAAACATTCTTTAACTCAATGGTAACTGAAAAATCATCCGATCAAAATTCTGAAATATTACAGAAAATTATGTCTTCTATGTCAAATTCCGAAAAAGTAAATAAAACAACAGATGCTAACATATCAGGACCATCACTTAATTATTCAAATATGTTAAAAGATGACGAAACAATGTCAAGTGGGTCGATAGAAACGTCTAAAGAAGTTACAGTAAACGGAAGAGGAAAACGAGCTATAAATTTATAAATAAATTTATTAAAAATATTCTTTAGATATAATAAATGTTATATTATAATAGAGTTAGAGGAGAAAATAGACCTTATTCAGAAAATAGACCTTACGTAGAAAATAGACCTTATTCAGAAAATAGACCTTACGTAGAAAATAGACCTTATTCAGAAAATAGACCTTACGTAGAAAATAGACCTTATTCAGAAAATAGACCTTATGAAGAAAACGATGAGATAAAATCTTTAAGACAAACAATTAATGATTTAATAAAAAATAGAAAATCTAATCGCGTAGAATATAATATTGTATCAGAACTTGCTCCTATTTTTTATCCTAGTGAAACTAATCAATTATTACAAAGAATTTTAATTGTTTTATATATAATATTGATCTTATTAATTATTAAATAATTAATTAATCAATAAATATAACTTTATTCAAAATATTTAAAGTATATCTATCATTAATATATGAAGATTTTCTAAATTCTTCTATAGACATAGTTCCGCCATATACTTTTAATTTTAAAAAACTAGGAGATGGATAAATTTTAAATTCTGGACCAAAAAGAGTTTTATAAAATTGTTCTAATAAATACATTTTATTTTCAAAAATTTTGTTTGAAATACAATAAGATTTTGCACAGTTAGGAGAACAAAAATTACCAAATAATTTATATCTATCAAGTTCAGCACAATAATTTAAGGGAATATAGTAAGGTAAATTATTAAAACAGTGATGACAATAATAACAACGTGTATCTGTGGGTGTAATATCTTTTTTATACCCATCTTTAAATAAATGTATCTGTTTTTTAACTGGAACATTTTCTGTCATATCTTCTTCGTCACTAGATAAAAATATTTTACATTCTGAATTTCTTTTTTCTTCATTAAAGAAATTTAAAATGTCTATTTTTTTACTTTCTTTTTCTTTAACTTTAATAGTTAAATTTCCAAAGTTTAAATTATCAAAAGATTCGTCTACTATTGGATTTTTTTCACTTTCAGAAAATGTAACAACTTCACAAAGATTAACAGAATAATTTTTATCTGAACCTGTATGCCATTTTTTTTTACGACCTCTCTTTAATTTTACTTTCTCGACTGTTTCAATTTTTTCATTTAAATTACTCATTTATAAAATAATTTAAAGAATCTTTATATTTCTATCAAATGTGGATTTTAAGTGGATTTTCATTTCTATTTATGGTTGGAAAAATATTTAATGGTATCAAAGGATTTTTTAATAGGAAATTAAATCAAGAAACTAAGAAAGTTGAAGAACATGATGAATATAATTTAATCTGTTATAAAATTAAATTAGAAGATAATTCTGAACTAATCAAATACGATCTTACGAAAGATGAGTTAGAACAAATAGAAGACGAAGATAATAAAATTTCATATATAACAATAGAGTATACATTTAATGGCGAAACAATGAAATATATTACACGTAATAAAGATATAACATTTCCTATATATCAATTTAAAGTGGAGCCTCCTAAGTTTTTATATTACCCGGAAACTATAATTTTTAATGATTACGATGTTACTGAATATGTATCTCCTTTCCTTGGTCCTTTGTGTAACTTTTATAGAGATAGAGACGAACCAATTAAACTAAAAGACACATTGATTGAACATCCAGAGTACGATAAAATGAATTTTGAAGAAGGTAAGTTAATAATGATATCAAATATAACACCTCTTAATGGTAAGAAGGTTAAAATTTTAAATCTTCCGTGTGAATTAGTATGGAAACGTCACGCTGCAGTAGATCCTAGGGACGATGATAAACTTTTTGAGATAAACTAAAACTATTTAAAAGAAAAATATATTCTATATTAAATGTCTGAATATTTATTTAATTTTAGTACAGTGCAAACTAACGCTATTAGAATATTATTTGAATCTCTTAAGAATATTCTATGCGATGTTAATTTTACAGCTGATAAAAATGGTATAAAATTAACAACTATAGACTCAACTAAAGTAGCAATAATTAATTTGTTTTTAAACGCCGAAAAATTTGAAGAATATACATGCGAAGATCGTATAAATATAGGATTAAACTTAGTTTCTATTTTTAAAATACTTAAGGGAAGTAAACACTCTGATATAGTATCTTTTACAATATATAAAAAAGATCCTATTTTTTTGACTATTAAAACATTAAATAGTATTAAAAAAACATCAATAGAAAGTAAAATTAGACTCCTTGATATGGATGAAAAAATTTATAATATACCAGATATAAATTTTAGTTCTTATATAACTATGCCTTCTGGAGATTTTCAAACTTATATCACAGAATTATCAAATGTTTCTGACGTTGTTAATTTTAAATCAAATTCAAAAGAATTATTATTATCGGCCAAGGGAGATTTTGCTGAACAAGTTATTAAAATTAAACAATCAAATGAACGAATAAATGAATTAATAGAAGATGAATTTCAAAACGGAGATTTTAAAATTAAATATATACAATTATTTACTAAATCAACAAATTTATGCGGAACTATAGAAATATATTTAAAATCTGGATTTCCTTTAACAATATTATATTCTGTCGCAAATTTGGGACAAATTAAATATTGTCTCGCCCCAAATTAAAAAAAATAATTAATTTAATTAAATTTAAAAAAAAAAATATTTTCTTAAATTAAAAGAAATGAATAGCGCTCGCGGCGGTAGAATGACAGACGATTTATTTAAAATGGGAGGTCTCGGTACCTATGCCATAGCTTTGGTAGTTGGTATGCTTCTTATGTGGATGTGGGGCTATTTCATGCCTGGCAAGTGGTTCGGTGTAACAACTACGATGAGACAGAGAATTGCAAATAGACTCATGGAAATGAGATCGCGTAGGAATAATAGATATGGTTAGTTAAAATATATAAAAATATACTATAAAAAAATATTTAGTATTATAATAAACAATGGACGTTTTTAGTATAATACCAAATATTTTAGGTTATATTTTAAATATACTTATAACATTACTTGTTCTTTATATGATATATAATTATTTTTTTGGCAAGACCGCTTTACGAGTTGCAATGAAGGATAGAATTCCAAGTAAACATATGGCCATGAGAGCTGTCCGTAAAATGGAATCAACCCGGAATTAATTATTAAAATAAAATATTTTTAATATTTTAAATGGGTATTATTAGTACAATTTTAATAATAATAATAGTTTACCTTATATATAGGGCATGGGATTTCTTTTTTAATGGAGGATGGGAACGTGCATTTGTATCGAACATTGAAGGAACAGCTAAAACTATATTTGGAGGAATCTTCGGCACTCAAAGGGCAATTAATGACGATAGTTAATTAATTATTTATTTTTATTTTTATTTATTTTTTTATTTATTTTTTTATTTAAATTATAAAAAAATATATTTTATTAAGTTAACTATAAATGTCAGGGTACTCTCAACCAGGTTTAAGAAACTTAGGTCCACAAAATTCTAGTTCAGATATGTTTAAAAATCCAATGATATGGGGAGTAGGACTTATAGTTATTGCCTCCATATTAGGAATAATGTGGTACCTTGGATATTTTTCTTCTGAAGAAAGAAGTAACAGATTGCATTATCCTTGGTCAAGTTCTGATAATGTTTTCGACCCTAAAAATTTGAATGGAATCAGGGCCAATGAATTTTCAGCTCTTCGCTCGGAAAATGACGCTATTATAGGAACTGTTGGTCTATGGGCAGGAGGCCGCGGTCGCCCCAAAAGACCATCTTACCCACTTACTAGCATTCCTGAAAACCCAATTTCAGAGTCTAGTACTATAATTCCACCATTACCTATTTCAACTACTGAAACACGTACACAGCCAATGATGCCCGAACTCCCCGGATTAACTAAAAGATATACAAATAGGGATTTTCGCAATGTAGATGATTTAAGGAATCCCGTTATCAATTCAAGTATTGGTCAGCCTCCTATTCCACCATACGGAAGTACTAGATCAAGAAGAACTGTTCCTTATTAATCTTTTATTAAAAATTCGTTAATTAATACTTCGTTTACTTCATTTTCTTCGTTTACTTCATTTTCTTCGTTTACTTTTAAGCCCTGATTTACTATCTTAAATTTTTTATTTTTATAAAATGATTTTCTTATTATATTCCAATTATTGAATATACTAATACAATCATTTATATCTACAACAATTGCTTCATTTTTATTTTTTTTTCTTAATATTCTACCAACTGCTTGCTCTACATTACATTTTGGTGAAGCTAAAATTAGAGTATCAAGATCTGGGTTATCATAACCCTCTGATGCCATTTGATAGGTTGCTAATATTATTCTACATTCATTTGATTTTTTAAGATCTTCTTTTTTCATACCGCCATAATAAATACCTACTGAAAAATCGTTCAATTTTCCCTTAATGTATTCGCAATGAGCTTTTCTATCAGACAATACAAGAATTTTACGATTATCATTATACATTTCTTTAATAATTTTAATTATAAAATCAGTTCTTTTTTGATTTTCAGTTACATTTGTTAAACTTGCAGGTGAATTTATTTTTCCATTTGGGTTATATTTAATTGTATTTTCAGAGTAATCATAAAATTTATAAACGTGAACTTGAGGTTCTATTATTAAAAGTTTAACGTCAACTGCTATTTTACCTAGAAACCATTCTAAAACGTGTTCTAATTTATCTGCGCGCTTAATAGTTGCGGTTAATCCAAGATTGTATTTTGTTCTTATTTTGAAGAATACATTTGAAAATATTTTAGAGCAGTAGTGATGTGTTTCGTCATAAATTGTAAATCCAAAATTACTAAATGAATCGGGGTATTCTTTCATTGATATACTTTGAATCATACCTATACAAATTGCAGGTTCTGTATCAATTTTAGTACCTTGAATTATACCTGGAACTATTCCAGTAAACTTAATTATTTGTTCTTTCCACTGTTCTAAAAGTGTTTCTTTATTAACTATAATAAGTGTTTTAACTCCGAGTAGATGAGCAATAAACAAACTAGCAAAAGTTTTTCCCCATCCTGTGTATAAGCAAGCTATACATGAATCATTTTTAAGTAATTCTGTATGTATAATATTTATAACACTCTTTTGATAATCTCTTGGTTGAGTATTTATTTTTATTTCAGCTAAAGAGTGAATATTCAAGATATTGTCACCTTCCTTTGAATAATATTTTGGAATATACATATATTTTCCATCAAGTTTATACATACAATAATTAACTACAATTGGAGAACCAGGTAAATATGGTTGAACAGTTAGTTTTTTTTTCAATTCATTGTCTATAAGAATACGTTTCATATAATAATTAATAAAACGTATTTTTAAGTTAAAATTAATAATTTAATTATTTCTTTTTAGGCTTGTCTTTCTTGTCTTTTTTAGGCTTGTCTTTTTTAGGCTTGTCTTTCTTGGGCTTGTCTTTCTTCTTTTCTTTTTTGTCTTTTTTAGGCTTTTCCTTTTTCTTATCTTTAGATTTAGACTTGGCTTTCTTTTTTAATTTACTCCATGCTTCTTTTAAAGTAAGACCTTTTTTCCATCTAAGTCTCATAACTTCCGCAAGTGTATCCGGATCCGGTGCCATATTTATAATAAATAATTTATATTATTTTTAAAAATAATCGCACTAATTTAAAGAATTATTTAATTTATATTAAAGATGAAGAATACAGTTTCTCCTAGAACAGTTAGATATATTAATAGATCTTATAAAAAAGACCTAGAATATTATAATAATCTTTTTAATAGAAAAAAATTTGAATCAAATTTACTTAAAGATGAAAATACAAAATGGAAAATTTCATATGATATTATTAAGAGTCTTTACAGTGAACTTTATAATTCACACAATATTATTTCTGAAACTATTGTAAATCTAAGAGAAAATAATGAAAATCTAAGAGAAAATAATGAAAAATTAGAAAATGAAATTAAAAAACTTAAAGATGAAAACGAAAAATTAGAAAACGAAAAATTACTTAAAGAATTAATTAATTATAATTTATAAGAACAATGCACTTAAAAGAAGTATAATAATTATATGGAGGCGTAGCTCAGTTGGTTAGAGCATCGGTCTTATGAGCCGATGGTCGCCGGTTCGAGTCCGGCCGTCTCCATATAATTATTTTTTTTGTAAATTTTAAAACAACTTAAAAATTCTTACTATCAAAGAGTAAGACAATGTCCTGCGACATCTGCTGCGAAAAGTTTAACAAATCTACCTTTTTAAAGGTAGAATGCAAAGGTTGTATTGATGACAAATTTGCATGCAGAACTTGTTGTAAAACTTACATTCTAAATTCACAGACTGATCCACAGTGTCTTTTTTGCAAAACAGTATGGGACCGAGAATTCATGAATAATTTTTTAACTAAAAAATTTGTTCAGACTGAGCTTAAAACACACTCTGAAAATTTATTTTTAGAAAGACAGATGTCTCTTCTACCAGACACTCAAAGACGTGCTTCGCAAATTAAAAAAAGTAGAGAATTAACTGATAAACGTCAAGAAATTTTTATCGAACTTCAAAGATTAAAAGACCAAATTAGATCTCTAACTGATGTAGCTGCAGCTTATACACTAGAAATAAATAGACTTCTAGATGGAACTTCATCTAATATTGATTCTACAGCTGAAAATTTTTCGTTTAAGTGTCCAAATGATAAATGTAAGGGATTTTTAAATTCTAAGCATTTTTGTAACCTTTGTGATACTCCATATTGTAAAGATTGTATGTGTATTAAAAATAAAGATCACACATGTGACGCTTCTATGAAAGAAACTGTTTCCTATATTAAAAAATCTTCAAAACCATGTCCAGGATGTGGAGAAATGATTTCAAAGATTGATGGTTGCGATCAAATGTGGTGTATCAAATGTCATATTCAGTTTTCTTGGAGAACTGGGTCTCAAATTACGGGTTATAATCATAATCCAGAATATTTTAGATGGCTGAGAGAAACTAATCAGATGATAAACAGAAATCCACATGAAATTAGAGATTGTGATCAATTAAATATCAATGAATTTGAACTAATGGTATATCTTAGAAATATTTTTGCAACTAAACAGAGTTACATTGATTACTATATAAATGTTTATAGATTTTATCGTCATATACAGCAGCAAGTTAGAAATTTACCACGTGAAAATGATATATTTGAAAATGAACTATTAAATCTTAGAGTAGGATATCTTTTAGGAGACATTTCTAAAGAAATCTGGAAAGTTACTCTCCAACGTATTGATAAAAAAAATAAACTAACTACATCTAATAATAATTTATGGAGACTTACTGAAACTGTTTTAGTAAGCTTATTAGAAGAACTTAAAAATCTTTTAACATCTACTAGTAATATTTTAAAATATGATGAGCTAAAAACAAGACTTAATAATTTTAAAGAATATGTTAATGAAAACTTTGTTAAAATTTCAAATGTTTTTGGTTCAACTACATGCCCAGGTATAGATGAAGATTGGTTTCAGATTTACAATTACAAAGAATATCTCAGACGTAAACTACCTAACTAGATTTCATACACAATATAGCCATGGCTGCATAATTGTGAAGATCCATAAGTGTATCTTTCAACGTTTCTTCGGAAACGTTAATTTTTATTCCATTTTTTGTTATATTAGTATATCTAGAGAGTTTATCATTAATTCTAATTAGAACACCGATTACACCATGGGTAGCAAATGCATCTCCATAATCTTTATTTTTTTTAATAAAGATTTCCAAACATTCTGATTGTATAAGTTTGAAATTGTCAACGGTCGTCATTATAAATTTATATATATTAATTCTTTATAAATATTGTTAAAAATTAATATATATAAGTAGTTCAATTATAATTTAATTAATACAATGAACTGCAAGTGCGGAGTTCCTGCATTTTTTTATACAACAATTGATAAAGATCGTTTTAAATGTCAAATTTTTAAATGCGGTAGCGTAGTTTCAGAACTAAAGAGTAGAGTAAAATGTGATTTTAAAATAGAAAAAAAGTTAAATTTAGTAATAGAAGAAAAAATAATTCATGAGACAATTGAAGAAGTTAAAAAAGAAACTATTGATTTTGAATCAAATATGAAAAAAGAAATAGAACGTTATATCTATCTTTATGAAATTTCTAAAAATAATTTTGGATTATGTAGAAATAATTATTTGTCTAATATAAATTATTATCTTAAAAAACTAGATTTTCCTCTTTTTTTTATAGAAAAGGAAAGTTTAGAATCACTTAAAATAAGAATTCTTAATAGTTATGTTAAAAAGAACAAAAGGAAAAATGACTACCCTTTAAAACTACTTGAAATTCCAGATAATTTGAGGTACACCCCAATTAAAAAATCTAGACTGATACATAAAACTAAAAATACACAAAAACCTATTGGATTTTTTCCTTCTTATACAGAATTAAATATAATTAAAAAATTCAATAATCTTGAAATATTGTCAGATGCTGAAGAATCTGATACTAAATCTGAAATAGACAATACATTTGATATTGACGACTACGAATCTGATCTAGAAGATGATTCTAAAAATATTTATTGGGGAGACGACGACTGATTATTTACTGGGAAGAACAATGAAATTATTTTTATTTTATTATAATAAATGCTAGATTCTTTATTAAGTGACGATAATAAAAAGTTGATTAAAAATATAATAAATGATCTTGTTTTCCCAGTTAAGATATATTGTATTTTAATATTAACATTATTTATAATAAATACTTATTATATTTTTAAAATTTATGAAAGTAATATAAAAGTAATTTAAAAAAATATTTAATTTTAATTTAAATATGTTAAACGTTACCGACGAAGAAGTTTTAATGTTTAAACACGAGGTATCAGAATTTAACAAGATAGAAACCGAAATAGCTGAAATTAAAAAAAAAATTAAACCTTATCAGGATAAAATAAAGGAACTTACTAAAATTAAACAAGAAAAACAAACTGAAGTTCTTTCATTTATGAAAACTAACGAACTAGACATATGCAATACAGATACAGGGGTTTTAGAACTTAAAAACAAAACTGTTACTAAACAAATTACAAAAGCTGGTATTTATGATAGACTTTATCATTTTTTTGCATATGACACAGATAAAATTTCTAATATGACTACCGAGGAAAAAGCAAGATTCCTTCATAATTATATCTATGTAGAAAATAGAGAAAAATCCGAAACAAGTGTACTAAAATGTAAACTGCAGAACTAATAATCAAATGGTTCTTTTAATAAAAATTCTATTTCATCATTCTTAAAATTTTGATCATATTCTACACTAGATTCGTCTATTTTAGTACTTATTTTCAGATTTTTAATGTAATCAGTAATTTTAAAGTTTAAAATAAAATTATTTTCGTCTACTCTTAGTAAAACTATATCATTTTTAAACTTGTCGTTTGTAAAATAAAATGATGTTATATTTCTATCTTCATTATCATTTTCATTATATAAAATTAAAAAATTATCATACTTCTTATATGATTTATAATTAAAATCTTGTATATTAAATGATTTATTTTTAGTTTTATTTTCAATAATTTCTCCATTTTTTAAAAAAACTAAATAAGTTTTCATTGTACTTATAAGGTATACATATAATTTTAAAATATCTATTAAACGTGAAATTTTAAAATTATATAAAAAGAGATTCTATATAATAATATAGAATTAGTATATGTCTAATTTAGAAGAAAATCGTCCATGGTCGAACGATTTGAAAGAAAAAATTAAAAACGCAGATACAAAAAATATTTTAGACTACTATGAAAAACTGTCTTTAAAATGGTCAATTGTTAAAAATGATAATATAATCAAAGAAGCTTGTAATCGTTTTGAAATTTCAGATCTAAATAATATTGATACAAGTGTTCTTCAAATTGGTTTAGACAAGGCAATCTTTGAAGCAACAGTGGTTTTTTCAAAATTTAAATCAACTGTTCCAGATTTTGAAAAATACAAAGAAAATTGGGATAAAATTTATGAAGTAATATTTTATAGTGAAAGACTTATACGAGATGTTTATCTTTTACATAAGACCACTGATTCTAGACACAATTCACTTTCAAATGAAGATCCGGATATACTCTTTAAATATCAGAGATTTACAGACGATTCTAAAAAAAGTCCTTATCAGTCTTTTTTATTGTATTTCCTAGAGAAGTTACCAGAGGAAGGATTTACAAAATATGGAGGAAATCTTTATAAACCAATTATTGTAAATGGAAATAATACCCATGCATGGAAAAAACAAATTTCTATTAAAGATTATATTTATCAACAAAGCGATCATAAAATTAATTTTAATCAATGGAAAAATGCAACTGCAGGTGGATCAAGTAATATAAATAATGCAGAAAAATATTTCAATGAATTTGTTGGCCCAGAATTACCTTCACTTGTTAAAGATAGGCATCTATTTGCTTTTAAGAATGGAAATTATATTACAAAATACAATGTAGCACCACCTGGATACACTCCGGTTTATAAAGATGTTTTTGTTCCATATGGAACTTCTCATCCATATATTACTAATTATAAAGTAGCGTGTAAATACCATGAAAAAGATTTTAATAATTTTGATGAATACGAAAACGACTGGTTTAGAATAATTGATCATTGCCCTACCTTTAAAAGTGTTTTGGATTATCAGGAATTCCCTGAAGAAATTCAAAAATGGTTATGCATATTCATGGGTAGAATGTGTTTTGAAATAGGTGAAATGGACAATTGGCAAGTACTTCTTTATTTATTAGGCCAAGCTGGTGCTGGAAAAAGTACTATTCTTATGAAAATTTTACAAAAGTTTTATGATGAAGAAGACGTAGGAATTATCTCTAACAATATAGATGCTAAATTTGGTATTAAGCCACATGTCAATAAATTTATGATCATTGCACCTGAGATAGCTGAAAATTTTAAAATGGAACAAACCGATTGGCAACTTCTTGTAGAAGGAGGAAGAAATACATACTGTGAAAAATATAAAAATGATGAAACTATTGACTGGAAAGTTCCTATGACAATGGGAGGGAATAAAATAATGAGATACAAAAATAATTCAGAGAGTGTTTCAAGAAGAACGGCTGTAATTAATTTTTGGAAAAAAGTTATTAATACAGACACTGAAATAGAAAGAAAGTTAAGTTTTGAAATACCATTTATATTAAAACTATGTATTCGTGGATATTACAATGCATTAGAAACCCATGGTAAAATGGGAATATGGAATATTCTTCCAAGATATTTCCATGAGAACAAAGAAGATTTAGAACAAACTACAAACTCGTTGCAGAATTTTCTTAAGTCTGAAAAGGTAGTGTTCGATAAAAAATTGTATATTCCTCTAAAATTGTTTTCTCAACTATTTAACGAACATTGCAAAGAAAACAATCTACCTAAAGAACAATTTACCAAAGATTATTATATGTCTACATTTAATAACAATAATATCAGAATTGTAAAAGAAGGTTCAAGAGAATATCCTCAAAAATCTGGTAAAATATTAAAAAGGACATCTTTTATCATAGGACTAGATATTCAAAGTGATGAAAATTATTTAGAAGACCCTGAATAAATTACGTTCAAATATATTTTAAAATTTGTTACCTTAATAATAAATGCTTGATAGTTTGATATCTGATAATATTTTAATTATTATCATTTTAATAAGTTTATGTTTAATTGTATCTTATATTTTTTATATGTTACATATGTCAATTTCTAATTTGTTTTCTAAAGTAGAATCAATGGAAAGTAAAATGCGTCATTTAGAAAGAAAAAATATCGTAGAAACTGCAGAAAAAGAAATGCCTAAACAAGAAAAAATTCCAGAAAAAATTCCAGAGGAAGAAGAAACAGATCTAGATGATATTACTGAAGAAAATGTTATAGAAGATATTACTGATCAACTTGATAAAAAAAAGAAAACAAAGTAGTCTAAATACAAAAGTAGTCTAAATTAGTCTAAATACAAAATATTATTATAGTTTTCTAAAATATTTAAAATTTCATCGCTTATAAATTTATAAACTCTAATGTCTGTTCCGCCTGTTATCATAATACTCCCAGATCTAAAAATTGCACAGGTTGTCAAGGATCCATCATAAGGACTTATGATTTTAACATTTATAGCAGGATATTTATTTGGATCAAAGGAATATCGTTTAACAAATTGTAATTTGTTTTCATCAAATATTTTACACAAATTGCATTGTTTAATATTTCTATCAATTTTAAAATCTGAGTTTATCATACAAATTTTAAGGTCTGAAATAAAAGAAGAACTTTCAAATGCTAAAAGTGATGTCAATCTTTTAAATATTTTTCTCACTGCATATGCCAATGATTTAACATTTAAAACCCCTGCCATTCCAATTTTACCATTTGCGAAAATTCTAATAGCAATTCTTTTTTTTGTTTGATACTTTATTGTTATATAAGTACTTAAACAATTATAAAAGTTTTTAACATTTAATTCTTTACAATAACAGTCTTTGTATTTTTTTACATCAATTTTACTATTAAAATTACAGCATGCGGTTATAGTAGAAAGAGTCCATGGTTTAATTATATTAAACTTTTCATAATTTTTACAATTGTTAAAATCATCGTGAACTTTAATAAAATTCAGAAAATTTTCTGAACAAATGCAGTCCTTGTACTTGGCTTTTGGATCACATATATTACAATGTGTCATCATATTACCGTTCTTTATATTACCGTTCTTTATATTATTGTTTTATGCAATTTTTCTTCTATATAATATAAATATTCTAATAATATAGTATCTTTAAAACTTACTTTGCACGCTTTTAAAATTATTGATATATCATCGTAATCGTAATTAATCAGAAGATAGTTAATATAATATATAAATCTAGGTAATAAGATATTTTTAATTTCATCTTTATTTACTATATCAAGTTCTCTTATAATATCATATATACAGTAAGTTATAATATTTAATTCTGCATTTTTAATCATATTTGATGTTATAAGGATATTGTTAGTATTTTTTCCATAATAATATTTAATTAACTCATTAATTTCAAATATTTTTTTATCTAATATCGGATGTCTTGTACATGGTTCTACAAAATTATCACTTTTAATAAAATAATTTACTATAGTTTCAAAATCATAATAAAAAAATTTTTTATTTACTTTGAATGAAATAAAAGGATAATTTAACTTTTTAAAAGAAATAGGACATTCGTTACTTATCATTAATTTTAATCTAAAATATCTCTGTATAATTTTAGCTGCATTATAATTATTAATTAAATTAATAAGATCTGTTTTTTTTATACAACTTATATACTTTATTTTATATATTTTTGCTATATTTTTAAAAAATTTAATATTAAATTTGTCGGTATATTTTAATAACATAATTAATTAAACAAAAAATAAATTTTTACGAATTTAAACAATTTAAAAATTTATTATATTATTTATAAATGTCTGAATTTAAAATTTCAAAAAAACAAATCCATACGGACACTAGAATGTCTATAATAGCAAAACACGACAAAACGATTTATGATATAGAAAATGAAAAGAAGAACTTACAAAAATATAAAAAAGAACTCTTATTACTTAAAAAAACTGAAGGTAATAAAGAAAAAGTTTTATCATTAACTGAAAAAATTAAAAAGATAGAAAACGAAGAAGATTTAACAGATTATCTTTTTAAAGCTATAGATTTTATTAAAGATATAGAAAATATAGAGTTACAACATTCTGTTAATGAAAATTTTGATGGAGACATAGCAAAATATATTACATTAGATTCTAAAAATGATAAAGAATTACTTTATAAAAAATACATGATGACTTGTTTTCCATCAGAATCAAAAGAAGTTTATATTTCTTCAAATGATTGTTTTATATGTAAAGATTGTGGTCATAGATTAACACGTGATCCGGGAGTAGGATTAAATTTATGTTTTAATTGTTCTTATACAGAAATTTGTAACGTATCAAATACTAATGAATGGAATCACTCTGAAACACATGAGTTTATTAAACCTTATTGTTATAAGAGAACAAATCATTTTAAAGAATGGATAGCTCAAACCCAAGGAGTAGAAACTTCAAATATACCTGATGAGATTACAAATTTAATTTTAGGTGAAATCAAAAAAGAACGAATAAACGATAAAAAAGATATAACTTATCACAAGGTTAAAGAATTTTTAAAAAAATTAAAGTTAAATAAATATTATGAACATATTCCAAATATAATTATTAAAATTACAGGTAATAAGAGATTATCAATTGATACAGAATTACAAAAAAAATTAGAAAGTATGTTTAATGAAATACAAGAACCATTTGAAAGACATTGTCCCAAAACTAGAAAAAATTTTTTAAGTTACTCGTACACGTTACATAAATTTTTTCAATTACTAGATAAAAATGAGTATTTAATATACTTCCCTCTTCTAAAAAGTAGAGAAAAATTATTTGAACAAGAGGAAATATGGAAAAATATATGTAAAGACTTAAATTGGAAATTTATAAGTTCTATATAATCTTATTGTATTATTTAATCTTATTATATTATAAATGAAATTAGATGATAATATTTATAAAACGATTACAATTACATTTATAATTACTGCGTTATGGGACGTAGTATTGCGTATAATGAGTGAGAATTATGATAGTCTACCTACAACTATTCAAAATGCATTTCCGTTTATTGGTTATTTAAAACCCTATTTTGAAAAACTGGATCTACTATCTGCGGCTTTAGTAGCTGGTTTTGTAGGAGCGTGTACTCAATTGATAATAATAAAACTGGGTCAGGAATTTAATTTTTTATCTAATTTATATTATTTGTTAGCTATTACCTTTGTCATAAGTGCTCTTTTTGGATTTGTAATGAAATTTAGTAAACTATTTCCAACTTTAGATGAAACATATTATAAAGATTTGGGAACAATAAGAGGAATGTATCACGACGGGGTATCTGGTTTAATAGTACAAGGAACTTTTGTATTATTAATATTTTTAAAAATAATAAAATAATTCTTATTGTGTAAATGGAAAACCTGGAACGCAAAATAGATAAAATAATATCAATTTTAGAAAAAGACATTTCTAAAAACACGCAGAAAATGGGAGAACATATAGATTTCGTTGAAAATGTATACGAAAATGTTAAACACCCACTTAGTTTTGTATGCAATTTAATTAAACAGCGTTACAATTATTTAGATAGTTATCATCTCCTTAGTTTAATGTAAATGGAACTAAATTTGGAATATTATAATTTGCCCTCTTGGTAATACATTACTTAAATAATAGAATAAATAAAGGAATAATATAATAGATCATTCTTTTATTTAGTTATTTTATTTTAATTATTTATTTAATACATAGCTAGTGTAGCGCTGCCACCCTTGTATAGAGTAGTAGTTTCACCTACACATGTTACGTTAAGAAATCCTCCAGCGGCGTTAACTGGACCCGTGAATTTAACAATTAATCTAATACTATCGAATCTGTTTAGTGGGATCGAAGAACCCGAAAATACTGTACCAGCTAAAGGAAAAACTAGTTCTTTTATATCAAAAATAGAATCATCTGCAAACTGCGATAGTCCAGTATGTTTATTAACTGTAAAATCATTGCCAGAATAAATGCTCATGCTCTGGGGTCCGTGATTTTTTAACAAAATCGCCGGTAGAGTACCCGAGAACGAGGACGAGTTTAATTTAAGTTCCATTTCTTTTACATATACACCTGGAAGATTTCCAGTTATAAGTAAATGTGAAGCGTAAAGAGAAAACGAGTCTAGATCTAATGTTTTCACATCTTCTCCGTTTGTAACGCTCGTGAATACAGACTGGGTCATTTTTGTTTTCCATGGAATTCCAGCTGGAATATTTCTAATCTGTATTCTCTCTTCTTTGGTAAACATTATCTGTTTAGCGAATAATCTAACATTATCTAAAGTAACGTTCATGTTTAGAAAAGCTTGGTCAAACTGAGCTGGTGGAGAATCACCGACATCGGCAAAACCAATAGAAATATTTTTAAATGGAGCAATTGCTAGAACACCGGGTGATAGTGGAGGATTGTATTTATTTAAAAGTTCACCCCTGTTAGGCGAGCGCCCCAAAACTGTAGTAGCATTAGCCAAACTGTTGGCCACATACACCGGTAATTTATTTAAATCCTGTGGAATATTGCCAAGTGTAGTATAATCAAGGGTATTTACTGGTGGAGTTGCTGTTGTTCCACAACATATAATTTGATCTGTTGGAAGTCTATCAATTCCAACACCACCCGAGATGAATGTTACTTTAATTTTAATCTGCTGCTGAGGGGCAGCGGCTTGGATATATCCATTCTCGGATATATCAGCGAATTTACGCATCTGACCGGCCAAAGTGGCAGTTAAACCAGGTATCCAAACAACCGATGTTACATTTGTTTTTGGAACAGTTGTGCTTCCAAAACCGGCTGTATATGCCGATTTATCGACAGTTACAGCTGGTGCCGCACTTCCAAGTGCCGAGTACATTTGTCTAGAAATAGATTTTGACATTTTATCAGAGTTACCTGGAATGCAAAAAGAATTTGTAAGTACCTTTATATCGTGACCCGACAATGTATGCCAAATCTGTGTTCCTATCATAAAATCAATGCGGTCAATAATTGAAAACTGATAATTATTCTGTAGTTCAAAATCAAATACTCGTCTACTAGCAAGACCGTCGTCCTGACCAGCAGTCTGTACTTTAAAAGACGCGGTAACACCAAAATCAAAGTGTAGATATAAGTCTGATAGAAGGTCTATATCATTGTTTACATTAAAAATTTTAGATCCACCGAAACTGGGTGCACCACCGAATGCACCCGAGCTAACAACTTCTACCAAACTAGATCCGTGTAATAATTGCTTAGTCGTGTCATGTCTATTCCAAAACACAGATATAGTATTATCGGGGGAAGATAGTGTATTTGTTACAGCAAGACCCTGTGTTCCAGTTCCATTATAAGCGGAATGTACTGCGACTGCACCAGACATATTTTATTTAATAATATAAAAGAAAATAATTTTAAATTAAATACGTATTTAAAATTATTTTTTAAAATTGAATTGAACAATTTAATACATAGAAATAGATGCTGTCTGGTTTTTATATAGCGCAGTTGTGCAGCCGACACATGTTACATTGATTTCGTGGGGAGCATTCGTCAGGGCTTGATTACCGTTCAACTGGTTGGTTTTCAACCGATCATCTAGTCCAGTTGGTAATTTAATTACTAATCTTATATTATCGAATCTATTTAATGGAACAGAGGAACCGGAGTATGCAGTCGATGCGAGGGGAAAAATTAAATACGTTTTGTCGTCATATCCTATTAAATCATTTGTTACATTTGAATATAATCCGAGTGAATGGCTCTGAACTGTAAGCAATTCCTTTGGAAGAGCTCCAGAATATGAAGAAGTATTGAGTATTAATTCAACGGTATCGATTTTGTTATATGGAATAGATGTAGTTATAACTAAATGAGACGCATATAACGAGAATTGATCAAGTGTCATTATAACTTCTCTTAAACTTGTAGATGGTAGTACAGACTGCATTACGTTTTGAGTAAGTTTAATTCTTTTCGCTAGCGACGAATTTAGTATTTGCTGGCGTTCAACATCGCTCATTACAATATTCTTGGTATACATATTAATGCTTACATTTTCTATTGCTGGATCAATAACCGATGCACTCGAAACATAAACATCAATTCTTACACCCTGAGTAGGAGCAGCCGCCATTAGATAACCATCTTCTGTAATATTAGAGAAAGTTTCTAAGGGAGTGTGAAAATTTTTTGTTAGTAAATGCAATGGGATAATTGCACCCATCGTAGTTCCGTTTTCGTTAAATGTTCTAATTGTTCTAAAACGAACTGTTTCTGGTGTAGCACCTTTTACATATCCAGACATCTGTAGAGCTGACATGTAAAAACAGCTTTCTGGAGTTTCGGTGTGATTTAAAGCAATGATATCTTTATTTTCAAGTGTCTGCCAAGTTTGCGAACCTACTTTGAATTCTATGCGCGAAATAACATTTAAAATATCGAATGTTTCGTCTAGAGCGACTCCAGTTGGAGGAGTACCAACTTTAAAATTAGCTTTAATTTCTAAAAATATGTCTCCTATGCAATCTATGTCAGTATTTAAATCAAAATTATAAACAGCTCTTCCAGAACCACCAGAAAGACCCTGAGGAGGTACATCGACGAGACCAGCACCATAAACTAGCTGTTTAGTCATATCATTTTTATTCCAAAACACAGATACAACATCGGAGTCAGCCGATGACATTGTATTTGTTACAGCAAGACCCTGTGTTCCAGTTCCGTTATAAGCAGCGTGCGCGGCTGTTGCACCAGACATATTTTATTTAATAATATAAAAGAAAATAATTTTAAATTAAATACGTATTTAAAATTATTTTTTAAATTTGAATTGAACAATTTAATACATCGAAATAGATGCGGTATTGTTTTTATATGTAGTAGTGCTTTCGCCAACACACGTTACCGATACTTTTCTTAGTTTAATCGGTGTTACTGCTTTTTTAGGTATCACGCATCTGAGAGCTAAACGAATACTGTCGAATCGGTTTAGAGGTACGCTTGAACCAGAGAATGCCTGGGAACTTAGAGGGAAAACATAAGTAAATGTTCTAGGATTTACCGAGTTCTGGTGATAAAAAGAGTTGCAATATAGACCTAGTGTATTATGGGATGGGCCGCACAATAGAGAGCCAGGTATTAATCCACTGAAAGAAGTAGAATTTAATTTCAATTCAGCGTTGAACAAGCTAGATCCTGCGCTGTTATCATCTGTCTGAGGATCTTCAGCGCCGCCTCCCAATGTTGCTGGTAACTGTGACTCATCAAATATTTGTATAATTAAATGAGACGCGTACAAAGAAAAGGTATCACAGTCTAGATCTATGATGCTGGTAGTAACATCATCAGTCGTTGATCCAGTTATGTCAACAATTTTTGTAACGTTTTGTGTTAATTTAATTCTCTGAGACAAACCCTCTGGCATCTGTCTTATTCTGTTACGCTCTTCGTTACACATTATATAATGTTTAGCATACAGTCTCATATCGTATTGACCAGTCGATAGAGCTCCTGCGCCCAAATCTAGGAATTTTTCAGCGCTTAACATAGCAAGTGTATTGGTAAATATTTTAATTTTACATGTCGAACCTGAACCAACCGTTAAAAAGGTTTTTTCTGAAATATTTGAATAGTTAGGAATTAAAGGAGATACTTTTCTATTAAACAAGGGTAATCTAAAAGAGAAATAGTGAGTAGTAATACCCGTCTTCGAAACTACATCTCCGTAATTCCGAATAGAACCATTTGGATTATCAAACCCAGTTACTGATCTAGAATATTTATAATAAGCTCCTTCGTCTAATTCAGTCGAGTTTAAAGCTATTATATCAGCTGCTTCAATTGTTTCCCATACAGTTGTACCAGACTGAAATTCTATTTTATTAATGAGATGCTGCAACGCGTTTTCCTTTTTAATAATTAAATCGCCACCGGCAGTCAATTTAACTGTTGCATATATCTCTCCAATAGCATCTGCGTCAGAGTTTAAGGTAAACGTGATGGAACTTCCAGGTACCTGATTAGTAGCGCTCGAAGGAAGTTCTAGAATCGATACACCATGTAACAATTGTTTAGTAGTTTTATCCTGATTCCAAAAAACGGAAACCAAATCATTCGTTTCCGCTGGATCATTGATTTTATTTGTTACAGCAAGACCCTGAGTTCCAGTTCCGTTATAACCTGCGTGAGGGGCCATCGCACCAGACATATTTTATTTAATAATATAAAAGAAAATAATTTTAAATTAAATACGTATTTAAAATTATTTTTTTAATTAATTTTTTTACATATAAGAAAAGGACATCGTGTTACCAGATAAAGTTTGTACAGTTGTTCCGCATGCACAAACATGTAATATAGGATCTCTTTTAGTAAGACCTACGTCACCAAAGGCTTCGGATGTAAAGAAATTTCTATTTAAATTTAATATTAAAGATTTATTTTTAATTCTAGAAAATGGAACACCGGCGGTACTAAATGCACAATCTGCTAACTTCATTATGTAAAAATTTTTATCTGTCATTTTTAATCCAAAATCTTCCTGAGAAGAATTTAGACTCGATGCAGGAATGGCACGGGTTGTAGATTCACCTAATTTAAGTTCAGCATCAGATAACCATCCAGTAAAAACTCCTAATACATCTTTATCCGAGAACGGGGCATGATCTAACAAATTTGTACTAGTTGCTTCTCCCCACGAAGAAGTTATCTTAGTTGGTCCTTCTATAAACAAAGGAATATGAGCAACAGTTCCTAAAAATTGAACAATTGGAATACTTTTTCCAAAAGTATTGTGAGTTAAAGTTTGAGTAATAACACCAGTATCAGCCTCTGTTGGTGTTCTGTTGAATATATTAGTTTGTAAACAAAACATTATATGAGTAACATTTATATCAATATTTTCTAATGATACTTCAACTGGAAATGTACCAGAAGAGCCGCCTCCATAGTCAATATATCTTTTATAAAGTTTATCGGCGTAAACTCTAGACGATGTATTAACTATTCTATTTACTATATTATCTTTAATAAAGTCTTTTTCAGTGTTTGTTATAGAACTGTGAAATATTACAAGTTTTGTATCAAGTTTTGCTTTTAAGTCTACGGTTGCAGTAGAATTAAAATTATGTAATAAAGGTATAAGAGCTATACCAGTGTTGTCATCTACGTCTTTAAATTTATTATAAGTAATTTTAATAGTCAAATTATTAGTATAAATACCTCCCTGTAAAAAACAACGAACATTATCAGGGGATCTTCCGACAAATGGAAGAGATAAAGAAAGATTAATAAAATGACTACCCGTTATACTGCTTGCAATTACACTTGATGTGTCAAAATAATTACTAGTTGTTGCATTTGTGAAAGTATCTTCATTTTTAGTTAAATATCCAAGTTCTGAATAATTTCTCATGTATATATCACCTGGAAATATAGTCTGAACTACAACAGAGCCTTGTTTAATTTCTATTTGTTTAATAGCGTCTAATAAAAGAGTTTTAGAATAATATATAGTTCCTCCAGTGATCGACTGGTTGGGTATTTCAATTTTCCAATCTAATAAAATTTCTTTAATAGCGTCAATAGTATTAGGTATATAGAAAGTATCTATATAACCAGATTCTACTGTACCAGCTGGTAATCTTCTTAGAGTTCCATTTATCGCTGAAATTCCACTTCCGTTTATATAGCTCATTGGTTCAGGTGTTAAAAAATCAGATGTTATTCTTTTAGTTTTATCTGCTTCGATTGATCTAGTCAGGGATTGAGAACTGGATGAACTAAAAGTGTTAATTGCGATATTACTTATTCCCATTTATTTAATACCAAATAAAATAATTTTAAATAAATCTCTCTCGTTTATTTAAAATTATTTTAATATTTTAAAATTATAAATGTCTGAATATCACTGTAATGTTGAAAAAAACATTAGACCAGTCAAAGAAGAAAGAAAAGTTTCATTTAATGAACCAGAAAAGAGAACTGAGCTTAATGAAGTATCCCCGGATAGAGTATCTTCGAATGAGTCATTTTTAGAAAAATTATTTAAAGTTAAAAACCTTAACTTTTTATTGTTAACTGTTTTAATTTATGTTATGCTAAATAATAAAGATTTTATCTCGTTATTTAAAAATATTTTTCCATTTTTATTTAATGCTGCAAACGAAATAAGTATATTAGGAAACGGTTTTATTGGACTATTATTTGGAATAATATTAATTATGTACATTTCTTTTTACATGGAGGACCAGTAAATGAATGTTTTGCTGTTATACGATTTTCTATAGACTCTAATAGACTATTTAGACTAAAATTTTTTTGAATATCTATGTCTTTATTTTTATTAGGTTTTTTCCAATTCAATACAGATAATAGACTTTGGCTTATTGGAACATAGGAACTTTGGTAATCCCTGCAACACCCGTGTTCTCCCATATTCTGAGATAAACATCTTTGACATAACCCAGAGGGTGTAAGTTTAAAATAAATATGATTATTTTTATGAAAATCGCCTTTATTTTGACAAAATTTTGACTTAGTATTGATTATAATCATTGGTTTATCCTTTGATAATAATATATGTCCTATATCTTCAACGCGGTATCCATTTGAGTGAATTTTAAAAAATTTTTTAATTTCGATATTTAATGGATCGTCTTTTGGTATATTTGTAAAAAAAGATGAAATTTTTTCAGTATTGTCAATTTCTTCTATGTGATTTAAATTTATATAAGGTGTTACTGAATTGCAATTAGTTCTAATACTAGTGTCTTTTACTAATTCTAGAATGTCATTAGAATAATATTCAAACAATTCTTTACTATCTTGAGTACCCATGTATACAGATTTTAATATATAAACTCTATTTTCATATTGTTTTCTACCATCTGCTATGTTGCATTTATCCGAACCAATCAAACGAAGTCCATTTTTCTTATAAACGCATTCGTCTACTATCTTTTCCCATGGATCGTTAAAGTATTCAATTTTACCAAAAATAGTGACTAAACTAGTTACAATATTACGCCTAATATCTAATGCAGTTACGTTATCTACAACTATATCAGGCCAATGAAAATGAAACCCTTGTTTATAATATTCTTTATCATTTTTAATAACTTTTAAAAATTTATCAGATGTTGTAGTTATACATTTAAGATCTTTAATTTTATATATTTCATAAATAACATCTTGAATGCATTTAATATAATCAGACTCGTCTATTATTTTTTCAGTTAGAATGTCGAAGTCGATAAAGAATTTAAAAAATTCTGTTTTTTTCTCTACTATGCAATTTTTGAAATTTATATATTTGGCATATAATATTTGAAATGTTTCGTAGTCATTAGTTATATCTAAAATTCCTCCGTCTAATAGTAAATGAGTTATACTATTAGATTCTTTATTAGTAAATTTACCCGTTGAAAGAAACCAGTTTGTCAATGGATTCATATTATTAATATTATATAATTTAAATCTATATATAAAATTATTAATTTACAATGGAGACTATTATTTAAAACCCAAGATTCTTTTTTATCCTTTTATAAACCTTATTATACATTGCATTATATTCTTCAGCATCATCGGGTATGACCATTTTTTCAAGCTTTAGGTTTGTACGGTATCTTATCCATCTTTCTTTTTTTTGATCGTCGGTTGCGTATACCCAGTTAGTAGTATCAAACCCGTCGGGTGGCGGATTTCTCCAGTTAATCGGTTCTCCGAATCTAAAGTTTAGTCACCTAGCTCTTCTTTGGTTGCAGTTCATGCCAAAGCCAAGAAGTCGTTCCGATAGATCATTATTAAAAGGATTGCCACCGCCTGGACCACCAACTGGTAGCGACACGGACTGGTCACCGCCGCCGAACATGCCACGTTGGGGAGCTCTAAGAGGAGGTAACATAGTTCCTATAGGCGCATCCGGAGGATTGTATACATTTCTGCGTGCACGCGCCTCTCTCCATTCATCTTCTCTTCTACCCATCTCTTCGGATCCAGGTTTGATACCCTCTTCAATCAGGCCATCAATAAAAGCGCGATAACCCATCCCTCCTGGGCGCGCCGCTGGCGGGCGGCTTCGCATATCTTGAATGGCAGCGGCATAAGGACTTGCTGCCGCCGATTGTCCTAAATACCCAGAGTCCGCGTCCATTTGCCAGCGCTCCGCCATTGACCCTGGGCGCGGAGGAAGAAATTTTTCGTAGCCAGACTGCCTGCCTCCTTTACCAATTGGCACGGCTGGTAGTGCACGGGCATCTGCTACCGGAGGAGTTCTTACTAAAATACCGGTTGCATCCGTTGCTGCATTTTCTGGATTATCACCCCCTTGAACATCTCCTTTATAAATTTCATACCATAATTGCGGACCCATACTAATTCCTTCTTCATTGTCTTTCATTATTTTATTTGCAAGTTTTGTTGCAGCTGTCTTTTTCATTCCAGAACTCTGGAATGACAATTTCAAATTCTTATATATTTCCAAGACTATTGCGCGCGTAGTGTTTGCTTCTTCGCGCCAATCTTTACCAAGATATTTAAGAGCGGCTGAAAGCTTTCTCTTAAGTGCAGTCTCTGTTAACAATTTTGGACGACCTTTTTTATCTACTTTATCAGAATACTTGAATTCAGTTCCAAACCACCTATTTGCAACCATTTTTATATATTTAAAACCTCCTTTAAATTTTTGACCACGGGTTGGAACATACCGCGGATCCGACATTGTCGCAATCTCGAGCATTCTTTTCCAATCTATATTATTTTTAGTCAATTTTCTCTTAAGTGCATTTACTGTTAATAATTTTGGACGACCACTTTTACCTATTTGACTAGAATATTTGAAATCCGGAGACATATTATCTGCTATCTCTTGTAATATTTTTAATACTTTACTAGCTGCTAGTCTTGCGCCAAATTCCATATCTCCGAATTCTACATCTGTATATTCCTCTGGGTCCTGTTCCATTTCTCCGAATCTCGCACGTCTACCTTTGATATAGGTTCTACCAGAACGAGTACGATAATAATACGAACCATTTTTACCGCGGTAAAGCTTGCGTTTGCGACCTCTTACCGTTATAAAGTTACCCCTTGCAGTCCTGCGACGACGACGGCGACGGCGACGGCGACGCTTACCAAACTCTGTTTCTTCCTCGTCGGAAGGGTATTCTAATTCATCATCTTCCCATTCGCCAAATTCCGTATCATCATAATATTTACCCATTTATAAATAATAAAAGAAAATAATTATTTTTTAATTAGGATTCGAATTTAATTACGACGTTTTTATTATTTGTATAAATACCCTTTACAGCAAATTCTGATAAAACTTCTCTTTTTCCTTTTTTTTTATTTAGATAAGTATTTACCATATCATTATCTATTAATTGTAAATTAGATAAAGCATATATAAAAATTTTATTTTGAATAAACCATTTGAAAAAATTCATTTGTCCAACAGTAGTGATTATTTCAAAATTTTTATTTATTTCACGGTCATCGGGGAACTCAGTCCATTCAAATGAATTTGAATTGATTATAATCCTTTTTTGTCTACAGAATGGATCAAAAAATTTTTTAGAATAAGCCTTTAATTGATTTTTATAATCAAGATAAATGTTAAAATATAATACATTCGAATTATTTTTAGTTAAAGGATAAATTATATTATATTTTTTTGAATAATTTGTCACTAACCAATCTATTAATCTCAAACTTAAAGACGTATTTTGATAAACTATATCTCTGAATATTTCTATTCTACTTCTATAAAAATTAATTAAGGAATCTATCAAAACGGTTTCTTTAATAGATAAAGTCATTAATAATTTTAAATAATTACATTCTTTATATATTATTAAGGTATAAAGAAATGATTAATTTTAATTAAAATGGAAGAAATAGATGAACTAAATAAAAAAAGAATTCTTTTCTTATTAAATAACGTTCTATATTATTCTGGAACAACTTTACCATTACAAAACTGCGTTAGCATAGAAAGAAAAGATTTATATAAAATTAAAAGATATCCATATAAATTTTATATAAAAAATGATGAAATTGAAAAACGCGCTATTTTATTCTTCTTTAAAGATTCAGATAATTCTAGTAGATGTGTCATAATTGAAAAAAATTTAAAAATGTATAATGTTGATATAGTATCAAACTATACTGATTTTGGCGTCTTTGATATTTCTTTTACAGATCTTAATGAAATAACAATTTATGATATTTATATTAATAATGGACAAAATATAACACTTAACGATTATGTCTATAGACATATGCATATATGTTTAACAAAATTTGAATCTAAAACTTATAAAATTAAACCATGTATTTATTATTCAGATATTAAAGAAGTGCCTAATGGGTTTACAATATTTATGATATCGAATAAAAAAGTTATTTTTGGTAATAATTATACATGTTTTAAATGGAAAAATCCAGAGTCAATAAACTTTAGTTTAAAAGTAATAGAAGAAAACGAAGATTTATTGATGTATGCATCTAATTATAAGAAAGATGTACTTTTTGCTAAAGTACATAATTCTGATATAAACGGAAATGAACACATTAAAACAATTAAAAGTTTAACAGGTTATAAAAATGAATGCGTAATTGAAATTAACATATGCGACACTAAAATTCACATAATCAAACTAAGCGAAAATTTTCCTAGTTCTTTAAGATCGATTGAAAAGATTATTCAACTTAAAAATGAAAATATCAAATTAGAAGAACTGCTTTATTAAAAAAGGCCGAAGAAGCTCGAGCGGCGAGTACGGCGGACTCTGCGTCGAGTACCCGCGCGCCTTCTACGACCTTTGATGTAAGTTTTCCCGCGACGGGTACGATAATAGAGCGCACCCTTTTTACCCCGGTAAAGCTTACGCTTGCGACCTTTTACCATTATGTAACGACGGCCTCTGATCATTTTGCGGCCACGGCGGCCGCGACGAGCTTTGCGACCACGGCGACCTACACGACGACGACCAACTCGGCCACGGCGACCACGGGGGCGACCACGGCGGCGACGTCTACCAAAGTCCATTTCTTCTCCATCATCATAGTCATCATAACCCCCATATTCCATATCATCATAATCTGCCATACTCATTTATAATTAGTAAAAGAAAATAATTTATTTTTAATTAAAAATTAAAATTTTTAAAAATTTGAAAATTATATTTTCTTTAAAATTATTTTTTTCCATAAATTTAATTAAATCTATTTTTTCAACTTTTTTAATGGCAAATTTTTCAGGTAGAGTATAATCAAATTCTGTAAAAATTTTTCTTGCAGTGTTATAATCAAAATTTTCTACATTAGAATCTATTTTTTTAATAACCTCTTCAATACTATTATATTTTTTAATAAGATTAAAAGACGTAACTGGACCTATTTGATTTATAGTATCCGTATAGTCACATCCAGATAAAATACAAAAATCTATAAACATATTCATATCCATTCCAATTTTTTCTAAAACAATATCTGTATTTATTTCGATTATTTTAGAAATTGATGTCTTTAAAATTCGTTTACAACCAAATGTTAATGCATCTGTATCATCTGTAATAGTATAATCGACAATACCATTTCTTTGAAGAAATGCGCAAAATTTTTCTGCATCATCTGGTGCTGTGCAATATGGTATTCCAGCTAATGTCAATAATTCTTTAACCTCGTCTATATGATGTTTTTTAATTGTAATAATCTGTGAAGAAACTTTTTCAATTTCTTGTTTAATTTCTTGTTTAATTTCTTGTTTAATTTCAGTTTTGTCTTCTTCTATTTCTGTTATCTTTGATCTTAATTCTTCAAGTCTTACATACAACTTTTCTTTGTTGACATTTCTTTTTTCAATAGTTTTTTTCTTAGCTTCAATTGGCATTCCATCAAATACAAAAACTGGAAGAATTCCATTAGTTAGATAAAATTTAACTCTATTGGCTATTCCAACCAAATGGGAATTTTCATCTTTTGAAGCATACTTAAATTTATATAATAGTATACTACAATCGATAGCTACAACAGAGCCTGAATATTTTTTAATATTTGTTGTCATAATTGATTCTGGTGCATATTTTTTAATCATATTGTTTAGGCCTCTGATACCCATAATATATTAATATGTATTATCTTTTTAAACCTTATTTTTTTAACAATCTATTATTTTAAAAATCTATTATACTAAAAATATTAGAATTAAAATCTTTACACTTCTTTTTATTTCCAGGTTTCTTTTCATTTCCAGTTTCAATGATATTAATTTCTTTAAATAAATCAGACTCGTCGTCTGAATCGTCTTTTGAATCATAATTAGTTAGATCTAAAACTTTTTTTTTATTGGGAAATTTTGGATGTTTTTTGATATCATTTACTCTATAAAATTCTACTTCTTTCCAAAATGTTTCAAGTTTTTTAAGATTTTCTTTTAACCATTCTTCGTTTCTATTAACTCTTACAATATTAATTTCATTAGGTGGTCTATACTCTATAAAATCTGCAACTTCTAAATTGCAGATAAACATATTCAACTGAACTTGAGGAAAATAATACTCTGGAATTTCTCCCATCTTAATTACTCGTCTATATGGACACTTAACTTCTAAAAGAATAGGTTTATTATCATTTTTATCAATTGCTATGCCATCAGGGGATCCGGCTAACCAATAATAATCATTTGTTTTATAAACTTCTTGATGAGATATAAGACCAAAATTATAATTAACTCTATTAGTAAGTTTACAATATTTATCTATGGCTTCTTCTTCATATTTTTGACCATGGAGAGTGGCTACATTTCCTGTAAATGGTTTTAATTCGTGTCCACATTTTTTAAATAATACTTCATGTGCTTTTTGATAAGGATTTATACCTAGCGCAGTTGCAGCATCTGAGCTAGTTAATTTATTTTCACGTTGTTTAAACCATTCCGGAGATCTCTGCTCATATTGAGGTATTTTTAACAATGTTTCAATTATTTCCATATATTTAAAGAATTAATAATATTCTTATATACTTATTCTTTTTATTTAGTTTTTTATTCAATTTTTATTCAATTTATTATTTAATTTTTTTAACTAAAATGTTAACTGAGTTTTTCTTTCTCATTAGTTTTTTATCACACTCGTCTATTTTTTTTGCTTTAGATTCATCATAATTTTTTTCACAGTATTTCCATAGTTCTTTTGTCCCAACTTTAAATTTTCTATCAGGTGTTGCTTTATACCAAAAAACACAGTCTTGTATATTATTACTTCTTGATGTATTATCAAGAACTAGACAGTCGAATCCTTCTGTACAACTATTAAGTACGTCTTGAAATACACTGAATTGAGGGAAAATACCGAAAAAATTTTTATATATTTTTTCTTGATTTTGAATTATATTTTCTCTTAAAACAAAAATGTAATCTATATTAGATCTTAAATCAGGTGGTAAATCCATACAATATTGCATAGTTAATAGAAAAGTAATTCTCCAGTGTCTCCCATTCATAAAAATACCTCTTATATTTGTATCTCTAATCATTTTTTTATCATACATACAATCATCTAATAAAACAAAAACATCTCCATCTGGAGTTTTTGTATCAGAATTTATAACTTTTTTTTGTCTATTTATTACCTGTTGTATTATTTCTGGTTTATATTCAGAATGTATAAGAATATCTGGTATAAATTTTGAATAATAAGCATTGCCATCTTCTGTTGCAGAAATTGCTACCCCTGCTTTTATTCTACGCATATAATAAAGAATATCTGCAACTAAAGTACTTTTTCCAGTTCCTCTTTTACCTATAAAAACACATGTTGGGGGACCAGCGCCTTTTGTTCGTCTTTCTTCTATTTTCTTTGGATTGAATTTTGATAAACTAAGAGACATTATTATAATTTATATATTTTAAATAATAAATTATCCCCAGAAATTAGAAGTGTCTAGAGTATCCGCTGGAAAAGTAATGTATGAATAAATAAGACTAAATAAAATTGCCGAAGAAAATGAAATAACAAAGTTATATTTACTAATTTCTTCTTTTTTATTAAAAGTGGATAAAATTATGTAAATGAATCCAAAAAATAAAAAATAATACATAAGACTTTCTGTTTTGGTATCATACATTTCAAATAAACTCATATTTATAATACTTTAATTTATTTTAATTATAAAAAAACCTCAAAATTAAAGTATTATAAAATTAAAGTATTATATATATTATATATGGGAATAACAATCAATAATCTAGAAACATTGAATAATCTCAAAAACGTAAATTTTGGAGAAAAGGTAGTTTTTATAAAAATTGGAGCAGATTGGTGTATTCCTTGTACGGAGCTAGATAAAATTTTAGTAAACATTCCAAATTCTATAATTTACCATATTTCAGCAGATAATGTTAACTTCGAATCATTTTTTATTGAAAATAAAATTTATTCTTTGCCTCACACGTTTATCATGTATAAAAATAATACAGATCAATTTATTGGAATTCGAACGGAGGAACAAATTAATTCATTGATCGAAAAACTAAAATTTGCAAAAAATTAACTAGTATAAAAACAGCAAATATTTAGTAGTATGAAATATGGCAGAAACTTACAAGAAATATTCTCAAATAGAACATGTTTTAGCCAGACCTGGAATGTACATAGGAGATACAAAATGTACTTCATTAGAAACATGGGTAGTAGATATAGAAAATAATACGGCATTTTTTAAAGAATGCAAATGGAATCCCGGAATCTATAAAATCTTTGATGAAATTCTGGTTAACGCTATTGACGAAGTTCAGCGTAATAAAAATGTTAAAACTATCAAAGTAGAAATTTCCGAACAAGTTATTTCTGTATACAACGATTCTGGAATTCCTATAGAGATTCATCCGGAGTATAATATTTATATTCCAGAATTAATTTTTGCAAATTTATTGACATCAAGTAATTATGATGATTCCGTTAAAAAAACTACAGGTGGACTAAACGGTCTTGGTGCAAAACTTACAGCAATATTTTCTAAAACTTTCACCGTAGAAACTGCAAAAGATGGAAAAAAATACACCCAAACATTTGAAGAAAATTTAAGTAAAATTGGAAAACCAGTTATTACTAAATCTAGTAAAGAGTATACTAAAATAACTTTTGCACCAGACTTTGAAAAGTTTGGAATCAAATCTATTTCCGATGACACTCTTGATATCCTAATAAAACGAGTATTTGATATCTGTGCTATTACACCTAAGACAGTTGATGTATTTTTAAATGGTAGAAAGTTGTCAATTAAAGACTTCTCAGACTATGTTTCTGTTTTTATAGGACCAAAAAAATCGTTTCCAAGAGCTATTCAGGAAACAGAAAGATGGAAAGTTGCAATTGCACCTTCTCAAGGAACATTTCAATGTGTTTCATTTGTGAATGGAATACATACCATAGATGGCGGATCTCATGTAGATCACGTCATAAATCCAATAGTAAAAAGAATAACTGAATTTATTCAAGATAAAAATAAAGGTCTAACTATTAAACCAAATTATGTAAAAGAAAATCTTTTTGTTTTCATAAATTGTTTCATTGAAAATGCAAGCTATTCTTCACAAACAAAAGATAAAAATATAACAAAAATATCAGAGTTTGGATCTAAATTTATAGCATCTGAAGATTTTATATCCCAAATACTAAAAATTGGAATAATAGACAGTATTCTTTCTATTGCAGAAGCAAAAGAGAAAAAAACACTTCAAAAAACAGATGGTAAAAAAACAACTAGAGTTATTGTTCCTAAGTTAGATGATGCAAACAAAGCCGGTACAAAAGATTCAAAATTGTGTACTATAATTTTTACAGAAGGTGATTCTGCAAAAGCTACAGCTATATCAGGTTTATCAGTTGTTGGAAGAGATCATTATGGAGTTTTTCCCCTAAGAGGTAAACTTTTAAATACTAGAACTGCAACTTATTCTCAACTTGCAAATAATGAAGAAATTAATAATATCAAAAAGATCATAGGACTACAAACTGGTAAAAAATACAAAAGTGTTTCAGAACTAAGATATGGTAAAATTCTTATTATGACCGATGCAGATACCGATGGTTTTCATATTAAAAGTCTACTAGTTAATTTTATAGGTCATAGTTGGCCAGAACTATTGAAACTTGATTTCATTTCATCTCTTATAACTCCAGTTATAAAAGTAACTGGTAAAAACAGTGTTATACCTTTTTACAACATTTCTGATTATAATAAATGGAAACAATCAAATAAAACCAATGGCTTTAAAATCAAATATTACAAAGGACTTGGTACAAGCACTACGACTGAAGCTAAAGAGTACTTCAAAGAAATGAAAACATTAAATTATAAAAATACATCCGAAGAAGATGATCATTACTTAAATCTTGGATTTTCTAAGTCCGAATCAGATGCAAGAAAAAAGTGGATTCTAGAAAGAATTAAGAGCTCTGAAATATTAGATTATAACGATAGTCATGTTAATATAAAAACTCTAATTAATAAAGAACTTTCATTGTTTTCTATTGCAGACAATATTCGATCAATTCCTAGTCTTATAGACGGATTAAAACCTTCACAGAGAAAAGTAATATTCTCATGCATTAAGAAAAATTTACACACAGAGATTAAAGTTTCACAATTATCTGGATACGTCTCTGAAGTTTCAAGTTATCATCACGGGGAGGCAAGTCTTCAGGATACAATTATAAATCTTTCACAAACATTTGTAGGATCTAATAATATGAATCTTCTAGATCCGATAGGACAGTTTGGAAGTAGACTATTCGGAGGAAAGGATTCTGCAAGTCCAAGGTATATCTACACAAAGTTGACAGATAATTTTAAAGAATTATTTAATCCAGATGACTTTAATCTTTTAGAATACTTAGATGACGATGGATTTTCTATTGAACCCAAGTTTTACGTTCCTACTTTACCGTTGATTCTAATAAATGGTGCAAAAGGTATCGGAACTGGGTTTTCAACGGATATCCCGTGTTTTAATCCAGAGGACATTAAAGAAAGACTAATTAAATTAGTAAAAGATAAAGATTACGAAATAGAAGAACTTACACCGTGGTACAAAGGTTTTACAGGTAAAATTGTTAAAGTAGAAGATAACAAATGGACAACACACGGAGTATATAGTATTTCTAGTAATACTGTAACAGTAAAAGAACTTCCAATCGGAACTTGGACTGAAGATTACAAATTGTATCTAGATAAACTTGAAATAGAAGGAACGATCTATTCTTATAAAAATAATTCTACAGATACGACTATTCATTTTGAAATAAAATTTCAACTTGATAAATTATACGAATTGCAGTACAGCAAAGAAATTGAGAAAAAATTAAAATTGGTGTCTCATATTTCAGGTAAAAACATGTACGTTTTTAATGAAAACAATGACATTGTTAAGATGTCATCTGCAGAAGAAATACTTTATAATTTTTGGAAAATCAGAAATGAGTACTTTCTAAAAAGACAATCTTACTTAATTAAAAAATTTCTAGAAGATTTAGAATTGGTATCATCTAGAATAAATTTTATAAACGATGTAATTTCTGAAAAAATTAAAATATTTAGACAAACCAGTGAATTTATAAATTCACAGCTTGAGATTAACAATTATAAAAAAATTGAAGAAAGTTATAAATATCTAACTGAAATGAAAATTCATGTTTTCACAGAAGAAAATATTAAACAGTTAACAGATAAACAAACAGATCTTCTTAAAAAACTAGATAAAATTAAAAAATGTACACTTTTGGATTTTTGGTTAGAAAATATTAATTAAAATAAAATATTTGTAATAAATAAATGGCGGCAAATCAAACATCGATGTCTCAAATGGCAGATTATTTTTTAAAAGGAGTATCATATTTTAGAGATCCCATTATTATAATATCCGTTATCTTTTCGTGGATGATATTTTCGGTATTAAATAGACCAGTTGGTGAATTGGATGATAGTTTTTCTGATGCAACCTGGTACATTAGCATAGGAGTTTCCCTTGCACTTAGTGTACTTACAATTTTAGTAATCTTGAGATATTTTAAAATTTAAAGCGTAAATTATTGTATTTTTTTAATAATAGTAAAATTAAATATAATACTTTTAGTGTAATTATGGATCAAATATGGAATGATCTAGACAAATTAATGAATGAAATGAGTATTGATTCAGATAATCATTGTCCGCATACAAAAGTAATATCAGAAAATAGAGAGTCTGTATGCGTAGAATGTGGTTTAGTATTAAATGATCAAATCTATGAAACAAGTGAATGGAATACTTACAAGAATGAACAAGGTGCATTCAAAGATTGTTGTCAGCGAGGGGATAATTATGTTTCTGATAATCCATATGATACTCCAACTATTATACCTGGATTAAATAAAAATAGCCTTATAATGAGAATTCATTATTCGGAAACATTTAGTCATAAACAAAAAACTTTTTGGAAAACATCTGAAAAATTAGAGTCTTATTGTAATACTCTTAATTTAAATCCACGGATTATTCCTACTGCAAAAATAATGTGGCATACATGTATGGAATCTGGAAAACTTACTAGAGCATCGGTTAGGATGGGGTTGATATCAGCTTGCTTATATTATGCATGCATTCATAATAATTGTTCAGTGGATAGGCATGATATTATAAGTAAAACAGATGGCAATCAAAAAGGTTTTCTTAAAGGGGAAAAAATATTTCTTGAAATAATGGAAAAAGTTAACGCTTATTCTCATCTAGGAAAAGAAACTATAAATATTAAAGAAAACGATGCATTTTTTAAGTTTTGTTCAGATCTAGGTTTACCTTTTAATGCACATCAAATTTGTAATGATATCTATACTAAATATCTAGATAAATTAGACTCCGTTTCACCGAAATCTATAACAGCTGGTATTCTATTTTATGTAGTGAAACATAAATTAGAACTTAAACAACCCTCTAAGTCAAAAATATCTCAAGTTGTAAAAGTTTGTATACCCACTATTAATAAAGTCGTTTCTCTAATTTTAGAAAATTTAATATTGTAATACTTTAAATGAAAAGTACGGCGCGATTAAAGAGAAAACTTAAAAAAGTAAGAGCAATGGCTAAAAAACTTAAAGTTAAACTGACTTATAAAAAAAACGGTACTTACAAATATAAATCTCTAAAAAGACTCTTAAATGATATTAAGAAAAAAAAGGGGTGCAAACGTTGTATAAGATGCAAGAGATGTAAAAAATGCAAAAAGTGCGTAAGATGCAAACAATGTAAGAGATGCAATTGCAACAGACGTAATAGATTCGGAATGTTTGACTGGGAAGACGACTGGAAAGAATTGCCAATCCCAGAGAAAAAGAAGACTCCCGAGGGAATGGCGGTAGCGAAGGGCATTTGGAAAACTAACTCACCTGACGAAAAAAAAACAGCTTGGATACAAAGACTGGCAAAAGAAGCTACTAAAAAAAAGTGGACAGGAGATATACCTGCTCGGGGAACAGAATTAGCAAAAAAATATAATAGATTATATCTTAATAACTACGACAGAATAGAAGCTCAGAGTAATGCGAATATTCCTCGAGGACAGGCCCCTATATACGAAAGCGCTAAAATAATTGAAGAACCCGCATTTGGAAAAAAGAATAGATTTGGGTGACCCGCAGCCCGCTCGACTGAAGAAACTAGTTTTGGATGATCAGCGAGTCTCTTCCAAAATTAAAGTGTTTAACCAGATTCTGAATGACGACTCCTAATTAAATCTTTTAGGAAGTTTGAGAAAGAATCTAAAATAAAAAGAATGTATTATTTATTTAAAAATTAATTTCATATTAATATTATAAATGTCATGTTTACAATATCAATATAAAACTCCAGAAGAAACCGAAAAATATAAGATTAACTGTGATAATAAAATATTTCCCTCACTTTATGACATTAACACTTATAACAGTAAAGAATTATACGAGTTTATAGATGAACAATATTCATCCAGCGCCTTTCCTGAAGATTCTCCTTTTGAATTTAAAGAAGACTATATAAAACTTACAAATGAACAGATTTGTAAATTACCAACATCTTTTCTTACTCCGCAACAAAAATTTGCTGGTCAAATTATGGGTCCTGCTTCAAATTTTAAAAATTTATTAATCTATCATGGTTTAGGTTCTGGAAAATCTTGTACATCAATTGTTATCGGAGAAGCACTTAAAAATTCTAAAAATAAAAAACTTATTTTTGTAGTACCCGCTCCTCTTGTAGAACAATATTACGAAGAAATTATAGGAGAAGCACGCGGAGGTGCTTTTTTTTCATGCCCTTCCTTTTGTCTACGTAATGGAAAAAAAACTGTATATGTTAATAGAACTCAGATAGCAAATCTTGAATCTTTAAAAAAAGAAGTCGCCAATTTATTGTTAGAAGTAACTTCGTTAGAAGAACAAATAAAAGAAACTAAAGAACTAGATAAAAAAAGAAGTCTTGAAAGACAATTCAAAGAAAAACAAAATGAGTACAAAACTAGACTCGGAGTTTTAAATGCTTTTAAAAATGATATTAAAGCACCTATTGTTAGAACTTTTGATATAATATCACATCAAATGTTTATAAATTCTCTTCCACTTCCTTATGATGGAGACTCCGCGTTATTTACAGATAATGGATTATTAATTATTGACGAGATACAACGTCTTGTATCAGCAAGCGGAGCATATTATAGAAAATTATATGACGCTGTTAAGTACTATTTTCACCCAGGTTTAAGAATCGCATTATTAACCGCCACTCCTATATATGATAATCCATATGAATTAGCATTGACAATAAATTTGTTAAGACCTAGAATACCCTTTCCTTTAAATGAAAAAGACTTTTATAATATGTTCATAGGCGAATTTGATGAAGAAGGAAACTGTGTTAAAAATGAAACAGGTAAAACATGGGTTTCACAGAATTCATGTATTATGAATAAAGACCTTATTAGTTATATATGCTCTGGATATGTATCTTATTTTAAAGGAGGAAATCCCAATGCGTACCCATATAAAAGAACTATTAAATTAGAACATTCTTTTTCTCCAACACATAAAGAATTTTATATAAATGCTCTTCTTTCCGATGCAAAGAAGTCACAGGCAACTAAAGTAGAAGCTGGATTTGAAAGATTTGAAAATATTCTTTTAGAAATTTCTGATTCAGGCGACGAAGATAAAGTATCTGGAATTTATGTAACTACTCAGCAATATTCTAATATCGCGTTACCACAAACCGGAGATGAAATAAATAAAACTATAGATCAAAAGAAAAGAGCGCTCGAAGTTTTTAAAACTGACTTAAGATCAAAAGGTAAAATAAGTCCATCTTCTATGTTAAAGTATGTAGAAAAGTATTCAAAAAAATTCGCTAAAATTATAGAATTATCTATGCTTTCTGATGGACCTGTTTTCATATTCTCAAATTGGCTGACTTATGGAGTTGAACCATTGGCGGCTATATTAGAAGCATGTGGATATAAACCTTTTACAGAAAATGATTTAAAACCAGGTGTATCTAGATTTTTTATATGGAGCTCAGAAACTACCAAAGATAAAAACGGCGGAGAGTTAGTTAAAAAAGCACGAACTATTTTTAATTCGGCAAATAATTCTGATGGTAAACTACTTAAAATTATTTTAGGAACAAGATCCGTTATGGAAGGCGTTTCATTTAAACAGGTAAAACAAGTACATATAACTGATCCTTGGTGGAACGAATCTAGAATAAGTCAAATTATAGCCCGTGCATCAAGATATTGTAGTCATTCTAGTTTAGAAACAGAAAATCAATATGTAGATATTTTTAGACATTTCTCTGTTTTCCCTGGATTTGGAGATGTAGACCCCGATGCGTCCGAGATTTTAAGAGAAAATCAAATAGAAAGTTGGAAATCATTATCATCTGTAAGTATTGATCAAAAAATGACAATTTCTTCATTAAAGAAATATGCAATAAACGTTGAATTAGAATATTTACTTAAAAATTGTTCTATAGATGTCAATATTAATAAATTTGGAAATATAATAAGACTGGAAGAAAATGTAGTACCTCTTCAAAACGGAGAGTATAATATACATTTTTTTGATCAATCAGAAAATAAAATATATAAAAGAATCGATATACCAGATAGTGTTCCTCTAAGTGACATATTATCCAGGAAGTATTCTTATCCAAAAAAAGATTTTCCTATACAATTCGAAGAAACAGGATTATCAACCGAAGGTTATCTTCCATATCCAGATCCAAAAATATTACAAGAACCTACAATAAATAGTGATTTGAATATGATAGAACAGTTAGTACCGTGGAACACTGATCAAACTTTTGAAGAACTAGATATAGACCCTTCTATTAAAGATTACTTTCTAGAATTAGTAAGAAAGTATGAATTAATTCCTAGAATTCGTAAAAAATATTTTAAAGAAAAGGGTGATACGGTATTAACATTTGACACTTCCGTAGATAGTTCACCTGAACTAATTAGATGTCTTTTTGAAATAGCAGGAAAAAGTGACACACCGGAAAGTTTAAGAAAAAAAATTATATCTAAGTTTAAAATGAATCAAGAAAAAGAAAAAATTAATGCAGACGTTAATAAATTAATATACGATTATAAAGCCTTTGACGAATCAATGTTAGAAGATTTATTAATAGTTGCTGCTAATGATCCTAAAGTAATTTCTTCCTTTATTAAAACATTTGAAACAAAATAAAATATTAAATTAAAATATATTTATTTAGTAAATAATGAGTCAGGCAAAACTTGAATTTTTAGCCGGAAAATCTGTTCCTGCAATTATAGATTGGATGTTAGAAAATATGAAAGAAACTGATATAAGAGGATGTTTAGATGCAGCGGGAATACAAACTAGTGTTGGATCTAGAAGTTCCGGAGCTGGTTCGAGTACAGATCCTTTGCCACCTCCGAGAAGAAGTTCTGGAGCTGGTTCGAGTACAGATCCTTTGCCACCTCCGAGAAGAAGTTCTGGAGCTGGTTCGAGTACAGATCCTTTGCCATTTTCAAGAGCCGCGGCTGCTGGTTCGAGCAGAGATCCTTTACCACTTTTAAGAATCCCTAGTCCTAGATCGAGTAGAGATCCTTTAGGCCCTGATTCGAGTGAAGATATATTGCCATTTTTCCAACCCGGGTCTGCAACTAGACTTATTAGCAGAGAGCCAAGCGAAGAAGAAGCCAGGGGTGATTTTTATCAACCTCCTTCTCTTATGAGAGAACCATCCGAAGAAATGATAGATCCATATTCTGAGGAACTATCACGGTTCACACCCGGTTCGAGAATGCCTCTTTTTAGAGAGTATGATTTTGGAAATAATACTGCAAAATATAACAAATTTATTAAACTTCAATTAGATAAACAAAAAGAAGCTAGACAATTAGGAATTATTAATGGTATTAATTACATACCTCTTTTAATTTTTTATTTAAATAAAGAAGATGGAATAGAGTATTTAAGTTTTATAGTAATTGAACCATTCAATGATTCTTTTAGAACGCGTATAATAAAAATAGAAGCCTCTGAACAAAACTTTGAAACAGAAATAAATACATTATTAAATCAATGGGGATTATATAATCCGTCTATCGACAATATAAGTGATGAAGTTGATTTAAGTTTTTATAATTTTCTTGAAGAAAAAGATTCTTCAGGTTATATTTACAGAAATATACAAATGTTATATAATCCAGAAAATATAAGTAAGATAAAATCATATAATTATTTTGGAGCTCCCGGGGATGAAGAAGATGAGTTTCTTGAAGAAGGAGATATTCCATTCTTTGAAGCAGAAATTCCATATAATTTTATCGAAACAGAATATGAAAATGAAAAATATTTCGACGAAGCAAATTATAATCCCCCGCCAAGTAAACAGTCTTTTTCCTGGCCAGACGGGGAGGGTCCCCCAAGCAAAGGGTCGGAAAATGAAAATCCCCCAAGCAAAGGGTCGGAACCTGAAAATCCCCCAAGCAAAGGGTACGATTTTGGAAAAGATAATCTTAATAAACCAAAAAAGTTTGGAAAGATTAGCGATATGAATCAACAAGAGCTTAGAGAATATGTAATTAATAAATTTGGACAAAATTACTATAACGAATATGAACCTCAAGTATATAGAACTAAAACTGGTTTCGATAATGTTAGATATGTAAAAAGATCTTCTCCATTAAAAGAATCTGGAAATAATATTCCAGATTATGATTATTCTACAGAACATGAGGATGAGAATAATGATATTAAATTTTTTGATTGAGGTTTTTTTATAGTTTTTTTCGGTTTAAAAGATAACTTTTCCATCGATTTAAATAAATTTTTTGCATCGTGTTCCATTGCAAAATTAATAATTTCTTTTTCCTTGATTGTTTTATATTTTATAAATTCTTTTTCAAATTCTGAAAGCAAATTTATAAATTTATCTGTTAAGATTTCATCACTCCATTTTATATTAATTTTTTTAATGTAGATATTAAAAGTCTCATAATCATATATATTATTTGATAATATTTTCTTATAATAAACTGCTTTTTCTAAGATTTCATTAGAAACTTCATTCTTGAACATTTCAATATTGATATTATAAAGTATATCGGAGATAATATCATCAATCATCATTTCGTTTATAGTAAGACCAAAATTGAATTTTGTAGCGCTCATTACACTTAATTTTAATTACTTTTAATTAGATTATTTAAAAATTTGCAAAATAATCTAAAAAAATATATTATCTAATTTAGATTTTATTAAACCTTTTGTAATAATTTTATTATATACTATTGTTGGAAATAAAATAGGGTGCGTAGACAATATACTCTGAACTCCTTTAATTATATTTTCTCTTTCTTGAGGTTCTAGTTCTAAAAAGTTATTATCAAAACTAAAACTTAAATTACTTTTTAAGTTTATAATAGTATATTTTTTTGAAGTTTTAGAACTATATTCTTCTACTAATTGTGTACAAAATGGACAACCATCTCTAGATAATATAATAATATAATCAGAATTTATATCTACAGTTTCGACCTTAGTTTCTTCTGGGGGTACTGTTTTTGCTTCTACTTTTTCTGTTTGTACTGTTTTTGCTTCTAAATTCGAATTGGTATTAGATTCAGTGTTAGATTCTAAACTACAACAATCTTTATTTTCTTTTACCAAAAAAGGAGAAAAAATGTTATCACAGTAGTTTTTTGCCCATATTATAAACAGTATAATTATTACTATAATAAAAATTTTCAACATTATTACAATAATATTATAAATTATAATACAAAATTAAACTAAAAATTGCTAATTTTAAATTATAATAAAAAAATACAAGATGTTTAGATAAAATGGCAGCAACAATTGCAACCGATAAGTCGTGGGACAACTATGCTAAAATTATTAGAAGAGTAAATAACGAATCTTTAAAAATTAATAAAATTAATTTCTTTTATGGAAAAAATATGAAATTTATTAATGAATTATGTATTAAAAATGATTTCAATCTTTTTAGAAGATCTATAAGTGATAAAAATTTTATTGAAGATATCAAGGCCGTTCTAATGTATTCAAAGTTTGTTATTATATTTCATAATTTTGTCGAATATAATACTCTTTCTTCATACATAATTGATATTTGCAACTTAAATAATATTCCATATTTCATTTTTTCAGAACATTGTAATGATTTTTATTACAACGGAGAATACATAACTTCTAAAAAATTTAAAAACTGTGTTAAAGAAATAGATAATAACAAATGGGAAATTAATGTAATCCCTGAATATTTTCCAGATTTTAATAAAGAAAAAGAAAGCAAAGAAAAAAAAGAAAGAGAAAGTATTATTAAATTTTATGAAAATTATGAAAGTATTGAAAATTCTAAAAAATTAAATAGAATAGTTTATATCAACTAAAATATTCTTTTGCGACATAAAGTCCCTTTTTATACAATTCTAATATTTGATGTTCTTCAATTTTATTAAATGATCCATATATTTTTGCAGAGTCTTTAAAAATACAATCAATAGTATTTGTACAATTAGGTTTTTTATTATTAAAAATACTATGTATTACCTTATTGATAAAGGTACGATTTTCACCTTCCGTGGTTATTATAGCATATCCATTTATAACTATATCTTCCTTGGGAGAACCATATATATTTTTGCAACATCCGTCTACGTATTCTTCTTCATTTATTTTTATAGACTTAAATAAAAAAGGAATACACATCGAAGCTTTTACTGCATCTTTAATTTTTATATCTGGATAATCTGTATTATTAAAATTAATATGTTCTCCAGTATTTAACTTAGTTACATATATATTAATATTTACATCAAATTTTTCACTAAATTCTTTAATAGTGATATCATCATCAAGATAATCTAAAGATACATTTAAAAAATTATCCAAGCAATTTTCTTCTAAAATATGATAATTTATTATATTAGAAATGTTATATTTAAAAACCTGATGAAAATTTATATTTGTCATTTTTTTAATCATATCCTTTGGTTTAATACCTGAAATATAAAGAATTCCTATTAAACTTCCTATAGAAGTACCATAAAAATTTTTAATATCTAAGAGTTTTTTTTCATGTAAATATTCTAAAACTCCTATAAACATTACACCGCGGAATCCTCCGCCTCCAATAAAAAGATCATTCATTTAATATTTCAAAATAAATTTTAAAAAGAATTATTTCTACGAAATTCGTTTAAGGATCACCATCGCATGCTGCAACGGCGCTTATTGGAAATCCTTTGTATAATTCTAAGTCGCGTACTAATAAACTTATATAATAGTCCTTGATTTTTCCGCCAGTTTCAATAGGAAGATTTTGAAAATAATTATTCATAGTTTTCCAGGGAGTGTTATGTTCGTATTCTTCTACAACAGAATGAGCTAATTCATGTAATAAAGAACATATTTGTTCCTCTGGTAGTTCAAGTTCTCCATTTGGTTTATAAAATCTAAAAGCAAGTTCTCTTCCTTTATCTACATTCCAAGCCCAAGTGCGTGCATGTTCATCTTTATCTAGCTCTATAAAAGTTGTATTAACTAGACGTTTTAATAAAAAAAGACCTAATAATGGATGAACAGCTCTAACTCTGTTAGCAAAATCAAATGATATATTTTCTAAAAAATGAAGGACCTCTGCCGTTTTGGCAGATGATGCTTTATATATTTTACCGCTACTAGTTCTATAAGAACTTCCGCACGGATTAAATATAAACCACGATGAAATAATTATAAATATAGTTATGATTACATTTCTTAAAATCATTATTTAATTGTATAAAATAATTTAATTTAATAAAATTACTTAAATGCTAAGATTATATAATAATATATGGAAGCATTTGTAAGAAAACAAGTTAGTAAATCTGAAGACAATTTATGCTTCCAAATTTTATCATGGGACGCATTTGACGAAGAAGACGAAGAAAATGAAACTCCGGATAGTAAATATCAGATTTATGCATTTGGTGTAAATCGCAACGGAGAATCTGTCTGCGTTAGATTTGAAGAATATCAACCTTATTTATTTGCACTAATCCCGGATCATTTGCAAGATACATTTGGAGATTTTCAAAAAAAAGAATTGGAGAAATATATCAAAAGTAAACTCTTTAGAAACAGTGAAGACTTAGAAAATGTTTCCATAGTAGAAAGAAAAAAGTACAAGGGATTTACAAATTCTAAAAAATTTAAGTTTGTCAAATTTGTGTGCAGAAATTTATCTACTTTCAATAAAATAAGATACATCTTAAATCCTAAGAATAAAAACACCCTTCCAAAAATAAATTCGATAGACATTCACAACAAACTTAAATTTGATCTTTATGAATCAAACATAGAACCTTACTTGAGATTTACTCATAAAATGGATATCAAAATGGCTGGATGGGTATCAGTTAAAAATATCTCGAAAAACAATGACATCTCAAGATGTCAGCACAGTTATACTTGCAAGTATAACTCTGTTTCTCCTTTAGATATTCAGGAAGTAGCTAATCTTACTTTAGCTTCTTGGGATATAGAAGCTTTCTCATATTCTAGTAGATATGAAAACTGCAATGAGTTTCCAAATCCTGAAAATGTAAATGATATAATTACTCAAATCGGAACAAGTCTTTATAAATTCTCTACCAAGGAAAGTATTAAGCATGTAGTTACTATTAAAAGTCCTATAGATAAATGCTGTGATCCAGTTGAAGGTATTATTATAGAAGAATACAATACCGAAAAAGAATTAATTATAGGTTGGGTTAAATTTATAATGAATACTGATCCAGATATTGTAATTCAATATAACGGATATAATTTCGATTGGAGATATTTACATGAAAGATCTAAAGTACTTGGAATAGAATACATTTTAGAAAATCTTAGTAGAATTGAAAGCAAGCCTGCACATATACATGAAGATCAATTAAATACATCTGCATATGGAGACAATGTTATGAGATATCTAAAAGTTTACGGCGTCACACAATTTGATTTAATGTTTATAATCAAAAAAGAACACAAATTAGAATCTTACAAACTTAATAATGTTGCAGAACATTTTACAGGTGATCAAAAAGATGATCTAAGTCCAGCTGATCTTTTTAATTTTAATACATCGACTAAAGACAAGATTGCATTAGTAGTAAAGTACTGTGCACAGGATACATGGCTTCTTATAGAACTAATATTAAAACTTAGAATCATAACAAATATGATTGGAATGTCTAATATCACAATGGTTCCTATGCAATATATAGAACTAAGAGGTCAACAGATTAGAGTTCATACACAAATTGCATACGAAACTAAAAAAGAAGACTTTCTGATACCAACCGTTGATTACAAATCAAAAGATGAAGATGAAGACGAAGAAAAATTTACAGGTGCTACGGTATTAGATGCTAATCCTGGTGCACACTTTGAACCAGTGGCAGGTTTAGATTTTGCAAGTCTTTATCCTTCTATTATGATCGCGCACAACTTTGACTATTCTACAATAGTAGAAGATCCGAAGTTTGACAATTTGGAAGGTGTAACTTACGAAACAATCAAATGGGAAGAAGGCGAAGTCAAATTTGCTCAAAATTGCAAAGGTATCATGCCAAAAATCTTAGAAAGACTTTGGAAAGAACGTAAATCTATAAGAAAGCAAATGAAAAGTTTATCACCTGACGATAATCTTTATGCAGTTCTAAATGGAGTACAATTAGCTATAAAAGTATCAATGAATAGTATTTATGGTTTTACAGGTGCAAAATATGGAAGATTGCCAAATAAACTAATTGCAGCATCAGTTACAGCGTGTGGTAGAGAAATGATCGCACATTCAAAAAAATGTGCAGAAGAGTGGTACAACTGTGAAGTTGTATACGGAGATACAGATTCTATTTATGTAAAATTTAAAAGCGAGTTCAAAGGACAAGAACATATGAATTATGTTTTTAAAGTAGCGCCAGAGTGTGCAGATCGAATATCAGCAACTTTTAAAAAGCCTATAGAACTAGAGTTCGAAAAAGTTATGTATCCGTTTATTTTATATTCTAAAAAGCGTTATGCAAGTCTATTTTGGACAAATCCTTTAAAATATGACTACATTGACTACAAAGGAATTCAAGTTGTTCGTAGAGATAACTGTCCATTTGTTAGAGAAAATTCAAAGCAAATTTTTGAATACATCTTTCTCAATGAAAAAATTCAGAATTATTCATTTAATAGTGTAGATGAGCTTATAGAAACAAGTAAAGAATTTGCAAGAGACAAAATTAGAAAATTGATCAACGCAGAAGTTCCAATGAAAGAATTGCTACTTTCTAAAAGTTTGAGATCTGGATACGCGTTTGATAAAAAAGCAGTGTGCTCTGAATGCAGTAAAACTTATTACGAGATCAATAATTTAGGTAAAAAAGAAATGGATGTAACTGTTCTAACCAAAAAGTCGTTAGATGAGTTTATTAAATCAGAACATGCCTGCCCAAGTTGTGAAAAGGAAACATTATTCGAGAAATGTCCTGCAAATCTACCACACGTTGCATTAGCAAGGAAAAGAGAATTAAGAGATAAAATGGATAAAGTGGCATCAGGGGATAGAATTCCATATGTATTTGCAAACTATCCAAGTTCAAAACAATTTGAAAAAGTTGAAGATCCTCAATATGTAATTAAAAATAGAATACCAATTGATTACATTTATTATTTTGAACACCAATTCAAATCTGCACTAGAAACTATTTTTTCACCGATGTTACAAGATGTGTCTGAATTGTGGAAAGATTTAATTCCACAAAAACAGAGGAAATTACAAAAAATAAAATAACAAAAAATAAAATAACAAAATAAAAAATAATAAAAATTACAAAAAAATAATCAACTTAAAATTTTATTACTATTAATAATTGTAATAGTATGGCACTAGAACTTAAATTTATCGAATTTAAGGAAAAGTACGATCTTTCAGATGATGCTTTAGAAGAAGTCAAAGGTTTGTTCAACGAAGCATTCATTGCAGTTGCTAATTCTATTTTGACCAATAAAGAACTAAAGGTAGAAACTAAAAAAGAATCAACGGCAGAATCCGTTAAGAAAGAACCAAAGGCTGAATCTAAAAAAGAACCAAAGACTGAAGCTAAAGGTGATTCTATTAAAAAGTGGGCTTCTAAAATTGCAGAAGAATTTGCTTCAGAAAATAATTTAACCTTAGATGATTTTCCAGATGATTGTGGAAAGATTACTAAAAAATCAATAGAACAACTTATTAAATCTAAAAATACTACTACTAAATTTACTAAGACTAAATCAGTGGATACTAAATCCGCTGATACTAAATCGGCTGATACAAAAACTAAATCTACTAAAGAATCTAAATTGATGTGTTCTGGAATTAAAAAAGATGGAACACCTTGTTCTAGAAATGGAACAGATACTCCTGATGGATCTAAGAAAAGTTATTGTTGGAGATGTGCAATCGAATGGAAAAACTATGAAGTTTCGTCAGACTCTTCTGAAGAAGAATCTGAAGAATTTTCAGATAATGTAGTTCCCGATCTTGCAGTTGTTGAATAAAAATTACTATATAGTTTCCCAAAACTGGTCGTGCCCAACCATCGCTGCTGCACCTCTTCCATTGTGACCTAACTTAAGGTGGTGGGCATCCCATAATCGTAATTGAAAGCGATCGCCCCGTCTTAGAATGGTTGGATGGCTAATAAAGATATCAGCAGATACCTTGTCTGCATAATCTTTAGCACGTTGGAAACCTAACATCATGTCTTCATGAAGTTTCTTAAAAAATTCCATTATAGGAAGTTCTGCTGTAAGACCGTCATTTTTTCTAACTAAAATAGACTTAATTCCGTTGGTACCACTAGAGGTAATTGAATTTGCTGTGATTCCTGCAGCTACTGTTCTGTTAATCCAATTTTTTGTCATATCTGCCTGAGTAGTAGTTTTGGTATCTGTAGTTCCCGCCCAAGCAGTTTTTAAATTTGAACCTTGGGAAGTGGTTGTCCATAATTCAGCTGCCCGAGCAGTGTTATATGTAGTGCTTCCCACGGCACCTGCTGCAACAGCAGAGGCAGCATTTTGCGGTTCCCACGCATCCTCGGTGGATTGATTCCAATCTGGATATTTAGTTCTACTTTCTGTCGATTTAAAGACAAAGAGATATATCACTGTGGAAAAAATTGCAACTACCAAAAAAATAAGACCGTATTGAAGTTTCATTTGATAATATGAAATATTTTTATTTAACAATTAATTTTTTCGCTTTGTATTCTTTCGCTTTGTATTCTTTCGCTTTGTATTCTTTTTCTTTGTATTCTTTGTATTCTTTTTCTTTGTATTCTTTTTAGCCTTTTTAATGTCAGAAATTAATCTTCTTTGTGATTTAAATTTATAACGTCCACTCGTGGATTTATACTTTAACGACACTTTTAATTTTTTAGCCTTAGCTTGCAATTTCTTAAAAGCTGAAATTCTTTTTTGAAGTTCTTTTTTAGTTAAACTAACGCGCTTACCTTTAACAATTTTTGTAACTTTAATTCCTACCATCTTAAGTTTATTTTTTAAGTTGGTATCGGATGACTTGCTTTTTGGTTTAGCTCTTGTTTTGCCTCTTGGTTTACTCTTTGGTTTTCCTCTACTCTTTACCTTTCCAAAAAGTCCAGAGTATTCAGGTAGTAATCCTCGAAGCCGCGCAGATTGACGACGTATCTGTGTTTTTTGATCTAATCCGCCGACTCGACTTAAAAATCCGTCAAGTATATCTTCATTATTAACATATTCTTTTAAATAGTTACTGATATAAAGAATAGCTCCATTACGGTCAAACCCCCCTGAAGTTTGTATATTTGTTAAAAAACCTTCAAAATCTGTAAAAACACCAAGCCAAAATGGATTTATAACAGAATCGTCTGATTCTAACATAAATTCTAAAGCATCTATATCTTCTAACCAATCAATTTTATTAGGAGACGCATTAAAACTGTCGAATATTGTGCGCGCATAAGCATTACTGTCATAACTTGAAAATCTTGCAATCTCTGCTTCGGAAAATGAAGCAATAGGATTAGAATAATAATACAAATTAGGGATAAAATTTTGAATTTGCTCAGTAATAACGCGCGCAACGTTTTGCCACTGAGAATTATATTTCCTTCCGCTATATGTTTGAGCCCCTGTTGTAATAGTTGGTATAATAGATTCTGCAATGTCTGCCATTTGTGTATATATAATATTAGTACTTCTTATAGTATTCACGGCATCAATTCCAAATTGTATAATCGTTGTTTGCCAATTTGCTTTAAGTTGATACCCTGTTCCAGAACTCACAAACGGTGTTCCCTCTTTCTGGAGCAAATTATTTAATAAGGTTAATAATGGAATAACAAATACTGGGTTTGCCATTAATATTGCAGCCTTTTTGTATGCCCTAGTAAGAACGCGGCCAAAACTAGTTTCATCGCCTTTTAATTTTTCTATTCTACTAAGAGACATATAAGCTGCATTAGATGAATGAATGCATCCATCAAGCCAAGACTGTAGTTCTATAGAAGATACGGGGGTATTAAAATCAATGGGTTTAATTCTATTTGATTTTATAGCGGCCTCGCAACATCTAGCAAGACCAAACACGAATTTTGCAGCGATTCCTTGGGTGTCGCCTCCAGTTGGAGCATATTTATAGCCATCTTCGATTGCCCATGGGTTTGGCAAACTAGTTCCCCAAATAGCTGTAACAGTAGCGGTTTTTTGTAATGATAGTTGTTTTGAAACGTCTTCTAAATATTTAGCTATAATAAACGAAGATATACGTGCTCTTATCAGTGATAATAACCCAATAGATAAGTTGGTAATTGGTGCAGTGGGGTCGTTAGCGGGTGAATTTAATGCCTGAACAATAAGGGTCATTTTGTTAATTATTCCATCTGTATCTTTCATCCATATATGCTCTATGGGATACGCCTTTGCCTCCAAGTATACATTAGCCTCATGATTAGGACTACCAATACCTGGAATTTCACTTGGGGTAATAAAAGATTTTCTACAACTTTCCCCATTTGGATTACATACTGTTCTTATATTTCGTCTAGTAAGTTCATTTTTATTACTATCATTATATAGAATTTCTTCTGTTTCGTCTGTAAAATTTTTCCAAGTAAGTTCTCTTAATTTACCTTTATCTGTTGTTTTTCTACATTCTTTTTGTGTATCGTCATATTCTTCGGCTTTATAATTTCCTTGGCATCTTAATCGTTTGCTAAAATTAGCTGCTTGAACATAATCAATTCCAAATTTACCAGTTTGTTCATCATAATCTAAAAAGTGACCCTGTGACTTGATTTGATTACAATAACTATGAGACCATTCATATTCAAGATTTTGCCATTTTAAAGCTGTATTAATATTTGCAGCATTTTCTGTAAGTACTTGTTGTACAGTCTTTCCTTCATTTGCAGCTTGTTTCTTCGCCGCGGGTATTGCAAGCTTAGGATTACCGCCATATAACTTAAGAATATAAGCTCCAACTATATAAGGCAGACAATGTTCACATTCTTTATTATGTATGCTCCGCCCACTTAATATTGGATTTGTTTCATCATTATCCACACCAAGTTGTCCTCCAACAGCCGAGTTTATTACCATATCTACGCCTTTAATCTTTACAATTGTTGGAAAGTTGGACGACAATCCGCCCATATATATATTTGTTATATTTTGATCACATAACCAACACTTCGCAGTATTACCCGGCCATACCTTTCCGGCCTTTTTACACTGTTCAGTATCAGTGGTATTTGATAATGACCTATAAATTGTTTTTTTAATAAAACTTGGGTCGGTATTTGCTTTATCAAAAAATTCACAAATAAAAACAAGTGACATTGCTTCTACGGCACCCGGCTGTCCACTTAACGCTATATCTCGTGCACGGGTGCATAACTGTATATAATTTTCGTTCGGAGGTACAGGGCCTATACATTCTGCATATAAAAGCGCGGTAAGTGCATTCTTAACGTCATCTCTTTGTAACCAAGTAATCAAAATGGTATCACTCAAGAGAATTTGGCGCCAAATATCAGAGGTCTTAAGACCTCTAAGTTTTCCAAGATACAGCATTAATCCATCCCATCTAGTCGCATCTTTTGCATCATCCCCGCTAAAAAATCCACTTCCTCCGCATGCATATTGACAAGACTCTAGGTTAGGAATTGCAGGATCATTCCAATTTGTTATTCCATCTGGGGGATTATTTGCTGGACCCCTACCTGGATATCCAGGTGTAAACTTGCCACTAACATTTCTAACTTCTCCAGACCATACCATTTATCTATTGTAAATATTTTAATTAAAAGTAGTACCAATCTAAATAATACCTATACTGCCCCGAGACGTTTAATTCTTCAAAAGTAAAGTATATATTATTTTTTTTCGCCAATTCTTTGACACTACTCTTAAAAGTTGTTAGCTCCGACTTTTGATAGATATAAAAAGGATTTTCTATTATACATTTTGTGTTAAAAGTTTTATTCTGTAAATTAAAAAGAGCAATGTACTTAGGTCCATCTTTTTTTATCTCTGCATCGGGAAAGAAACCTAAATAAAGATCATTATTAGAGGTATAAGTCCTTGTCATACCTTTCATAATAAAGTATTCTAGGTAATAATGATCATCGAATTCTTCAGAATTTGAAATATGTGTCATCCAATTATGTGCCCAACTTTCTGCATTAAGGTGTGTCAAAAGTTTTATTTTTCCACCCGAAGGTGGAATCATTGCTTCATGCTCAAAATCATCAAGGTATATATTTAGTTTTGGTAAACGACTATATTTAATATCGATGTTTTTTGGAATTATGAATGAAAATAACAGAGGTAGTATAAACATATACTACTATAAAATATTAATTATTCAGAATTAAACCGTTCATTGGAATATTCAATGATTTTATCTCTAACTTCTTTCCATTTTTTTGTATCCATATACGTTGTTCCCTGTCTACCACCTTTATAGTCAAAGGTGGACCATTTCTCCCATGGAATATTCACGCTTTTATTTGAAAGTTTCAAGACATTTCTATCTCCTTGTCCTACATTTTTGCTCCAAGATTCTAATCGCGTTTCTGGACCAGTTACTTCTTCTACAAGATGAATAATTACACATTTAGATTCAAATCTAAATACAAATAGATCTCCAACTTTAGTTTTGTTTGACTTAGAATCATCCCAGTAAAGTGATTCACCGATACGCGTATTAAGTGCCGGGTGTGTGTTGCGCAGTTGCTCTTTATAGTCAGAAAATGAACATGGTCCAGTTTTCTTCGGCTTTGAAGAAATTGGCGTAATTACAATTCCGCTTTCGGGGCTGAAAGTAGTCATTCTCAATGGGTCTTATGCACCCCGAAGGATGCAGCCTTATTTTTATTTAACGACGCGAAATTTTAATGTCATCTGAATTTTCATATGCGCTAATCCACGTATCAACACAGTCTACTGCCCAGATTGCGTTTATATATGCGGTAGCTAGAGTATTTGTTGCCTCTGTTTCAAGATCTTCCATAAGCTTAACTTTATTCTTTGCACGTGCAAGAAACATTGCAAGACTTTCTGGATTTCCTAGTTCTAAAAGAATTTTTTCTTGTTTTTCAATACGTTCTTTTAGATTTTTATCAGTAAAAAGAGGTTTCCAAGATTCAGTAACCGGATCGGAGCACATTTTATATGCTGCCATTTTAGATGCATGAGAAAACTGAGGACCCTTGGCGTAAAAGTTTACAGCTGGATGGCTCATCACAATGTTAATCATCTTCTTCATTTAATAAGAATATATAATTTTTATATATTATTATTTTTTACAATTTTTGATTTAAAATAATAATGGATAAAAGGATAATTATGTCAATATTCAATATAAAAAGAGTAAACAGTGAGCTAAGAATTATACAAAATAAAATAAACTCTGAGAAGATGCCTATGTTTTTAAAAGAATACAAATTTGAAATTGTAGAAAATTTTTTAGAAATTACAGGGCCTGATTTTTTTTCTAGATTAGAAATACCTAAAAATTATCCTTTTAGGCCTTATAAAGTAAATTTTTCTAAGATACCACATCTTAGAAATTTAATTAACGTACAAGAAAAAATTAAGAATAATGATAAACATGTATATATTTTTTTCTTTAAATCTTTATATTCAATAGAACCAACATTTCTAAAAACGGATACTTGCTATTGCTGTTCATCGGTTACATGTTCTAATATATGGTGTCCTAGTTTTTCATTTGTTAAAGTTCTATTCGAACAGCTTGAAATTGAATTTATAGAAAGCTATTCATCTGTGAAAAGCTTTAACTATCTTAAAAATATCTATGGAAGACTATTTGAAAAAATTCCTATAGAAGTTATAGACAAAATTGTAAACATGAATCTAGTAAATAACACGGGACTACAAGATTAATTTACTTACGGATTAATATCCTACCAATATACACACAAGTTGAATTATCTGTGATATCTTTGTAGCAGACATACACACGTGATGCATTCTTTGTGGTTTCGTCTACATCGAAGTTTGATAATTTTGACCATTTATTTATTTCAATCTTTGTTTGTGTATAATCTAAAACATTCTTCTTACCAGTAGTTGAACTAAGAATGAATCCACTTGAATTTTTCTTGTATTCTTGCCTTCTTCTAATACCGTATGAGCTGAAGAAATCGTTCAGTAAGTCCAAATTTTCAAACTCGTCCACGTAATAATTGAATTTATTCTCATCTTCGTAATTCTCCGCCTGTTTAATCTCTCTTTTTGTAATAAATTCAAGTGACTCCTCGTCTACTATACGTGCAAGATTAATTGCACAAGCTTCTTTCTTTTCTACTCTTGAAAATGTGGACGAGTTTGAAAATATTTTCACAGGTTTATAATCTGGAAATTGTCCAATATTTCCAAAGACTCTTGCCATAGCCTGATAGGCTTCATCTCCCTTTGAAATCGGAGGAATTATAGCATAGTCAAAAATAAATCCATTGTGAACACCACTTGGGCCACATTGAAAGGTAATACCTCTTTCAACACAATATCTACCAGTGATTGCCAAGGGGAAACTCTTCCAATTGTTTTCATGATATAGTTTTGAAAGTAAAGTATTTAACTCTTCTGGTACTGTATCGTCTTTGATAATAAAATAATCTTTCAAGTTAATGGGACGCTTACCGGGTACTAAGATTTGCTTTCGTACACCATTGATAATAATGACCGCAAATCCCCGTTCGTATAAAAAATTTGCGATATGCTCGTGACTTGCCATATCGCGAGACCCCGGAATAAAAGCTTTGTTTCCTGGAAGAGAAAGTTCTGGATTTGATTCTATCACATATTCTACATATTCAGTTGAAGTTCCTACAAAATCACACTCTGACTTTATACAAGAAGAAAGTCCTCTATAACAAGATGGATAAGTCTCTTGAATAGGAATAACGGAAATCTCTTTATACCTTTTAATAAGTTTATCAATGGTAGCACTCACGAGAGTAACACTATTTATTATAGGGAGATCAATAAGTTTTTGATACTTAGACCACTGATCTACACTTTTATCAGCTTCGTCTATCCATATATTTATTTTCTTATTGAAACCTGGAAAATTGAGACCCTCTATAACGTCTGACAAGTATTTAATTCTTGCGTGATGTGTACAAACAAGCACCATTTCAATTTCTGCTCTTATAATTTTTAGAACTAGAGAATCCGTGTGAATATTACTATCCTTTGTTCCAGACATCCAGCAAAAAACTTTTCCCTTTATACACGCATCGTCTGCTCCATCTTCACTTTCTGTTGCAAGGTCATTATGAACGCGCGTTCCAGTCTGTGCCGTCAAAATTTTATTGTTCGAAGACAACCACATATTGATATCGGCTTCGTCTTCAAAAAAAGAAGACACGTGGTGATTTGCCTTTATCATTTCTTCGACTTTTCTTGTCTTTCCACTCTGAGCAGGTAGAATAAGACATTTGCACTTAATATTTCCCATTTCTCAATTCGTTTTTGGATTCCCGAAGGAACTATCTTTTATTTAATTCATAACACGGAACATTTGAGGATCCCGTGGCTTTTCGCTGAAAAAGAATACAGTTGCCGCGCCAATGACTGCTCCTATAAACATCACTCCCGCTAACAAAACTCTTTTCTTAGTCTTTATTTTTTCCGCTTCTAATTCAATCTCGATGACCTCATAAAAGTCATCGTGGTCCTTGCCAGAGATAGCTTCAAGAATAGCGGAATAAAGAATGCTCTTTGTCATTTTCACTCAGTAGAAGTCACGTGTGGTATACACCTCCGAAGAGATGTACACTTAATAATTATTAAATCTTAAGCTACTAGCATACCATGGATTATTGGATACCCATAAGCTGTAATATGGATTACTTATACTTGGCGGTATTGGACGAGGACGTTTGTTTTTAAAGTGTTCACGTAACCAATCCCAAAATTCCCATAATAGTTGAATCTCAGAACTTATTGAACTTGTGTATAATGTGCGATTGAAAAGTTCTGTTTTAGTACTGTTGTGGTAGAATTTCAGCCGCCCCTGGGCACGAATTTCCTCGAGAAAATCTTTACTTTTTTCTTGATGTGCCATTTTGTCCGCCATTTCGTAAATAATTTCTAGGGTTTCATTGGGGAGTTCATAGAAAAGATTTCTCATTCGTAACTTTGTCATGTATGCTATGCGTTCCCTAAGGAACGCTAAATATTTTATTCTAGGATTATTTAGTATTTTTTGATATCAAAAATCTTACAAAAAATATTATTTATTCCCTTACGTATTCCAGAATACATTGAAGCACATCGGAGTTGTCCCCATTTGAAAAAAATTTCTTCATCTTTTCTACTAGTTTCATGGCACGGTTTCTCCTAACAATACTCTGAATCAGAGTTGCCGCGTTTCTAATCTGAATAATTCTTTGATTCCGATGAGGATAACAGTAACTGATATCCTTCATGCGATAACCTTTACAACCTCGCCAAATTTCTTTGTATTCAATCTCTGATTCAGGAAACTGCCATGGCTCAATTCCCTCTTCTCTATTCTTTCGTTCTCTGTCATTAATAACTCTCTGAGGAGTAACTCGTTTCGTTCCGCAGTAAATCTCCATACAACACAATGGACGCCTTTTTGATTTCACGCGATTGTCATCGAATTCTAATTCCTTAAGAAAATTGGAATCATGAATCATCTGGCGATACTTTTTTGCTTCGATAGTATATGACATTTCACTTTTTTATTTCCAAAATTTCTAGGGTTTAAAAAAAATTGCAAAAAAAAATAATTTTTTAATAGGGATCTTGATTATAAACTCCGCCTCCTTCTTGCCAATAATTTGACCATGACATATCTGGCGGAGAATCTTGAGGAATGGTAATTATTGAACTCGTTTCTGGAACTGGAACAGGTGCTTGAGTTGTAACTGGAACAGGTGCTTGAGTTGTAACTGGAACAGGTGCTTGAGTTGTAACTGGAACAGGTGCTTGAGTTGTAACTGGAACAGGTGCTTGAGTTGTAACTGGAACAGGTGCTTGAGTTGTAACTGGTAAATTAATTGAATCATCTAAAACACTATCAATTGTATCTTGTAGATCTGTTTCAAAATTAGAAACAGCATCTATAATACTATCTACCTTTTTATCTATTTTTTTATCTATTTCTTTTATCTTTTGTTTTAAATCAGAAATAATTAATCCTTTTTCAAATTCTGATATATCCGCTTCCTCTGTTGCTATAATTTTATTATATAAAATAGTTTTTTCATATTCAGCTCTATCTAATTCCTTACTTTCATCATCTATAATATCCTTCATTAACATTGTTTCTTCTTTTGCGATAACTTCAACATCAGAAATATCTTGATTTAATTTATCAATAATTTTTTGTTTTAATTCTGGGTCGTTATTTTTTTCATATAATATCTGCATTTTTTCTAATTCAATATCACGTGCATCAATAATTGTAGCTGTTAAAATATTGTCTATCTCTTTTTTTATAGCAGTAATTAAAAGATTAGGTTCAGGTTCGGGTTTAGGTTTAGGTTTAGGTTCAGGTTCTGTAAGAATAATACCCATTTCTGTTGGGTTTTGATTATATTCTGGAATTTTTTCTGTATTAGTAGAGCTACCCGATTGAGGACCTTGTTGTGGAGAAGACCATTTTAATATTATTTCTTTCCACTCTTCTGTAAAAGTAGAAATTTTATCAGGGATTAGTTTATATAGAGTTTCATTTAATCTTTCATCTAATTCTTTTAAATTTTCATCCAATAAAGCAGCCTCTAGCTCAAGGTTACCACCCTGAGCTTTCAATTCAAATATGTCATTCCGTTCTTCAATTAATTTATTGAGAATAAATTCAGGTAGACGGCGTAGTTTTTCTGAATCGCTTATTATATCTTCTTTTATATTAGAAGGTAAATCTTTTATTTTATCGAGTTCAATACTTATAGATTTTTGAATAGAGTCTATCTCTTTTTCCGTGTCTTCAATAAAATCAGGTATACTTCTCCATAGTTGTTCATCAGAAGTGTAATATGAATACGCTGCAAATGCCGCCCCACTAAGCCCAAAAATTATAGGTAATATAGACATTTATTATTAGTAAATAAAATAATTAAAATTTAAAAACCACATGTGAGGCTACCGCATGTTGCTAAAACGATAGTTGCATTAGGGACCTGGGTACTGCTTCCATTTAAATGTAAATTAATACTTGTAATTTCAGTTGGCGAGTTTTCACCTTGTAAATTATAATTCATGGTTATTTGTTTAGTTGTTTCAGTAGAAATTGTCGTGGTTGATACATTTGGAAGCCAAGAACGTGTAGGATTTGTTTTTAGTTGAACACTTGTAGTTCCCACTGGGAATGTAACTGTAAATGTAATTGTACCACTTGTCACGCACGAACTTGGTGTTCTACGACACGCGGGTCTACTGTCCCATGTATCCACAATAATATTGACCGGGGTATTACCGACTGGAGCGGAATTTAAAGACATACCAGATGAGAAGTGGATTGTAGGGATATTCACATCATCAATATCTGCGAGGTCCGCAGGAGTAAATGATGTTAAGGTTATACTTGGAGACTCCGGTAACTCAACAAGTAAAGGTAACTTTACAGATGGTTCATCGCTATTATTTAAATATAATAAAATACTTGTTTCTTGTAATTTTTCATTAGCTGGAGCTGTAACATTGGTAAGATTATAATTTATAGTTAACATTTTCATTGTTTGAGATCCACGGACTGTAATATTTGATAATTGTGTTAAATATGAACGCGACGGAGAGGCTATTAGTTTGACTTTTTCAGTCCCCGATGGAAACGTTGCTGTTAATTTTAATTGCCCAGTACCGGATGTGATTGTTGGATACTCAAGACAGTTACAATATTTATCTGTTACCAAATCCTCATCAAGCTCGTCAATTTCTGCATGGCAAAAACAATTATTATTTATTTCGACACCGGCGGTGCCCGATTCTAATTCCCAGTATAAAGCCGGTAATACTCTATCAGGTATACCATTAGTTAAATCAACTTTTTCTTCATATACCTGTAACAAATCACCGCTGTTTTCGATATTATCTTGCAAATCATCAGAAAAAAGATAACCTACATCTTCCTCTGTCATAATTCTCTGTTCTGACTTGTTAAACAATAATAAATAACTAAGTATCCCTAAAATAACTCCGATTATTATAACCAACTTCATTTACTATTAATAAAATATAATAAAATAATATTTTAAATACTATGTGTTAAATATCCACTATCTTTAGTTCCAATAGGCGTCTACTACCTTTATTTTAAGGGAAGAGCCCTTGTCGTGCCACCGCATCTGCCGCAGCAAGTTCTTCGGCCGTTTGACCGGGATCGAACACTCCCGAGCCCCACAAGTACGGAGATTGTTGTTGCACCGCCGTCGCCGCTTGTTGTGCTGCTTGTTGCGCCGTCGCCGCCGCACCCGTCATCGACGGCGTTGTCGCTGCCGCCTGTGCCAACGCGTTCGCTGTCGCTTGTTGTGCTGCCGCCGCGTCTGCCGCTGCTTGTTGTGCTGCCGCTGCTTGTTGTGCCGCCGCTGCGTCTGCCGCTGCTTGTTGTGCCGCCGCTGCGTCTGCCGCTGCTTGTTGTGCTGCTACCGCATCTGCCTCTGCTTGTTGTGCCGCTTGTTGTGCTGCCGCTGCGTCTGCCGCTGCTTGTTGTGCCGCTGCTTGTGCCGCCGCATCTGCCGCTTGTTGTGCTGCTTGTTGCGCCGCCGCTGCTGCGTCTGCCGCTGCTTGTTGTGCCGCCTGTTCCGCCATCGCTGCTCGTGCAGCTTGTTCTGCGGCACTCATTTGTGCATTGGCCCTTGTCCCTGCCGCCTCCCAGGCTGCACGTGCCTCTTCCTCAGCGACGAAAGCAGCCTGAGCCTGAGCTTCTAGTGCGGCCATTTGCCCTGCATTTGCACCTGCACGTGCCATTTGCATTATTTGTTCTTGTGCTAACCGTGTAGCTGCTTTTGCCGCTACATACGCAGCTTCCGCCGCCCGCCATGCCGAGTTAGCCGCTGTTGCAGCCATCCATGTCGTCATTGCATTTTGTTGCAATGAATTCCCAGGTGCTGAAATCTCTTGTGTTGCAACTTGTTGTGCTGCTTGTGCGGCATCTGCCGAAATTGACGCAGCTTGTATTGCATCCGCCGAAGCCTGTGTTGCAACATCTACAGACAATGTTACCTGTGCAGCTTCCGCTGATTGAATTGCTTCATCCTCTGCAGTAATAGCGTCAGAGGTTGCTTGAACTGCCTCTGGTGCCGCTCCCGTCACCGCATCGGTCGCAGAAACTGGATCTAATGGAATATCAGGTTTTACATCATTAACTATACCTTGTACATTAGCTCCGCTTTGTTGAACACTACTTAGAACTTCAGAAAGTACATTAACTATTTCATCTTCTATATCTTGAAGATCCTGTTCTAGAGAAGAAATAATAATTTCTGCATCAGGTTTGTCGGGAGTATTAGATATAACTTGTAATTCTTCTACTATTTTATCTCTTTCACTTTCAAGTTCTGTAAGTAAAGTAGTTGCGTTATTTATATTATTAGTTATATTCGATGTTTCTTCATTTATAATAGATTTAATTTCGTTTGCATCTTCTGTCGGAAATTCCTGCATTGCAACATTAGTTATTTCTTGAATAGTATCATTTAAAGTCCGTGATATATCATTTATTAATTCTGTACTAGAAGTATCCACTGGCGAGGTTATTGATCCTAGAACTGGAGGGGAAGATTGGGTTTGAACCTGACCCTGAATTGTCATTTCGGGGCTTGTACCGATCATTCCACTAAAATATAAAGGAAACACTAACGACATTTATTATAATATAAATATTTTAAAATAGAATAAATATTTCGTTAATATTTTAAGGTAATAAGTCTGGGTCCCAGTTTCCATATTGATCATATCCTGTACCATATTCGGACGGAGGTGTATAGGAAAACGTGACGGGCGGTGATGGTGGTCCGGGAGACGACGGCTCTGGTTGTGATGGTAAGCCGACTGCCGGAGAACCGGCTGTAATTCCCAGTTCTTTATTAATTGCCGCATCGATTTCTTGGTCGGCTGTAATTCCCAGTTCTTTATTAATTGCCGCATCGATTTCTTGGTCGGCTGTAATTCCCAGTTCTTTATTAATTGCCGCATCGATTTCTTGGTCGGATATGTCATCGGGTAAAATATCTTTATTTCCAATAGAGTTTATAAAAATAACAGCCGCACCAACAGATCCAATTAATAGTGGTAATAAAAATGCCATTTACTATAATATAATATTTTTTTTATAAGTTAAATTAATTAATTTATAATAAACAGTTATTATAAATTAATGAAAAGAAAGAGAGAAGAGGAAACATTTGATATTACAAAATACAAATTAAATACATTAGACAGTCTAATAGAAATGATAAATGACTATTCCGAAAAAACACTTCCATCTAAAAAACACAGGATAAATTATCCATCAAAAATGAAACTTTTACCAGATATATTAGAACATTTACTAGAATTAAATAATATGATAGGTATGAAAAAATTGAAGTTGCAAATAGTAGATCAAGTTTTATTTTTTATTAATGGTACACAAGATGTTATAATGTTACACACTGTATTAGAAGGTCCACCTGGTACTGGTAAAACATCGGTTGCCGAAATCTTAGCTAAAATTTATTCTAAATTAGGAATATTTAAAAAGGTTAAATTTAATGTAGCAAAACGTTCTGATTTAATTTCAGAATATCTTGGCGGAACAACTGTGAAAACTCTTGAAACTCTAGATAGATGTAAAAACGGAGTACTATTAATAGACGAAGCTTATTCAATAGGTTCTAATGGCTCTGAAGATATCTACGCTAAAGAATGTTTAGATACGTTAAATCAATATCTTTCAGAGAATGTAGATAAAATTGTTTGTATCATAGCTGGATATAAAAAAGAATTGGATTCATGTTTTTTTTCATTAAATCCAGGGTTAAGAAGAAGATTTCCATGGACTTTTACAATTGAAAATTACAATTCAGAAGAATTGACGGAAATTTTTTATAAAATAATAAAAGAAAAAGAATGGGAAACCACTTGTGAAAAAAAAGATGTAATAAATAGTATAAATAAAAATTTACATCTTTTTGATGGAAATGGAGGTGACATCAGCACACTTATAGAAAAATCAATAATAATAAGTATCAGGAATAACTTTGCAAAAGGTAATGGCTATACAATTGAATTAAAAGACTTTTTAGAGGCGTTAGATATATTTGTTACGATTAAATCTGATCGTTTAAATTTATCTTTACCTCCATTTGGTATGTATAATTAAAATTGCTCCGTCACTATACCAAACGATTCCGAAGTAGTTACAATTTGACCACTAGGGCTTGTTACAGTTAGTGTAAAGGTTACAATTAAGTTTATGTATCCATACAGGGGTTCTACTGCAAAGATGTATGGAGTCCCTGTAGTGAGTGTCAATGTTCCTGGGGTAGGCGTAATTATAGCCGGGGTTCCGGGATAACCCGAAGACGGCGACGTAAAGCTCGCTGATAAAATAGCTGTTCCTCCAGTAAAAGTTGGTGTCAAAGTGACGGTCACCGGGTCGCCCCACGTCCACAATACCCGGCCTTCAACAATAGGAGGATTCCAAATACCCGATTGCCCTATCCGGTAGTCTGGAGCTGTGGTTGTCCAACCATTTGGCCCCGGTGCGATAGGTGAAGCCCCCGTAAGAGCTAGACTTGCCGTCGGAAGTGGCTCTGGTACTTCTTCAGGTTCTTCTTCAGGTACTTCTTCAGGTTCTTCCTCAGAGTCTCCACTAAAAGCAATCGCAGTTACCCCCGTTATAAGTGTAACAATTGCTAGTATAATCCAGAATATCATTTACTATTATTCAAGAAATTAATTCAGGAATGCACTTTTACGCTCCCTAAGGAGCGCCATGGTATTTTTAATTTTCTTATTTTTGTTTCTCAATTAATTCCTTCGCCGAGTCAACTTGCCCACCACGTGCCCTAGATAGAAGCAACTAAGAAAAATATACAAGAGCCAGGCCATGACGAAGAAGTCCATAAAAGTAGGAGCAGTCTGCATTGTTTCGCGTTGTCGGGTTGTTCACGCGACCGGTTTGCGCTCCCGAAGGAGCGCCATGGTATTTTTACGAGTGAGGCCACGGAAGGCGCCAGTCATGGGGAATCGCACAATCCTTACACCACTCACCAATCTTATAATAGTGGCACCACTTGGCATCGTCCGCGTGAAACAGTCCGCACTCGTCACAGAATGCGTGAAGCTCCGGAGGCTTCCACTCGCCACCGGGCCGCGTCATAGCCTCGCGCCATTCATGGTAGTAAGGATTGTCCTCGCCCATCTTGCACCACACACGGTGCTCCTCTTCAGCATCCTCGTCACACCGAGGACATTCGTGCGCCCAGTTCTCGTACCAATCCAGAAAGTCCTCTTTTTGCTGGCGCTGTTTTTCAAATTTGGTTCCACACTGGAGGACATCTTTGAGGAACGCCTTGCTCTTGTCTTGGTGAACCAACTTGGCCATCATCGAGCACGACGAGTCGGCGCCGCTCCATTGGCACCCGCAGTACTTGCACTCGCAGCTCA